AAAAGTTGGGCAACACTTGCGGCGGCGTCCACGGCGCCGTCGTGGCACAGAAACCTCGCCCCCTGGGTCTAAAGTACATGAAATAAAGCAACCAAGCTAAAAAGACTACCAATAAGACGACGTAGTAGTGCATGGTATACTACGTCGACAGAATTCATTTGTAACAAACGATCGGTCACTCACTCAACGTTATTTACCTAATGAGTACTCCTCCGCCGGCTTTTTTTTTTTAATCGTCGTATTGATTTTTGTTTTTTCCTTTTTTCGCGAGTTTTTTTTTTACCTCCAGTATAATGAGGAGTACAGTGTTTTAAGCAAGCGCTTATAGTTTTACCATTGCCAATACATATTTGCATACATGATTTATCATCACCAAGTGCGGGAGCCGTTCCTTGAGTAGACATCGCTAAAATCCGATGGTTTGATATACATACACATACACAAATTTCTCTCCATAAAACAAATGTGGAATTTAGGAAAATACGTCAACATTTACGTCTTCATCGCCAGCTTTGCCGTAGGCATGTTTGTCGTTTACACGACCATGAACGATCAGCGCAAAATTTACGTCTATCCCACGCCCGAAAACGTCGACTTGATCCTGTATCGCGACAAGACCAACACGTGCTTTGGATTAAAAGAAAAGGAAATCGAGTGCCCCAAGGACCCCAGCAAGATTAGCAAAGTCGCGGCCCAGGCTTGATTATTTTTTTTTAGTATGGACATAACTTAGAGAATGCATCTAAAACGTCTGCTAAACACTTCCCTCGGTAAATTTTTCATTTCCGTGCTCTTAGGCCTGGGCCTCGCCACCCTGTTCCGCAAGGCCTGCAACGACAAGAATTGTCTGCAATTCAATGGGCCGGTGATTTCCGATATTGACGGGAAAATCTACCAGCACGGCGAAAAGTGCTTCCAGTACACGTCCGCGCCGACGCAGTGCGATGCCAAGAAACAAATCATTGACATGTCCGCGCCGCCACTGGAATCCTCGCCGCTCGCTTCGCTAATTTCTCCGAATAAAGCATAATGGGAAAGGCGTCCAACGTTGCTGGCGCTTTAGGCGTCGGTGCCGGCGTCGGTGCCGGCGTCGGCGTAGGCGCCGGCCTGGGTAACGCCGGCGGCATTTACGTGTGCAATGACAAGAACCAAGACTCGTTTTACTGCCAATTCGTTCAATTCTTCAACATGTTCAAGATGATCCTGTACATTTGCTTCGTTTTAGCATTCATCGGTTACCTCATTTACTTGTTTGGTGGATTCGGTCGCAAGAGCGGTGGCCGAGGAGGAGGCCGACGGTAGACGCCAGGTATTGCACGACGTCCTCCCACCGCGCGTCGGCCGTGTGCACGGCCATGTCCACACATTCGAGCCACTGCGTCGTGACCCGCTCGGGATACTGTCGTAAAACGTAGTTGAAATAGGAATTCAATATGTGACGTTTGTCAACATTGAATGTGCGACTCAACTGGTACATGTGTTGGACAAGGTTGCAACCCGCAGCAGTCCCCCTCAGCTTTTGGTGCAGCTCTTCCAAGACGTCGGCGCTCAAAATGGTGGATCGCCATTCGTCGTCCATGTGAATGTTTTGATGGAGCTGCAAGAAATTGATCATGCTGCGAATGTCGGAGCGAAAGACGGTTTGGATGGCGTCAATGGCCGCGTCACTGATGGACATTTTTTCCTGCTCGGCAATGTTTTTTATAAAGCAGTAAATGTCGGTCTTGGGCAGCTGGTTGAACCGCACACAGATGAATTCGTTTTGCAGCGACGCATCAATCTTGCTAATGTAGTTGCAAATGAGACAGAAACGCACGTCCGTGGTCGACGTCTGCAGCAAATATTTGAGCGCGTGCTGGGCGTTTCGGGTCATGTAGTCGACTTCGTCCAAGATGACGAATTTGACGCCCTTTTCAAATAAATTCATCGTCCGGACAAACGAATGAATCTGATTGCGGATAATGTCAATGCCGCGCTCGTCCGAGGCATTCAGGTGGATCACGTTGCTCTTGTTGGAACGCCCGTAGTGCATCGCCTGGAACTCGTTGATCAGGTTGATGACCGTCGTCGTCTTGCCCGTACCCGGGGGACCGTAAAAGAGGAGATGCGGGAAATATTGCTTATTTAGAATTTGCTGAAACAAGTGGCGGTTCGAGGCGTCCAAGACGATGTGATCGAATTGTGTGGGTCGGTACTTTTCGACCCACGGCTCGGCCTCTTCCGTTGAACACATGATTACCGGATGATCGTGTGTTTAATTCCCTTTTTTTTAGACAAGAAACTTGTTCGAGCCCCAGAACTTGAAGCGATCTGCGTGCGCCGTGCTGTTCATCGCCGACGTGTTGAGCGACTTGCGACAGTACCTTTTCGCCCCCTTTTTGGTCATTCGGCAAGAGGGTGCTTTGCACTGCTTTGCCGTTTTTCCAGCACACGGCGAACTCTTGCGCACTTTGCGGTAAAACCCCGACCGACGTCTTTTCGTAGGACTTCCGATGCGCATATATAATAGAAAAATATTTTATTCGCTAAAGTCCTCCTCTTCCTCCTCCTCCTCGTCCAAGACGGCAGCAGCCGCAGTCTCTTTCTTGACCGTCTTGTCTAAATACCTGTACATGCGCTTCATGTCGAGCTTGGTCACCGACGTGTTTTCAAACAAGACCAAAATGTCGTCGCTGCCGCTGGACGCATCTTCGCCGTACATTAATCGGAGTTCTTGAAACAGCGCCACCAAGTCCTTGCGATCGACGTTCAGATCCTGACTGAGATTGTAAAGAAAGAGACCATTGTTGTATTCCGTCGAGTACTTGGTCAAGACTTTGGTGAATCGCACAGGTCCATTGTACTTGCCCTCTAGCTGGGGAAATGTGGAATGCAGCATCGCATTCGTGTGAAACGTTTTAATCAGGGAACTCATCTCATTAAAGAGCCAAATCTGGTTCTGAAACGTGATGCGATCCATGTAATCGGCAAAACACATGTTGTCCAGGGCCTTGACGTAAAAGGGCAAGCGTCCGGGAAGCTTGGGACAAAGCAAATCGGCCACGTTTTCGTGCCACAGGAGCGCCACAATGGTCCGCTCATTATCGTTCATGATGACATTGTGGTCCTGCAGTACAGCGGGTTTTTTCAAGAGCCGCTCGGTGATTTTTTTGGAATCCTCGCTGAACGTTTTAATTTGAAAAATGTTTTGCAGCGTCGTCGCGGTCAGCAAGTGGGGTTTCCGCAAGGCCAAGTCCTGTATAAAATTGAGCTTGCGCAGGTCGCCTTGGATGTACTCGAGGACACTGGAGCGCAGGGGATGGCTGTCCATCAACGGAACGAATTTGGTCAAGAGCACATTCATTTGTTCCGTCGAGGGCGGTTTGAGCTCAAACGTGTGACACACCTTCATGAGCTCCTTGATTTTTTTGTCCACGTAGTAGTTGCCAATGCAGACCACCGGATTCATTGTGAATTGCTCCAGTTTTTGTCGCTTCGTCTTTTTCTGACGAATAAGTTTAATCAGCGTGTTGATGCCGCCCTTGTCGCCATTGTTCATGCCGTCGATTTCGTCCATGACAAAGGCGATTTTCTTGACCTTGCCGCGCATCATGTCCAGGACGTTGCGGTTCGACACATTGTTGCTCGTCATGGTCTCGATGAGGGACTTGTTGCGCACGTCGCCGGCGTCGTACTTGATGACGTCGTAGCCGCGGTCCTTGAGCAACGAGACGACGAATTCCGTCTTGCCGCAGCCGGGCGAGCCGTAGACGTAGATGCCCTTTTTTTCCAGATTATTGCCGGCCGTGTCAAATCGATGGAGAATGGTTGCAATCTCATTGGCAATGTCTTCCCGACCAAGAATTTCATTCATTTATTACATATTCCATTTTTTTTAAGTCGATTTTCAAACGCGCTTAGGGGTAACTTGTAAACTTTGTCATGCTGTCGCTCATAGGCATGACGTTGGTCATCGTGACGTCTCCTGTCGGAGATCCGTAGTAATTATAAACGCTGGGAATATCATTGGGGGACATGTTGTTGCCGTAGCCCGTAATGTACGCAGGCCCGACGGCGTTGATGGCCGCATAGATTGGCTGGCCATTAGAATCCACTTGGCCCGTGGCATACGTACCCACCCCACCACCTTGGACGGCCGTGTTGGCCAAGTAGGCCAGTTCATTGCCCACACCGGCAATGCCCCGTCCGACTCCCGAAATGACATCCGAGACTTCGCCGCCGACGCCTCTTGCCAGACTCATCGCGCCCGATCCCGTGTTTTCCAACAAGTCCTTGGCGCCCGATCCGGCACCGGAGACCAGGTTGGCTGCCGTGTTGCCCGCCCCCGCGGCCAACATTCCTGCCCCGACGGCGAGCCCTGTGGCATCGTCCGTGACCTTGCCGGCCAAATTACTCGTCTTGTTGATCAAGTTGTTGCCGACGCCTCCAAGAGAGTTGGAGTCTTGTGCTGGCGAGGGCGCTGGCGACGAGCCACTGTTATTGCCACTTCCGCTGTTATTGCCACTTGTACCGCTTGTACCGCTATTGCAGCTGTTGACGCTAGTTGAAATACAAGCACCCGTATTTACATCATACTTGGTGCACATGCTTCGGTCAATACTAGGAGTGTAAGGAACCATCATATTATTATTAAAGAGCTGTCCGTTCCATCCACCACCAAAGTTGCCACCACCAAAGTTGTTGTTACCACCCCCAAAGTTGTTGTTGCCACCACCAAAGTTGTTGTTTCCAAAGTTGTTTCTACCGCCACCGCTGCTGCTGCTCGTACCGCTACTGCCATTCTTCAATACCGTTTCAATGAAAGAAGTCATGTCAATGTCGATTCGAACATCGTGAGTAATAGTCGTTCCTTCTCTATCCATCAACAAAATTGTGTAGATATAGTCTGACTTGCCATTCATCTTAAAGGCTCCATTTTCAAGAATAAATACCTTCGAATCTTGCAATTCGATAAAAAAGTTTAAATCCTTGTTACTCAGTTTTTTACCGGCCATAATGTCAGCTTCAAGTTTCTTTTCGGACGTGCTCATAAAGTCATAACTGTGTTTACCAATCTTCCACGAAGATAGAACTTGTCCCGCGTCATTCGGAGTTTTCAAAAAGTGTATTGAAAAATTACTGGTAATCGGAAGCGTTGTAGGATACTTGTTTCCACCCGATTGGTTCTTGGCTTTGATACGACCAAGGCTTTCATCCGTTACTTGCGTGGTCGTCATGGGAATCTTAAAGCTCAGAATTTCGGGGCCGAGAACATTGGTCGTGATGCCCGACATAAAGTTGCCATTTTCCAAAACTAAAATGTTGAAGTTTTCATTCATACTAGCAAAAACTATAGTCGTTTTGCCTTGCGTAAAAGTCCACGACACGGGTTGTCGCGAGAAGCTCGGCGCTTTCGAGGGCAATTTGGACGACACGCTGCCGTTGCTTAAAATCACAGTCGCCGGCGTGGCCTTTTCCAGATCCGCAATCATGACGACGGAATACGTTGCCGTGTCAGCGTTGTCGGCATCAAACAAAATGTAGGATGTAGCATCCTTTGAGTAAACCACATACATGCTCTTCTTGAATTGTTTGACGTACTTTTTTGCCGGTTGATCTTGATAGTGTCCAGGAATCATGGACGTGTTTCCCTCTGTGACCACGACTTTTCCCATTGTGGATTGGTATCCAAACATCATCGAAACCACCAGCACTAGCAATAGAATGACGAATAAATACACGGCTGCGGACTTTGTAGATTTGGCCATTTAATAAAGTAGGTATCGAAAAAAAATGGCCCTGTCCACATCGTACGACTCTTCATCTTTGCTTTCTGCGGATGCCGGCAGAAGCCCGAGCCATCTCTTGCAAACCGGACACTCGCCAAGCCCGTGCGAGATTCTGCAAATTGGCGTCGACGAGGCGGGGCGCGGTCCACTCTTTGGTCGCGTCTATGCCGCCGCCGTCGTTTTACCTAAAGACGATTTTCGACATGAAGATATGAAAGATTCCAAACGGTTCCATTCCAAGACTAAAATCCGACGGGTCGCGCAGTACATTCGTGAACATCCCGGTGTCGTCTACTCTGTCAATTTCGTCGAACCCGACGTGATTGACTGCATCAATATCAAACAGGCTGTCTTCAGGGCCATGCACGACGCCATTCGCGACGTCATGTCACGTCTACCCTCTTCTTCGGGAGTGCTACTGCTCATCGACGGCAACGACTTTCGCCCGTACAACTACTTGGGCGAGGACGAGACGTGGAAAAGTGTTCCCCATGTCACGATTGAGGGCGGCGACAATCGGTACACTTGCATCGCCGCCGCGTCCATTTTGGCCAAGGTGGCCCACGACGACTACATTGCCGAGTTGTGCGTCGAGCACCCTGAACTCGTGGAGCGCTACCATCTCGACAAGAATGTCGGCTACGGCACCCGGCAACATCTAGAGGGCATTGCCCAGTACGGGATTACGCCATGGCACCGCAAGACTTTTGCGCGATGCAAGCCAGTCTTGGAAGAACCATGAATTCCGTGCTGCGATCCATGACACTGTAGCCCACCAAGAATTCATCCGTAAAGGCATGATATATAAAGCCTAAAGCATATTCGACCTTGCTCCCCGTAAAGGTAAAGAGGCGCGTGTGCCACTTGAGTTCAAAGGTGGCCGCGTCCAACACGACGACGAGATGGTAGTAGTGTCGGCGACTCTCGTAAGAGACGACGTGGCACAGGAACCAGAGTTCGTCGTCAATTCGCACCCCGCTACTCGATCCCCGGACGTGTTTGAACCAAGCCGGTGTGGACCTCTCGTGCGTGATTTCAAAGTTCACGTCTCCGGGACGACCCACGGTGACAGGGTGCCACGCATAGATCATGTGCGTGCCCGTGGCCCAGACCCAGTTCTTCTCCACCCGGTGAAAAGCAGAAGTCAAATGGTGCGTCTTGACCAGGGCTTGACCGTCGAGATGCCCAATCTCAATCACGTGGGTTTCCGCATCGCCATCTTTTATTACGCGGTTGCCACTGTACTTTACCGTGCCGCCGCCATCGGTAAAGAGTCGCACGTCCTCGATGCCAACATACCGGGCGTCGTAGCTTTCATCGTAAGCCAACACAGTCGGGGTGTCTAAGACCAGCCCGTCGGCGGACACGATCAACCGAGTGCAAACATTGCGCGTCACAATCTTGTCTGGGCAAATGTACTTGCCGCCGTCGTCGATGCGGTAATTCACCTTGCGAACAAGGACGGTGATACCACCCTCGGCGAAGGACCCGGCCAGCGTGGGCGTGCTCGTGTGAAATCCGTCGTCGTCGTCGGACAAAGGGCTCTTACATCCGTTTTGCAAGGCCTCGAAAAAGGATGCATTGAAATACGTCGACGACACAGACGCCGACGCCTGCAGTTTCGGGGCATAGTACTTGTAATTGGCCAGCACGTTGCACGCCAAAGACGCCGACAGAGCGGGATAGGCCAAGACTTTCATGGAGAGTTGTGCCAAGTCGATGCCGTCGGGATTGCAGTAAAACCCGGCCACGGTCATCTCATAGTCCAATTTGTAGTCGTAGACGTCGCGCTGCATGAACAAATAAGAGGCATTCATTGGCCCGCATCGTTTCTTGGCCATTGCGTAATAGGCTTGGGCAGCCACATAGTGGCAACGGGTCCGATAAAAGTGCGTAATCTCGTACAGGTTTTCGACCCGCTCCGGAAAACACTGATACGCCTGCATCCAAGAATAAATGGCCATCTCCGGCTTGGTCTGACGCATATAAATGTGCCCCTTGGAATAGTAGCTGTACCAGACTTCCTCGAACCATCCACCCAGGGCCACGCGCTTGTCGTACATTACAATGGCCTCGTCCAAGTGTCCGGCATCACGGAGCGAGTTGGCTAAATAAAACGTGTAGCGAACATTGTCGGGGTTGTCTTCCAGACCCTGCTTTAGCAGGCGAATGTCGCGCTCAAACTTGTCCGCCTTGGCTCCGCCGTCGCCCACATCCACGATGAACACGTCCGACTTTTGCAGCGTTGGAGGTGCGCCGACCCACCCGGGCAGCTGGACGTACTCGTGTGTTACCCCCCAGTACGTGGCCCCGATGTTGGCCTTGACGATGCGCGTGTTCTTGTAGTTGAACTGATCCGTGCCCTGCAAAATGCACACCGCCGCATGGCCGTTCAAGGTATTCATAAAGTCCGTCTTGGAACAGCCCGGCTTGACCCAGAAAATCATGTCGGCGTCCAGAAGCAGAATGTAGTCGCCGGGCTGCGTCATCATGGCATCGCATTCGCGCAAGGCCAGGGCACGATTGTAGCCGAAATCGCAAAAGGGTTCTTGGAAGATGCGGCCCGGGATTTGCCGACTTTCGCAAAACGTCTGGATCTTGTCCATCGTGTCGTCTGTGCTGCCCGTGTCGCAGATGCAGAAGCAGTCGATCCAGGGCGCCACCGACTCCAAGAGCCGCTCAATAATTTTGCTCTCGTTTTTGACAATCATGTTCAGACATAGTCTCGTCATTTTTACGGTAGTTTCAGGCAACTTTTAAATCTCTTTTCTAGAATAAGATGGATTTTCAATATACAACCAAGCTGCCCAATGGATTCAAGTATTTTGTACACGTCAACGACGAACACAGACAAGATGTCATGAATTGTACATTGGTGCAGGTCAGCGATCGCAGCGTCGAACCGCCACGCGACTACAAGTTGTCCGAAGATTATTTCTTTTTCAAGAATTTGAAAGAATATCACAATGTGGAAGCGAAGAAGAAAATTTGCTCAGAGCACGTCGAAAGTGCTTTGGCCCACATTCGTGAGGAAATCAAGGTATTGTCTGCTGTGCCTTTAAAGTCCGAGTCGAAAAAAACCGAGTCGAAAAAAACCGAGTCGAAAAAAACCGAGTCGAAAAAAACCGAGTCAAAAAAAACCGAGTCCGTAGAAACCGAGTCCGAAAAAACCCAGTCAACACCTAGGGAACTGAAACCCATTGAGATTTTACCACCAAGGTTGGCCCAAGACAGTATTACTCCAGAAATCGGCGACAAATTTCAATCAAGAATTGTGTGCGATATTAAAAACCGTGAATTTAAAATGGCTTATGGCGAAAGCATGTCGATTGATGAAAAATGTTTGAAGAACACACTAAGAGCTTTAAGTATGCCAAGCGTTACAGGCGAAGTACTGGAAATGGGCGATGGGAAAATAAAATTTAGTCTAAAACTATCTCAATACGACTTGCACCGAAGTGGATGGTGGGTCGACAATATATTTACACTTCCTTACAACCGAGAGTATGTGTTTTGGAAAAATTACCAACCCATGACTGTGACATTTAAGCTGATGGACGCGGGTGGTGGCGGCCAGTGTTTCTTCTTTTCATTGTACGAGGCTTTGAAGCACAATAAACGATTAGACAACATCAAAAAACTCTCCGTGAGAGTCGATACAAAAGAAAATTTTGCAACGACGATGAGAACATATCTGTCTAAAAATGTTGATTACGCAAAATTTATTGAAGCAGTGGATAAAGCAACACCCGAAACGAAAAGTAAAATGATGGAATCCTATCCTGAAGATTTTCGAACTATTCTCGATTCGAACGTAAGTCAAGATCAAAAAATAAAAGATCTACAAGAGGCGATTCAAAAAACTACGTGTTTTGTGTCTGAACAGGAAGTTTTAAAAATGAATGACGTATTGAAGAAAGATTGTAAAATCACTCTTACAATTAATAATACAGCCCCAAAATCTCTTATCGAAAGGTACAATTTAAACACTGTTATGTTGGCAAATATAAATGAAACACATTATCAGTGGTACAAATCGCAGTCGGATCGTAGCGGGGGAGGGACGCGCCGCCGCCTACGCCGTTCACAGAGGCGGCAGCGGCGCCAAACAAAGTTTAATACTGCCCAGTGAGGCCACGTCGTACTTGACAATCAGCGGCTTGTCGTTTCCCAAGAAAATTTCCAAATGACTGCACAGCGGCGTGCACTTGATGAAATGCACCAAACTCTTGAGCGAAAACTCGCCCTGAATAATTGTGGCCGCATCGGGCTTCTGAATAAAATTCATGTTGCCGTCCGATTCCGTGCGGAATATGCGCGAACTCGCAAAGTTGCCCTCGCAGCTAAAGATTAAATCGTTGCCCACCGACTTGATCTCGATCCGATCCGAAATGCCATTGAGGTCGCGGATAATCTTTTGGAAATCGGCCGTGGGCAAGTTGATGACCGTCGAGTACTCGACCGCGGGAACCTCCATCTCCTCCGTGTCGGGCTCGATGAGGCGCAGCTTCTGGCTGTAGCACTGCTTAATGTCGCCATTGTCGTACTGCAGTCCCAGGTGCGATACGATGCCGTCGTGGTAGTCGTCCTGGTCAATGTACATGCTAAGCGTGTCGTCATTCGACATGGTCGAAATGACTTTGAAGAGGTGCAGCGTGTTGGCACAGACGATGATTTTCTCGGGATTGCAAACATACTTTTCAAATTTGTTGGCGTGGAGCAACACATTTACCAGGATCGTGTGGGTCTTGTCGAAATTAATAATCTTCAGACCGGTCTTGGTATAGGTAATCGTGGCATCCGTCAAAATGTCCTTGATGGCCGTGATCATGTTGCGGATGGGCTGGATTTGCACCGTCTTGATGGTCAGTACATTGTTGGCTTCGTTCATTGCAATGGAACCTTGTAATGAATTCATTTTAAGTACCTTTTTCATTCGAAAAATTTTACTATTTTTCTTTGACTAGAAGTCCTTCTCCTTGTCGGAGCCGCCGTCCTTCTCCTTGTCGGGGCCGTCCTCCTCCTTGTCGGCGCCGTCCTCCTTGGAGTCGGATTTCTCAGAGCGAAATTGTGTGAGTGATCGGGAAAAACAATCGAGCTCAGAGGTTTGGGCTGAGGCTGAGGCTGAGGCAGAGGCTGAGGCAGAGGCTGAGGCTGAGGCAGAGGCTGAGGCTGAGGCTGAGACCGAGGCTGAGGCTCGGGTTGACGTTTCTGCGGAAATCGCGCAGAATCAACCATATATTTCATGTAATGAATGATCAAATCCTGGAAATAATTTCTAGCATTGTAAAACGATTGGGCTTCGACGATTACTTTTGTATCTTTGTGATATTTCTTCTCGGCAATCTCGACTTCATGCTCCAAGCGATTTAATTTTGAATTAATGGAAAAGATGCGATCGAAAAATGCCGAATTTTTAAGAAAGTCTGTACCGGTACTGTCGTGTTTCAGGTCGGTAACCAATTTGTTGGCTTCCATGCGATGCTGTTGTAGCTTTGCCAATTCTTCGTTGCTTGCCCGCAGCCCTTTGCAATCCTCGTCGTCCTCGTCCTCATCGTCCTCATCGTCGTCGTATTCATCATCGTCTTCGTACTTTGCCAGACGTTTTTTTTCGGCCACGCCTTTTTCGAAATCGTCCTGCGCCGATTTCATTTCTTTTTCAATTTCAGCTCTTGTTTTGCCCCACTTGGTCAACAAGTCCATAAACAATTTACGTTTGTCTTCCGTGGACGAGATGAGTAAAAGATGTTGTTTCTTGCGCTTTTCATTTTGACGGTTCAAGTAATCGTGATAGTACGAATTCTTAAAATTTGCAAACTCTAGAATTTGTGTGACGGCACGTTTCTTGAATAATTCTACCGAGGTTTGATCTGAAACACCCTGCTGAAGTTTCGTTTGTTCTTCCTTGAATTTCTTGTCACTTTCCTCGACATCTTTAAGGTGCTCGTTCAATTCCGCCACAGTCTTGACCTTCCATTCATCGACGATTAAATTTTCGAATAATTTGCGTTTTTCGTTATTCGTAAACGGGTCGCCGTGTTGTTCCAGATAACGATGATAAAAAGAGCTTGTAAATTCAGACAGCGCCAACATTTTTTCAATGGCGCTCGATTTGGCCACGGCCAACTTTGTGTCATCCTTGGACTGCTTTAATTCGTTCAAGTTGATCAAGAATTTGCGATATCCTTCTTCCGCAGTCGCCATACTTGCATCGAGCTCTTGTCGAGTTTGAGCCATCCACTCATTCTCAATCAAGTTTCGGAAGATGACGCGTTTTCGATCTTTCGTAATGACCTTTTCAGCAGCGCCGCCGCCGCCGCCAAGTAAGCCCAACTTCTCCTTTTGCTCATTCAAGTAGAAATGATAGTACGTATTCTCCACATCTGACATCATAATCATTCTTTCAACTACACTGGACTTGTACGCTTCAAACTTTGGATCAACAACAGTCGACCGCAGCTGATTCGAGTTCTTGGCTTTATTCTGTTCTTTCAACAGTGCATCATAATTCTGCTCCGATAGTCTCATGTTTTCTAACAAACTTTTTTTGTCATATGCCATCCACTCATTATCAATCATATTCATGAAAATATCGGTTGGGGTGTGTGGCTGTCGGTTGTCTTCAAATAATGCTTTTGAAAGTCCGACTAACGCATTGTTTACATACTTGAACATGGATGGTTCTTCTTCTTGTTCGGTGCCACGACTTTCGATCAAGTAATAACGATAAAAAGTGTCCTGAGTCGACAACATGATCATTTTTTCAACCATTTTTTGCTTAAACATTTCATAATCATCTTTCGCCGGAATCCCGGGCCAGTCATCGTCATCATCTGGACTGGGTTGCCCACTTCCGGGTGGCGTCCACCTTCCGGGTTGTTGTCCCCTTCCAGGTGGCGTCCCCCTTCCAGGTGGCGTCCCCCTTCCGGGTGGCGTCCCCCTTCCAGGTGGCGTCCCCCTTCCAGGTGGCGTCCCCCTTCCGGGTGGCGTCCCCCTTCCAGGTGGCGTCCCCCTTCCAGGTGGCGTCCCCCTTCCAGGTGGCGTCCCCCTTCCAGGTGGCGGCGTCCCCCTTCCGGGTTGTTGTCCCCTTCGTCGAGGCCAGTCATCGTCGTCATCATCATCGTCGTCATCATCGTCATCGTCATCATCGTCATCATCGTCATCGTCATCATCATCATCGTCATCATCATCATCGTCACCCGCTGATCTAGCTTTTGCCTTGGCGTCGGCTTTTGCCTTGGCGTCGGCTTTTGCCTTGGCGTCAGCTTTTGCCTTCGCGTCGGCTTTTGCCTTGGCGTCGGCTTTTGCCTTGGCGTCGGCTTTTGCCTTGGCGTCGGCTTTTGCCTTGGCGTCGGCTTTTGCCTTGGCGTCAGCTTTTGCCTTCGCGTCGGCTTTTGCTTTGGCTCGCGCTCTGTCGTCATCGTCATCATCGTCATCGTCATCGTCATCAAAATTCGTCAGGTCAATGGGTTCATTTGTGAGGTCGATAGGTGATTTTTTGGTCAAGTCGATGGGTGAATTTTTTGTCAAGTCGATTGGTGAGGGTGATTCATTTGTCAAGTCGATGGTTGAGGGTGAATTTTTTGTCAAGTCGATGGGTGATTTTTTTGTCAAGTCGATGGGTGATTTTTTTGTCAAGTCGATGGGTGTTTTTTTCATGTTGGTAGTTTTTACTTTGGTTTTGTCAATTGGTTTCTTGATGGTGGGGGGTCTAACGGGTGGATATTTCTTAGGCTGTTTACGTGGACTGGTTTTTCGATTCTTGACTGTCCGTTTCGGATAAATGGTGAGTGGCACAACACGGTTACGCAACGTCATGTACGGCTTCGAGGTAACAGTACCCACCGGCCGTCTGGATGGGCGGCGAGAAGCCGGTGGTTTGGATGCAGTCCTCCGACTTGTGACTGTACGGGGAACAGCACGGTTACGCAAAGTCATATATGGAGCAGCAACAGCAGCGGCAGCAGCACCAACAGCGGCAGCAGCACCAACAGCTTTTGAAGGAAGACGTCTGGATCGTACTACGGTAGGCTTTGTAACGGTAGGCTTTGTTACGATAGACTTGGGAACAGTAGGCTTTGAGACGATAGACTTGGGAACCGTAGGCTTTGAGACGGTAGGCGTGACAGGTCTCAAGGATCGCGTTGCATTTGTCGATTCTTTTTTGCGTTGTGACCGCGTTTGCACCATTTATTTACCCCTATATTTTTTTGTCAAGCAATTGTTTTACTAAGCGACTATTCTCATAGTCTTTCACCAGCATATTTTCTAAAAGAGACTCTTCCACCGTGACTACCGAGGGCGTGTCCCCTAAATACGTTTCACAGTACTGATGCAATCGGTGGGTTCCTTTGGTCTTGGTTAGATGAGATTTCTCCATTTGCTTATTATTCGCAGCAATTAATTTCTGAGAAACTGTCGAAACATAAACCACTGGCGTCACCGTCTTGGACCGGCTGCCCGCATGACGCGCCACAGCAACGATGCGATCCATTTGCACCAGACTCTCCTCCGGCGGTTCCATGAGGTGAACGTAATCGACCTCTTGCAAACGCGGCAACTCCCTTTCAGTTGTTGTTCCAAGAAGAACGTATATTTTTGATTCTGGTACTTCTTGTTGTTTCTCCAACGAAACAAAGTCGATGCCGTGATGTTTCAACATGGCACATAGCAACTTTCCTTCCAAATAATATCGCGTATAAACCAGGTGCTTGGCATCTTTTTTCTTGAGCAAATTTTCCAAAAGACGCAAATATTTTGTACTGTGTTTTTCTAAAGCCGCTACAGAAACGTCTTGCGCATCCACGATGCGCTCTACTTCGCGCTGATACAGTGTGACTTGTGTCACGTCGTTGACTTGCTTCTCGCCGGGCGGAAAGGTCCGTTTTTCCAGGGCAAAGTTGCAACTAGACTCTTTTTCTTTACCATGGTAGTTCTGAAACTGAAACCTGCTCATTTCACATTTTTCAACTTGCAAAGGCATTTGCTTAGGTAGCGGTTCACTGTCATCGTACAGTACCCGAAGAACGCCGCGTCCGGGGGAACGTTTCATTCGCGTTTTATTTTTTTTACCGACGGGCGCAGCTCTGCGCGTTGGTTTCACCGGACGTTGTTGTTGACGACGACGACTCAAGAGGGCCTCCAAAGACGTCAACGCCGCCGGGCTCCTATAGCACGGAAACTGCGTCAAGGCTACGATGCGCGTGTCGACCTTTTCCAAGAGCGCGTTGTAGAGTTGAAGTGACTTGGGATCTTTGCTCACGGCCACCTTGTCACAAAAATCTTCGACATTTTCGAGAACAATGACGGGTGGCAGGGTCGGAATGTTGCTCAAATCGAGTCGCTCATATTTGGTTGATGCGACTTGCTGCTTTATGGCGTCTTGATCCACCGTGGCCAGACGCCGGAAATTGCTGGGCTGCTCCTTCTGACTGACCCATGTTCCGTCGATGTATTCCCATGCCTTGCTCTCTACTGGATCGTGTTCTTGGAGTGTTTTTAGCCATGTGTCGTCTGAGACCGCCGTGTCCACTAATACTTTGGGACGGGAAAGGGCCAAGACCACGTCCGGGCAGATCCAAGACGATCCCGGTTGCTGATAAATTAGAAAAGACGCCGTTTGTCCCTCGATTTCCTGTCGAATTCGATTTAAAAAATCATGGTTCGTCTTTTGTTTTTTTACCGGGTCGTCTTTGGCTTCTTCTTCTTCTGTCTTGGCCTCTTCTTCTTCTTTGGCCTCTTCTTCTTCTTCTTTCTTTGGCATTTTCGACGTCATTTTCAAAGGGTACTCGACCGGCAGCGTCAAATGACTCAGAAATTCATCACGATTAATCGGCGGCGCGGCTTCTTTCAAAGCTGGTCCGGTGAATTTCAGCGTGATGCCGTCTTTGAATTCCTGCATGGCCGCGGGTTTAATCATCAATGGTTCTAAAAAAAGCATCGTTTAAGTATGAGGTATACATAAAAATTGCTCCGTTAAGCGGGGACCTGAGTCGCGGGTTCCTTAACCCCTCCTGCCCTTCGGGTGCTGATTGTTTTTCGTAAGGACATTTTTCCTGAGTAAATTCGGTCTGGAACCAGCTGTGCTCCGTTGGCTAAAACTCGGGGGCGTGCTCACGAAAGAGGCAGCCCTGCTTTGACAAATTCGGTATATTGATGATGATATTGGGGTCTTGTACGCTGCAGTCACAGAGCCAAATTTTGACAATGCAAAAATTCTTCTTGGGCGAAATCGTTATACCGTTGATCAGAGGATTGTACTTGGAGTCGACGCACAAGGTCTCTCCACACAGGGCGCACATTAAAGCCCTCCAAACTGCCGGCACCTGCTTGTTTACAATTTTATAAGAGAAACACCCGCCCTTGCGATTCTTGGGATCCTCCCACATGGGTGTGATGCCATCGCGCATCACAAAGAGCATGCAGTACTTGATGACCTGGTCCGATATGGAACGGTTCAGGGCCAAGACGTCTTCGGCCGTCGCCACTGCCGTCTGAATCGTCTTGTAACTGCCTAAATCCCACGTCTTGTCGTGTGGTAAATGGTAATACAAATTCCATTTACCAAGCAAGGGGTGCGACGACATGTGGGAGGACACCCGTATAGTGTAAATGACAAATTTATCTAAGCTCTTTTTTACCCCGGCAAGGAAAGGGTCAAAACGGCCAAAATGGCAGCAATGCGCTCCATATGCGCGTCCAACTTGTACTGACACGTCCAGATCAACGTCTCTCTCGACAATTCGTCCGTGGCCAATTCTTGCAGCATCGTCTTGATTTGCTCCAAAGTTTGCATCGTCGGAGTGCTGATATGAGCGGTCAAAACGGCCAAAATGGCCGCAATGCGCTCCATATGTGCGTCCAACTTGTACTGACACGTCCAGATCAACGTCTCTCTCGACATCTCGTCCGTGGCCAATTCTTGCAGCATCGTCTTGATTTGCTCCAAAGTTTGCATCTTCGGGCGGATGTGAAACACGTTGTGGTTGCGATTTTTTTTATTAGGGAACTATTTCACAAACACTTCGGTATTCATCAAATTCAGACTGATAGTTTTTCCATCTTTTGAGTCGACTTGCAAACCGTCAGAAAAATGTTCACCAGAGTCGTACACTGCGCCGTCGACATAAAAGTGTGTTCCCGGTACAATCGCCGGTTTCTGTGTCTTTAACCACCCCTCGATTTTCGTATTTTTTTTTGTAGCATCGCCGTTGGGAACAAATTTCATCTTATGATACGTCGCGTTTTTCTTCTTTGTACCCCACGCCGACTTTGTGGGCCACTCGGACTCATACTGGCGGCAATACAGGATGATCGGTTTGCCAATATTCTTGGCCGCAAAGTCGGTAGTGAAAAGCCTAAATCCGTTTAATTCTGCCGATTTAGTGGGCACCCATCGTGGCACGCCATTCGACGCTTTTTTAATCACGTAATTGTCCTGGATAGTTCCTTCCGGGAGCGTTGTGGCAGATGTGGCAGGGGCCTTGCGAACCGTCTTGTTTTTTTTCTTCGTCATCTATCATATTCACAGTTTTTTTTGTCCGATGACCACCAACCATCAGACAAACTCTCCTGTGCACCTCTGTTTACACTTCGGTTGAGATGGCGGACAAGAAGCGCCCGAGGGCGGATATTCAGACGTTTGAACAGTTTACCGAGGGACTCTACGACGACGAAAAGCCGACGTTTACCAAGATTAGTCGCGGGCCCAAAAAGGTCGTCGCCTCGGCCCCCGAGGACGAGGAGCCCAAGAAAATGGCACTGAGCAACAATATGCAGCGTTTGGCTCACTTGATTGCGTGCAAGTTTGGCTTGGCAAAACTGGACATGATTTCTTTTCTGTCCGACGACACTGAACTTTTGCAACTTTCAATCGAAGTTCATGACGAGACGGATCAGTTTGTTCTTGACTTGACCGGCGCTCGCAAGCTCAAAGGCAAGGCCAAGAAATCCCAGCCGTTGATCAAATCCGAGCCGTTGATCAAATCCGAGCCGTTGATCAAATCCGAGCCGCAGGACGTGGACAAACTTGTGCCACTCGCTTTCATGGAGGACAATGCCGAGTTTTTGATCCAAGACGGCGGCTTTTTCTCGTACAAGAATACGTTGTACGACCCTCTGCGCAAAGGACTCGTCGATGGCAAGCGAGTTTTCAAGTTTTTCATCGACGGCAACTGTGTTGGATTCAAGACTGACTTGCACAATCCGGACGAGAAAATCCAGACTTTTTTTTGATTTAAAAAAAGTTTAGTTTATGCACCACCCATTTTCCTTTGTCAAACGGACATACTCGTTGGACTTGACGTTGAAACACGTCAGGTCCGAGTCGATGCACTCTAACCAATACCGCCCGTCAAATGGCGTCGACGAATTGAGAAGACGGCGCACAAAGGCACTCGACAACAACTCATTGCCGACCAACATCATGGCTAAAGGAATGTCCAGAGAAACGGTTTGATCCGGATGGTGATACGTGACCGCCAGAAACCGCATCTTGGACCCCTGCGGCTTGTCTTGCGGCAAGGGCACCGTCTTGCGCACCACGACATGATCGGCATCCATCTGCCAAATGACGACGCAGTCATGCGCGTTCAAGGGCAAGGACACGACGGGATCATTTCCAGGCGGAAGCATCGTCTTGACCTCGGAAAACTCGAGCGAATCGCGCTCCAAAATGCACGTCGAGACAAAGGGCTTGACCTTTACCGTGGCACCGCCGCCGATCCACTTTTCCACTTCGACGGCCACGCGACTGTACAGCCACAGGACTTGCAAAAAAAGACTGTGAACCCACGCCTGGGCCATGAACCAGTCACGGGCTTGCTCCATCAAAGACAGCAATTCATGCAGACAAAATTCAAACATGAATTGCAGCGCGCTCATATGTCCAACGACACAATATTCTTGTCGGAACGCTGTTTTCTGCGGTGTGTGCGCTTGGGCAAGACGCCGTTGCTTTGGAGCGAGGTGACGCTCATGAGAGAGTCGTCGCCCCCGACATCCAACGGCGATTGCTCCTGAGCTGTGCGTGGTTTCAAACCTTGCAACAAATTATTCAAGTCCATCGACTGCTGTGGTCCACGCATGTCGGGTCTTTGCTGCTGCTGCTGATCGGCGTCGCCATAGTTGGGCGTGAGCGTGATCCCTGGCTCTACATTACCTCGGCCCATGGAAATGTCGGGGCGATTTGCAGTCGCACCCGGGCGTTGCGGCGGCGGCATCGACTTGGTCTCCAGCGGCGCCGGCGGCGCCCCAAACGACGTGTTTACTTGCTCATCCGGGTTCAAGATGCTATTCACGAAACCAAACCCCGGACTGCTCTGCTTCATGCTCTGGGCCGTGGCACTCGTAAACATTTTCATCAGCTCGGGACTCTGACGAATCACGTCGTTGAAACCCGGCGTGGCCGTCGACAGCGCCTTGTTGGTAATGTTGACCATGGACGCGCTAAACGCCACACGAAGAAGGAGCGAAATTTCGGGCGACAACTTGCCCCCCTTGTACTTGTCGTGCAACTCGTTAAAAATTTCCTCATACGACTCCAGGTCCTCGCTGATTTGCTCGCCCCACCCATCCAGATTCAGGCCAAAAGGGTCAAACATGGCATTCGCATACTCGAGAGAATTGACAATGGTCGTGAACCACCACCCCTGCAACTTGACACTGTCCTTCTTGCGCTTCTCCTCCACCACCGACTCGTACTCGTCCTCAATCTCATCGTACGGAGAGTCCATCGTAAAGTGCGAATTGTGCTTGACATACTTTTTCTCGTACCACTCTTCCAATTTTTTTATCATGGCCCGCTTCTTGCGCCGCATTTCACGCTCCGTCAGCTTGGGTTTCTCACCCGGCACCTCGGCCGCCAACTTGCCAAACCCGTCCCACGTCTTGGTCGTGTTGCCCATGCTCTCCACCGTGGCCGAGCCCACCTTGGAGTCCGACGACTCCATGGCTGCTGGAGGTGGTGGAGAAGAGGAGGCCGGCGTTTTTCCAAAACTTCCGAAAAAGTTGCCAAACGTGGATCCCAGCCCGCCAACGGACCGCGTGTCCGACGGTTGGCCCGTAGTAGAAGAAGAAGGCGGCGTCTTGGCCGACAAATCATTCAGTTCCCTTTCCAAAGTGTCCATGTCGCCTAAATCCACGTTGGTGCTCATCGAGTTGGACCGCTTCTTGTCATTCATCAAAAGTTCAATACCAAAATTTGAAGACGCAGTCTGCACCGGTGGCGGCAGGCCATCAATGTTGAGCTGGAGCGGTTCCAAGTCAGACAGTCCGATGTCAATCACTTCCATTTTTGTTATGCATCAACACATTTTATTTTTAAGTCCTCCGCACTCCAATTGATTTTTCCGACGTGTTTCAGAAACCACAAGGCCTGCAACCAACAATCGGCTAAATCATCCTTTTTGGCATGGCTCAACAATGTCTCGGCCGTAAATCGACCCGCACCTATACTCGGGTTGGCGCGCAGCACGGCGGCACAGTGGGCCACCCCATCGACCTTGTGCTGCTTGTATTTTTGCGCGGCTGTCGCTGAAGCCGCCGTAGCTGTTGGAGCTAGAGAAAACGCCTTGAGCTTCATGATCGAAGACACGTACTGGATTTGCGCCTCGGGGTACCTCAAGATGAAGTACTGCGTGACCATGCCCTGCAAGGTTCGCATACGGGCGGCCAGCGGCGAAATCTGATTCTCAATGATGACCATGTCGATCCGTTCGGGAAGCGACGCCGCGTCGAGTTGCAGACAGAGTTGGCGTCCCACGCCAATCAAGTCGGCGTCGTTGGCCGACTTTTTGGGCAAAGCGACCGTCGTCGGCTCCAAGACCCTTGGCTCCAGGCGTTCGAGGCAGGCCGCCTTGCTCAAATCCGATCCCACGAGTTGCCGCAACTCGTCCACTTTTTTCTTGCGCAAAGAAGCCATCGTCCAGATGACGTACGTGTCGTGGCGCTTGGCATGCGCGTCGCAGAAAAAGAGCTCGCCGGTTTTCACCTTGTACTTGGCCTTGCGTTTGCACGACGAACACCGCGTAGTAGTCGACGTTTGCGTCGTCGGCGGTGGCGGCGGCCCCGGCATCAAGTTCATGACCATCCAATCCGTGCAGCAGGCCTTTTCATCGAAAATACAAAAAGCCATATTTTTAATGCCAATATCAAAACTCACGAGGTTCATGGCGGTGTGTTACTTGGTGAGATAAAAAGATGCCCCTCCTGGGGGACCCACCTTGCCGCGTGGTCCGGTGGGACCCGTGGCGCCCTGGTCTCCGGAGGGCCCGGGAGGACCCTGGTCTCCGTCCAGTCCTTGCGGCAGCGTAATGTACAGTGTCAGAGACGTCGGATCATTGGCCTTGGCGAATCCAAAGCTCAAGTCGGGTGACGTGTACGTGGCTTTCGGTTCCTTGCTCGTCACGATGGGGATCAGCTGATTGGCCTGCGTCGCCCACTTTTTCATGGCTGACAATTGACCATCTAAACTATCCATGGCCAGCTCGAGCGGACTGACATTGCTTGAATTGTTCTGCGATGACTTGGCGTGGTCGTCCGTGTCTGCGTTTGAAGACGACGACCCCGCCCCTTCTCGCAAGCTTGACAAGCGATGTAGCCAAACGGCGGCCACCACCGCAAACATGCCCACACATATAAAAATCCATATCTGTTCTCTCATGTTAATTAGAGAACAGATTATTTTACGATGACCATTGTTCGGGCAAACCGGAAAAGTGACTCGATTCGCCGCGAGGGCCTCTTTGGGCCTGGACGGGCAACCCCGGGTAGTCGGGACCCGGGGGACCCGTGGGCCCTTGGGGACCCGCCGGGCCCTGCGGCAACACCAGTTTTAGTTTCTGGGGCTCGGATCCGATTACGCTGATGACCGGGGTGGTCCCGTGTAGACTAAAGTCAAAGGTATTTTTGTCCGTCACGTCGAGAATGAGATCACTGTAGGTGGTCGGACCAATTTTCACCTTGTTGTCCTTGATCTTCTGCTGAATGGCCGCGATGCGAACATCTAAACTATTCATAATGTCCTGCAGCGCATCGGCATTCTTCAGCGCCGAGTCTTGAATGTCCTTTTGTCCCGGCAACTGTATGGTGGGCTCGGCGGGACAGGGCTGCTCAGCCATTTTATCGAGCTGGTTTTGCCAACTGGCATAATTGTCAATTTTTGTTTGACATACATCCTGTACTTTATTGGCAGACAGGTATATTCTGTACAGTTTTGCGCCTGTATCATTCGTTGTTTGGGACATGAGAGAGGGCAGCTGTTGAAAGTTGGCATCCACTGGTCTAATTTTACTTTTCAAGTCGTCGACTTCGCTAGTAGCTTTGCCGTCGTGTGGCACGTCGTCGCCAAACTGGATACCCACGCGAATGGCTTCGTCGCACACGTGTTTGTATTGACTCAACTTTAAATCTTCATTGATGCAATCGGCATATCGCGTCAACACTTCCTTCACCCTATCACGTCGATCATTCAACTGATTATCGGATAAAGAACCACCGGCAATCAGCGCGGCCTTGTAGCTGTTGGCTTCGTTTGCGCATGCATACGGCACAGTGCCCGCGGCCGTGGACAGTTGATCAAACCCTGTAATTTTTGACGGTATCGAAAGAGTTGTTGTTGGGCTGACAGCATTCGTGGCAGCATCGGCACCAGTCGTAACCAAGTTTTTGACTGTATCGGCAGCTTTTTCAAAAGCACCAACAAAATCATCACCAATATTTCCTTCACGTAGTGTCCATTGCGTTTTGAACAACCAGACAAAGGCGACAACGACGACGATGACGATGACAACCCCCAGCAACAACATGTTGTAGTATAACACGAAATTTTCCTACTTGGCTTTACCGAAATACCCAGGCGGACCTTGCGATCCGGCGGCAGCCACAAACGTCGTGTCCGTGGCCAGACCTTGCGGACCCACGGGTCCTTTGGATCCCGGTGGACCCACGGGAGAGTCGGGAAACGTAAAGGACAATTGCGGGAAAGGCAAGTTGCCCGAGACCCATTTCGAAAAGTCCATCGGCTTACCTTGGCGAATCTTGTCTAAATACCCATTGGACACGTCGACGGCATTGATCCGAAAGGTAATCGGATAGCGATTCTCAATGTCGGTGATTTCCTTGGTATATTCGGCAATCAGGTCTTGCTGGTGTTGGATTTTCTTGGTCAAGTCGGAAATCATGTCGGGCAAAAGACATTGACTCACGATGGCCGGGCACGTGCGCTTCTTTTTCATATCATCAACCGCCCATGGAGGGACGATGGTGGATTCTACGCCTTCCACCGTGCGTTGCATGATATCAAAATGTCCTCGAATAATTATTGCAGTCAGAATAGCCCCCAACAGAATTAAAAAAATGATTCGCCGCCGCATTACCAAATAGAGATAAAAAAGTTTTGCTTTTAGATGGACATTCCAACGGGCCCTAGGCTCCCCTCGGGTCCCGTTGGACCCACTTTCCCGGGGATGCCCGTAGCCCCCGTGGCCCCCACGGGACCTTTGAGGGGTGGGGGGTAATTGATGCTCAGCGTCAGGTTGGGCACCTGGCCATTAACCCGCACAGAAGAGGATGGCGAGTAGAAATTCTGAATCTGATCCACCGTGGTATACGGCGGCGGCGACACTGTCGACATGATTACCGGCGACAAGTTCCACATGACATTGTACCTGCCCGAAATGTCCTGCACCTCGGTTTGCAAGTACTGGACCACTCGGTTGGCCGTTGCATAATCGGCAATCTTGTTTAAAGAAATGTCTAAACATGAGGCCAACCACGCATTCGGACGACTGCTGCAGTCGTCTTGCAGTCCTTCTTTCAAGCCCGTGGCGCAAGCCGTCGTTTCGAAAATTACTGCCGCAGTTATCAATACAAAGAAAATCCACAGAGCGGTGCTGCCAGTCATCTCTCTCCTACCGTTAAGAAAGAAAAAGAAAATTTTACCGAGTCGCACGACTTCCGCGCATGCCCGTGGCACCCGCCAACCCCGACTGCCCGGGTTTGCCCGGCGGGCCGGGGACCCCATCCGGCCCGGGTTTGCCCGTCGGCCCAATCGGCAGGGTCATTGACAATTGCCACTGACATCCGTAGTTGCAAGAGCAGTCCGTTGTAGTCGACGTCGGTGCATTGAATTTGTAGGGAACACGCGTAATTTGAATGTTGGCCATGTCCTTGCTTTCCCACGGCACAAAGGCGACGGACTTGACCGTAATGTCCGAGACGTTGCGCGGAATGCTCTTGTTGATCTCGTCAATGTTGGTTTTTATCGTATTGCACCGCGCTTGCAGCTTGTCAAAGAGCGTATCGACCTCGGACTGGCCCGGCCCCCCGACGTAATTTAGTTTGGCCGTCGTCAACGCCCCCGAACCTGGATCCAGCCCTTCTTGAATAGAAAACAAGTCGACTGAAAATTGCCCCAGCACGAGAACCGCGACGAGTACCAAGACCAAGGCAATCACTGGTTCCATCTCTGAAATACTCGAAGAAAAAAATGGGCTTAAAAAGGACTGTTGTTGATCTACCACATGGACAAGTCGACGGTGCTCAAGGCGTTTAACACGCACTTTTTCGAATTTGTGGATGATGTCATTGGCATCTTTCCCGACCACGTGGAACTCGCCACGACGCGCAAGACGTTTGACATGATTCGCAAGGCCAATCCCACGGCCATTCTCAAGGTCTGGCACGCCCAAGTCTTTTTGCCTTACCGCGAACCGATTGAAAACGGCGATCTCGACTTTTTCTTTACCAAAAATTACGGCGAGGATTTGAGCAACATGGCCAACAGCGGCGAAATTATGCGCGTCATTGACACGCTACGGGCGCCGATCCAGAGCATGAATGAGACCAATCGCGCCCACACGTTGAAATACATTCAGAATCTGAGCAAGTTGTCGACCATGTGGATCTAAATCAGCGGGATAAAGTCTTCCACTTGGCCGTAGCGACAGACGGGACATCCCGGGCAGCACTTGGCGAGACACGTACTACAAAGAAAATGGCCACACGGCGTGATTGCAAATTCGGACGGACTCATGGGTTGCCAACACACGGCGCAGTCCTCGGGGACGGGCCGATCCCGGTACCAGGTGCGCACGATGCCCTGCAAGTACTCGTGGTGTTGGCGCTGCTCGCGCAGCAGTTTGAGGCAATCGGCCAAAAGTTGTTCTGTCCTGGCATGATCTTCTTTGAGTTTGCCATACTTGGTATTGCAGCGACCCAGTATGGCCATGAAATCATCTAAAGTTTGCGATGATTCCATGGGGCCGCCTTTTACTCGAAGGATTCCGTAAAGTCCTTCATCAGTCATTTCGGTGTCTTCAAGGACAAGGCGTTGCAAAAAGTAGGTTTTGAAAAATCCAATTAATTGGTCCGGAATTTCTTGATAGCCGTATATTTGCTGGCCGGTCAAAGTATTTTCGCCGAGCAATATGCGACGTTGCACAAACAATCTATATGCTTCTGTGCCGCATTCATCGACTTGAAAAATAAATGGCTCTATTTTGTCAATTTCGCGAGCAAAATGGAGAAAAAATTGTTGCAAGGCTTTATTGAGCTGTGATGACATTGTGCGTAATGGAGTGCGTTTTCTTCTATTGTTTCTTTTTGGATGTTTTGGGTTTCATCAGCTTTTTGAAATAATTCTTATAATCTTGTTGCGTCCTTTGGGCTGGGGCAACTGACGCTGCTGCAGCAGCAGCTGCGGCTGCAGAGGGGGCTGGACGTCTGATTGGGGCATAAGGATAAGGAGCTACCGCAGCTGCAGCAGCTGCGGCTGCAGAGGGGGCTGGCCGGGGATTAGCCTTTTTTTGTTTGGCCAGATTGAGTAGCTGTTGATTTTGCTCATGCAGGCCCTCGTTTTGTGAAAGACACATTTTCAATTTTTTTTCACATTCTTCCAATTCACGCTTAAGACTCACGTCATCGTTAAATTCATCATTTTCCTTAATTTTAGTTTTCAGTATATCAATTTCTTTTTCAACATCATGCTTCTTGTGTTTCAATATTTTCAAAGTTTTTGTTGTCCGCTTCTTGATTGATTCAATATCCGCATCTTTGTCCTTTAACGCAGCAATATATTTCTTTTTCTGTTCAAGAAGTTGCTTCTGTAAATCGGCCCGCTTCTCGGCATCTTTACCCCTTAACTCAGACTGCAACTTTTTGATCTGTTCATCTTTTCTAGAGTCGGCTGGCGACGCAGAGCACGGGTTGAAACAATCCGTGACAGTTTCTCCATTGACTTTGCAAACGCGCTTCCGCGAACCAGCTTTGCACCGCCGCAAGGGCGCGGCGCCCTCTGCCCTGCGGGTGCCAGGGCCGCGTCTTGATTTGCGCTGCCGTCGAACAGGAGTAGAAGGCCACAACTCACGACCAACCTCTAGAGCCTGTGCGTGAGTCATTTGCTGCTGCTGCTGCTGCTGCTGCTGCTGACGAGGAGTGGGATCATTAGCAACTTCTAAAGCCTGTGGATTCTGCTGCTGCGTCTGCTGCTGCTGACGAGGAGTGGAAGGCCACAACTCATTAGCAACCTCTAAAGCCTGTGCGTTTGTTATTTTGTTTTTCATTGCTATTAAAATCTGCCTAGATTTTTTTGATTAAATTGAAATGACAGTTTCCGTCGTCGGTTCGCCCCACTCCAGGGGGGCACGAGTGTCGTCCAGAATGCCCCGCAGCATCAAACGACAGACGACGCAATTGTTTGAGAGTACCTTCTCCTCGGATAGAGACGCAAACCACTGGTATTTGGGCCGAGTCAAGATGGCATCGGCCGGCACGACGACTCCGTAAAGCAAATCGTCGGGCACGTCGAGATTCTTTTCTTGCATCAAGTCCTCCAAGACGATTGGTTTCCCGCGCGACGTCTTGGCGCCCACATAGATGCCATCCAAGACGGTCATCTTGTCCACGCACCACGTAGAAATTGTGTCCTTGAAGGTGAGATCAATCATGTTGTAATTGCAAATCTTTTTGAGCATTTCACACATTTCCCTGATCACGGGATCGCGCTTGATCGCGCCCAAAAAGGCCGTATTTGGCATAAAATTGCTCGGGCGCCCGCAGGGTGCGGCAATTCGCCCGTTTTGCACAAATTTCTTGGAACCATATTGCTCCAAGATAAACGGCCTCTTGGCTTCAAGCGTCTCCTTGTACATGGGATACAAGTTCTTGACACAGACGAAACTGTTGGGCACCAAGAAACCGCCGTACATGTGCAAGAGTTCGAGGAGCGCGAGCTGACGGTGAAACTGGCGCTGCGGCTCGGGAATTTCCGCCAGTTTAGTGGTCCACTGTGGAATCAGCTGCTGAAAAGAGTCGTCGTCAATCAGACAAATGTTGAAATCCTTGCCACAGTGCTGGATAATCGTCTTGACCGTCAGATGAATGTAGGGCTGGTTGAGATCCTGGCTGCTGCGCGAGCCGAAACTCTTCCACACCCGGGCATTGTACTCGTACTTGGTGTGGATCCACAGCTTGGGCTTGTTGAACCCATATAGAGGATTGTCATTCAAAAGATATTTGCGAATCAGATCGTATTCTTCGTCCGTCTTGTCGCCCAACTTGAACTTGTTGCTAAAGATGGATGCAGTGAGCACAAGACCAATCATCAGGGCAATCTTTACGACGGTGGATTGACTAAACATATTTTATTTACGGTAAGAAATTTCTCCCGGCCCTAAGGGTGCGCTGCCGCGTCGTCGTCGTCGTCGTCCGCGACCGACGTGTTTTGCCACCCGTCGTCTTTTTTGCTGGGTCCAAAAAGGTGCTCAAAGAAAAGTATGGATTCGGCTTGATGAGAAAACTATGCTTGGGTTGTTTCAGGCGCTCATAGAGACCCACGAGTTGTGCATTTTCAAATTTGCACTTGATTTGAGAAACCAACGTCGGCGTGAGCAAGCCCTCCATCAATTGCAGATTGATTTGCATGTGGAACACTGGATCAACCGCCTTTTCATCTTCTCGGAGTCCGTCCCATCGCTTTTTTTTCGTTTCGAATTCAATCATGTCCACCACCATCCAGTCCGGATTTGGCGTCTCGGACCCTTTTTTAACATCAATGTAGTGGTCAAAAACATTCTTTATAAATGCATCAAACGTAGCGTCGGAACAACCTGTCATGAAATAACTCTCCAAGGCCGTCTGAAATGTCCTATTGGTGGAAATGGAACGCGTCTCAAACGTAACCGTGTTGGCCCGGATTTTCCGCAAGATTTCATTTTTTTCGTCGCTATACTTTCGTCGTATCACGTTGTCCGATGTCAGAGTTTTGGAAACAAAGCCCGACAACATGATCATGACATCTCTGAAATCTTCGTTTTCTGCCAAAAATGTTTGCAACACTGACAATTCAGAAACACTATTGGACATGTACGGTTTCAACAAATTGGGAAAAATGCCATTTGAGAAAAATTTGTAATTGTTCTGGTGGCCGTATAAATTGAATGCAATCTTTACGATTCCCGTTTGGGATAGACTAAGATAAAACGACCGACTCTGACCATTATGATTCATTGCGAGGATTTTCATCCGGAACAATTCTTTCACAATATTATCTATAAATGCATTGCGTTTTTCCGTATTACCTCCAAAGGCGTCATTCAGCGCACCATCCCGTTGTAAGTATGGATCCTCGTCGGTCACGGGCGGATAGACGAGCCAATTCTTGTTGTCCACCAAGTCATTGAACCAAGATGTCAAATATTTAAAATCATTCAGTGCTATTCGTTCTCGATTACTATGAAAAATGAGTTTTGTCTTTACTAGGAGTTCTTTTGTGATTTCATCGTAATATTCGTCGACTTTACTCTTTTCGATTTCCATATTTTGCGGTTTTTTCAACACGTAACGATAGAGCGAACTAAATAGTTCATAGTACTTGGTCAGGTTGATCAAATCATTTCGCCACACGACACCCAGGACCGTATATTTGCTACCACTCAAGGTGACGTAAGTAAATTCATTCTTGCTGGGAACCGAAAACAGTTGTGTCAAGAATTCGGGCATGAATGAATTTCGCCGTCCCACGTGAGTCGTCGACTGCTGAATGACAGATTTGAACGACGTTTCCAGATTGTTCTCGACTGGGTATATGGTAGCAAATAAATGTTTTAACAAAAACATGACATTTTCTTGTGCCGTTGTTTGCCGTTCGTCCATCTTGACTTTGTCTGCGGCGGCCACGCCGACTTGGAAAATGTTCTTGTTAAAGAAAAAGTTGTACGCCGAGGACCCTTTCAGCATTTCCTTTGTGAATTTGACGTCGGTGCGAAAGTACGGGTACTTGGTCGTGGCCTTCTTTCGCTCTTTTTCGTTATCAATAAACAAGTCACTTGTCACCGTTTCAAAGCCCTCGCGATCTGGTATGTTGGTGCTGAATCGTATTGATATTGTAGGAATGGGCATTCTGCTACATTAGAAGAACATTTATTTTGCTCCCGTCACCTTTTGCAGAATCGCAATGGCCTCTTGGACTTTTTGAACGGAATTGTCGGGCTCTTCCATCAAGCCGACGTGGTACGACGTAAAGGCCTCGGGCAAACAACAGAACCGACTCTCTTCATTGAACAAAAAGTCCATGCAAACCGTAAAGAGCAGACACACGACGATGGACGTGTAAATGTCGCGCGTTCCCACCCAGGCAATGGCAAACACCAAAATAAGTCGACTAAATGTAAACTTCAGATACGCCTCCATGCTCTTGCTCAGCTTAAATGTTGCGAATTTCGAAGCAATATTCATCATGATAATCATCAATCCGGCGAAAAATTTGCTGTTGTTTAAAGAAACCACGTGACCATGTAGAAATGTAGTCAGTTTTGATGTCCATGATATTTTCTTCTTCTTCATTTATATCATGGGCACAGAAAAATCGAGCGTCATTCTCGAAAGGGTGGTCAATCCCATTTACGTGTGGCTGCTCGTCTTGATTTACGGGAGCTACATTTCGGCCGCACTGGGACTGTGGTACGTGAATCCCGACTGGGTCCATCACTTGACCGTCGGCATGCAAATCTTTGTGGCCGTCGTGTTGCTCTTTCGCTTCAATCCCTGGGCACCGCTTACCAAAATTCATGCCGTCGACGCGCAGCTCATTGTGGCCAGCGCCGTCATGCTTCTCATCAACGCCGGGGTGACCAGCATTTTTTTGCAATAGATGGCTCGGGCTCCGGTTGCTTTTTTCTTGTGAAACTTTTTTCTTTGTGGGAAAAATCATTTACACAATAATCTCGTTTGTTTGTAGTAATGCCACCACGCCTGCGTTTCTCGAGCGGCGGCAGCCAAAAAGTCGAGTCGGTTGTAAGTCGACCGGTAGCACCAGCAGCAGCGGCACCGACGTTCCAAGACAAGGATGAAGAAATTTACCAAGCGCTGCAGCGACACAACTTGCCAGATCTCGAGTCCTTGTTGACGAAACTCGCCGACTACCGCATCGTCCACCGCATTTGCGATTTGCAAAAGGGGCGGTACCACCGATGGATCAACTTGACCGGCCGCCGCCGACTAGAATCGGGCGGCACGCCACTCCAAATCAATTTCACCGACAATGGTGCGGCAGTGCTGTGTCGCGCAGGTAGAAACCACTTTGTCAATTTTCACTTTGACAAATGCCTCACGTTTGAACGCATGTCGGACAATGAAGTCGTCATGATGACTTACTTGTAGTAGTTGTTGCCGTTGACCAAAACGCCACATCCTTACACGACACGATGCTCTTTTTGCCATTCCGATCACTAAAAGTGACGCTGTTGTCGTCGTCGTTCAACCCGTCCAGCCTCAACGAGCCATTGATAATGTCACCCACACGGACCGTCATCCCGACACTCATGGGCATATTCTTTTGAATGCTGTACACTGACAGTAGAGTTCCACTGATAACCACCTTGATAAAAGGGTACGTCAGGTTGGCTTTGAGCCGATCCAGCGTCGCAAACAAGTCCTTGTTCTGCTCGCGCACCAAGGCCAGCTGGTACATGCATACTTTGCTCGGGTGGCCTTGACGAATCACATCTTTCAAAAAGGACACTTCCGTGTGATGCTGCTTTCCTAGGTCGGCGGCCTTTAACGTGCGCCAAAACTGTTCGTGATTGTTCTTCGTGCTAAAGTTGAGTTTGAACCTCGTCTCGCGCTCGTCTAAACGACTGGGATCATACATGTACACGTTGGGCTTGTAGAGGGTGTCGCCGTGGTAAAAATCTACCGTGATGCTAAAAAAAAGTTCGTCTTTAAATTTCTTTGGAATGTCTTTGAATTCAATGTTTGTCAAAAGTACCCCGTATTTTTCGTGGTTGATGGTGCATTCATATGTATCACCAATTTTTAGGGCCAGGCCATAACCCGAATCTTCTTCGTCAATCTTAACATACACTTCTTTCCCGCGCGTTTCAAACTTCATGTATCAGGCAAAGAATTTTTTTTAATTTAAATGAACTTCTTGAAACTTTTGCGCCCGCCGATCGATAATTTGCGTTCCCACTTCGCCAATGGAGTCCTTGACGCTCTTTACCATGCCGAGCAAGTCAAAAGACGGCGGGGGCTCCCCATTTCTCGGGGTGCAACTCAACATTTGAATCGTCTTCCACTTGCGCAACATCCAGATTACAATGATAATCACCAGGAGAATATTGATAATGAGCAACCAGGAAAACAAGTGCTTAAAGGAGTCGGCTACCGGACCGTTTTGGGCAAAGAGTTGGTTGGCCTTGACCTTGGCCGCCATGACGTCGTGAAAGGCGCCGCGGTACTTGGAAATGCCGCCCAACAGTATGAACAACAAAATCAATTCAAAGGCATAAGCATACGTCACCCTTAGCCCGCGATAAAACGCATTCCAGAGGTACACGTGCAGTTTTAAAATGTCAAACTGCGCCGAACTCCCCGCCGTGTCGTACTCGGACGCGTTGATTTCGCTCAGGTTGGAAATGTCTTCTGAAATGCGGACAAACGTATTCAGCGTGTCGGCCCCCCGATAGATGAAAATGCCCAGAAAAGAATACATGACGAAAAAGGCCGACACGAAAAACATGGCCAGCGGAATGCCCATGACGGCCACTACCAAAATATATAGCAAAATAATAAAAAAGAAGACGACCGTCCCGGGAATGCTCTTCATCACGTTCATGTACTGCCACCATCCCGACTCGTTTTCACTGAAGGCGAACCAAAAGGCGTAGCCCAAGACGAGAAAAATAGCAATGACGCAAAACACTGACGTACTATACTGACCTTCCATGGATTTGAAAAAATCGGTGAGAATCGTCATGTGAAAGTTGGCCGACACTAAACCAATAAAGATGAGCAACATCACGGCAAAGATGACCTTTTTCGAGAGCGTGTACCTCAAGAGCGAGGGCACCTCCACCAGCGCCCAGTTGAAAGTCTGCAGCGTCTTGTAACTGGGCCCCACCAGAGCGTACAGAGTGATGCTGAAATTTCGCAAAAATGTTGGATCAAACGACCACCGTTCGTTTTCCTTGACAAAAAAAGTCACAAAGTACCAATTCATGATGAAAATCCAAATCAAAAAGGCCATGCAGAATTTCTGCGTCTGATCCACAAAGACGGCCACCTCGTAATCCGTTGCATTGTTGTTTGTGAGGGCCTGCGCAATTTTTCCGCAGCCCGCATGGACATTGTCATTCCACGACATCATAAACGACTGCGTCTCCTTGACACCCAGGCGGGCAATCAGGGCCGCCTTGCGCACGACGCCTCGGATAATGTTGGACAGTTGCGTCGTGGCCTGATTGACCTGCGTCATAATCTTTGACGTGTCCAGATCCGACGCCTGCATCTGGTTCATCGTCGGATCCCCTGCAATGTCAATGTTGAACAAGTCCGTCACATCCTTGTTTCCGCTACTCAAGTTGTCAATCGAGTCCAAGATGGAATTGATTTCGTCGTCAATGTTTTGCACCGTAATCTTTTTGGCAATGGAATCCGCTGCACTCGGACTTTTATTTTTGACGCGATCCAAAAAATCTTGGCGCTTTTTTTGAATCAAGTCGTTGATCGATTGGGATGCCAGTGGAATCGGAGCTGGGGCCACAGCTGGACCTGGACCTGGACCTGGAGCCTTGGCCGGAGCATTGGCCGGAGCCGTGGCCGGAGCCTTGGCCGGAGCCTTGGCAGCAGGAGCTGGAGCCTCGAACCCCTCTTGCAACGGCGCGTACAATGACTCGAATTGCGAAATGCGTTTTGGATTTTCAACTTTTCTCATTACTTAGAATGGACAAAAATTCGCGCATACACTATCGCGCATACATAAGTCCACAGTTGCCACCGATGAAGGACAAGATGTTGTACCGCTCTTCAATCACGTGCAAATCGTAATTGTACACATAAAATGCCCACGACGGTTTGGTCGACACGGCCAAGGGCGTACCCGTATCGTCACACACGACATTGTACTGCGAATTCAGCATGTCCACGGGCGGCAAAAACGTGGTAAACTCCAACTCAATATTCTTAAACTTGCTCAGATTCAGGGCCCCTTTCGGCTGATACTCAAACGGGCTCGTCGATAGACCGAAATTGTAGAGGTACAGACCACTCTTGCCATGGCCGTCCGTGCGCGTATACTTTTCCACAAAGTCGTATATGCCACTCGGCAACATTTGCTCGCGGTATTCCCCTTCCATGACCACACCAAACGTCGACATGATTTCGCGCTGATTTTGCAAATAGGCGCCCCCCGTCACATAGATGCTAGACTCGGGATCCAGCACGACGTTTTTCGGCAAGACATTGTTGTACGGCCAATTTGTAAAATTCCACCACTCGTTGCGCAAATTCACGTCGTTGCGTTGGAAAAAAAACATCCAACTCGACACCATGCCCGACGACGATTCCAGCTTGACTTTCTTGGATCCCGTCACGTTCAAATAGTTGTACTCGAAAATGTCTTTGACTAAATAGATTTGATCCTTGCTCGCAAACACGCGCTTCTCCTCGTCCGACAAAAAACAGTACGTGGCCACGATGTGCACGTCGGCGTTCCACAGCCGCGCCTGATTCTCGTACACCAGGTCCACCGGAGGGGACTGCAGGAAACGGTACATCTGAAACCGCTCCTGATTAAAGTCCGGTCGCACGTAGGGAAAGTAATTGGTCCAGTCAAAGACGTCGCGCACCCGAAACATTTCTTGAATGGGCCGAAGCGTCACATTGATGATCAGCTCATTGTACTGCAACGCCACCAAGGGAAAGGCGCACCGCGTGTCCAAAGTGAACCAAGAGTTGATGGGAATGTACAGCTGCCGCCCTCGGATCGACGGCTCTGCCGCAATCGGCGACGCCTTGACCGACGGATACGTGTTGGGCAAGTACGGATACGAGTTGACTCGGGCCGACCAGTTGGCCGGATCGTTGAATTCCGCCGTGTTGCCCGACATGCGGTCAAAGAGCCCCCGCTTCTCTGAAGAAAAGTCGCGGTCCACCATCGCCGCAATGTACTGCCCCGAATAACTCTGCAGCGTCGTCGATCCACACAAAATTTCCACATTGTCAATCATCAGCGCACCGAGCTGCTCGATCCAGCGAAACTCGTACGGCGACCAGTTCATGCTCGTGTCCTCCGTGGGCGGATATATCGGACTCCAAATGTCGGGCAGCGTCACCACGACGTACGTGTCCATCAACAAGTCCGCATTCCGCTTCATCTTAAACGTGAATTTAGACGCTTCCGTCAAGCGCAAGTCGCGCGAACCGTCATAGTCTAAACGGAACCGCTGCAGACCAAAATTCGTGTATTTTGAATACGTCACGGTGAAAAATGTCTTGGATGGATTGCCCGTCAAAAAGGCATTCATGCTCCCCACCGAAACAATGTTCAGTAACCCGCCCGGCATTTTTATTGGTTTGTTTACTTGGTAAAGATTTATATAATTTTTTTTATAAGTCTAAAAAAATGAATACCTTGTTCAGCACTGTCATTCTTCTCGCTTTTATTGGATTGTTCGTCTTTCTCATGTACAAAATTCTCAACAATACGCTTGGGGGCGGTTCGTCTCCGTCCGCCGCCGCCGCCGCGCTCTTGGATGACACGCCCAGCGACGCCGCCGCCGCCGAATTCTACAAGGTGCGCAGCTCCAACGGCGTCTCCATCGCCGGCATGACGACTCCGCTGCAGGACATGTCCTTGCGCCAAGTGATTATCAAGGCGTCGTCCAACACGGCCTTGACGGGCTCGTACGTGAATCTCAACATGGTCACCCAAGTGATTTCGCGCGGTTGTCGGTTCCTCGATTTCCAAGTCTTTATCAAAAACAACAGCGTCGTCGTCGCGTACTCGAATGCCACGTATGACCCCAGCTTCACGTCCATGACGTCGCTCAATTACGTCTCCTTGGCCGGCGTCTGCTCCACCATCATGGCCAATGCCTTTTCCGACACGGCGCCCAACAAGAGCGATCCACTGTTTGTCCAATTTCATCTGAAAACGGCCCGGAGTGACATGTACGACACCATTGCCCAGATTTTGTATGCCAACTTGCTAGACAAGTTGTACCTCGACTCCAACAAGCAAGCCGTCGCCGTCACGCCCGACACCCGCCTCGGCGACTTGATGGGCCGCGTCGTCGTCCTCATGGACGCGCCCCTCTTGAAAACCACCTACGCGTCGTCGTGCGCCGCCGACGTCACCTGCCGTACGTTACCCAGCGTCGTCAACATGCTCACCAACACGCCCACGGTCGCTCTTTACAGTGAATACGACTTGCTCAAACAAACGCACACGCCGTCGACGTCGTCGGCCTACCTCTATCGAATCGTACAACCCACCTTGGGCTTTTACAGTGTCACGACCAATCCCGACGTCTACGGCCTCGTTCAAAACTACAGCACCCAGGTCGTGGCAGAAGCCTTTTACATTTCCGACACCAATCTCTTGGCCTACGAACAACTCTTTGACAAGTACAAGTCGGCCTTTGCTTCCATGAGTGACGTCATAGGAATGATTGAACTCGCCCGACAAAAATAACTTTAGGACGTTATTACAAATAAACGAAAACGATGACGTCAACCCTAACCTTGAAACGCCGACGCCGCCGCCGACGCAAGTCGATGACCGCCGATGACTCTATGATTCAACTGTACAAACACGTGTATAACTTGAGAGACGGATTAACCATCGATTACGTCGTCATAAAGTTGAAGGATTCCACTTCTTGTGACAAAATCAGAATACCCACATCGTCGAGGATTACAAAAGCCTACTATCGCATGAGACACAAACTAACCGATATTATTTCCGACGCCAACTTAAAAAAATGGACGCAATTGTCCAAGACGGATACGAGTGAGAATTTGACTGCGCTATTGGACTTTTTGGATAAACCCATGTATACTTATTGCCTGATAGACGACACACTCATATTGGCCGAAGTGAAACCAGAAAATGACATTCATTGGTCGATTTACGACGAATATAGTAAACATGCATTAATCTGTAACTCCAACAGCATTTGCGTGTCTGGCATCGCCAAAAAGACTTTCGACGGCGGAAAGATTGAATTCGACAACATTTCCGGAACTTATAAACCGAGTACAAGCGAGCTCCAAAAACTCGATAAATTTAAATCATTCTTTCCAGAGCACCCGACTCCAAAAGACCCTCTTCTGAGCAGGAAGGTGGAATCGCGGTTTATTGGTGGGCAACGTCCAACCCGGAGGAGGTAGCCCAGAATTTTGTTGGCATAATTTAGCTGCGATGCCAACAAAAAAACGACGGCCGCGATACTTGCCCGATGTATGCAACGATCCCAAAATGACGTTTGAAGACTGCGAACTCGCCGTGCTGCGTCAGTCTGTGGACACGAACCAGAAAATCAAGGGCCAAAAACTCGTCAATCAAACTGAAATTGTGAAAATGGTCACCATCGTCGAAGACTTTTTGAAAAAGAAGAAATTACTCTGCTATGGCGGCACGGCCATTAACAACATTCTGCCCGTCGCCGCGCAGTTTTACGACCACACCGTCGACATTCCCGACTATGACTTTTTTTCTTTCCATGCGATGCGCGACGCCAAGGAGCTCGCCGACATTTACGCCGCCAACGGCTACGCCAACGTCGAGGCCAAGACCGGAGTCCATTTCGGCACCTACAAGGTGTTTGTCAATTTCATTCCCATGGCCGACGTGACCCAGATCCACCGCGACTTGTTTGACGCCTTGTCCGAAAAGTCCATCAACGTGGCCGGCATCTCCTACGTGCCCGCCGACTTTTTGCGCATGAGCATGTATCTGGAACTCTCTCGGCCCGAGGGCGACGTCAGTCGGTGGGAAAAGGTGCTCAAACGACTCACGCTCCTCAACCAGTACCACCCGATCAAGATGCCGCGCCAGGGGTGCAGCGACGTCTTGTTTCAACGACCGCTCGAAAATAACAACGACGACGCAACAAAATCGGAGAAAATCTTTGACATTGTGCGTCAAGTCCTGATCGAAGTCGGCGTCGTCTTCTTTGGCGGCTACGCCAGCTCCCTGTACTCGCGCTACATGCCCAACGCCCAGCGACGACTTGTGTCCAAGAACCCCGACTTTGACGTCTTGTACGAAGACCCCGAAGGCTGCGCCGCCCTCCTCAGGGAACGCCTGGGAGACGACGTCAAGACGACCATCGTCAAGCACGAATCCATCGGCGAACTCATTCCCGAGAGCGTCGAGGTGCAGGTCAATGGCGACACGGTGGCCTTTATTTACAAACCCATTGCGTGCCACAACTACAACGTCTTGAAAATTCGCGGCAAAGAGCTTCGGGTGGCCACCATTGACACCATCCTCAGCTTTTACCTCGCCTTTCTTTTTGTCGATCAACCCATTTTTAGCAAGTACCGGAATCGCCACCTCTGCATGGTCAATTTTCTCTTTGAACTCGAACAGAAGAACCGCCTGTCCCAGCGGGGACTGCTGCGGCGGTTCACGCCGACGTGCTACGGAACCCAGGAAACCCTCGAATCCATCCGCGCCCAAAAGGCGGCCAAGTTTGCCGAACTCAAGACCAATCGCATGTCCGACGAATACCAGGCCTGGTTCCTCTTTTACGTTCCCAATATGAACAAGACGAAAGCAAAACGCAAAAAGGGCAAAAAATTGTGGGGACTTTTTTAACACTACTAATGCGCTGAAAACATATTTGTTATGTTTTTTGGCTAGTGGGGAGGTTTACACAAAGGATAGACTCATGCAAGAATGCCAAAAGTCGTGCAAAAACGGATCATCGTGCGATTTATGGTATTTTTATCTTTGTCTATATTAAAAATGGAGATCAATAATTTTACGAAAAAAAATAAAAGTGGACTTCAATATACGTTGAGGGCAGTTAAAAATTCTCTTGACAGATTAGGGATTAGAATATTTGGTAAAGATATTGATTATTACAACAATTTAACCAATGTTAAATCATGTACAAAAATGTCATCAGGAGAAAATGGTGTTGTTTATTTACTTACATATAACAATGATGCACAAAAAATACTTAAGGTAGCAAAAAATACATTGGGAGATAATCCGGTATATGAATATTTTGTTGGCAAACACTTTATTAATAAGCATTTAAACACAGGTACTTTTGTAAAAACTTATGGACTTTTTATAATTAATCCGCCGGAGGTCAAAGAGGTACCACAAGATAATACAGACCCTGAGCATCAGTATGCTCAGCCGTTTTTACCGACTATCGAAGAGGCAGTACCTGAAGACATTGGACTAGATTTTCTAAAAACACGACTAGAATTAGTAAATAATGTTACTGTAGAAGAAACAGAAGAACGTTACAAAGAAATAATTAATGGTTCTTGCGCAAAAGAAAATGATAGAAAACAAACTTTTGCATTTTTAATTGATTATGTCCCTGGAATTAGTTTTATAGATTTTTGCAAATCTGAATCTGCATCTGAATCAAGTATTGTAAAAATCTTAATAAAAATATATAAAACACTAAATCAGTTATATCCAAATTTTATTCATAGGGACTTAAACATAAATAATATTATTATCAGGTCGACATTTCTAGGCAGAACTCCTATAATAATTGATTATGGTCGATCTTATTTTGATTCTGGCATAAAAAACTCACTTGAAATTTACAACATTTTAAAAGAAAAATACAGCATCGAAGAGATAAAAGATAATGGGTACATTAATATTTTTAGTCTGGAAAACGATATATTTATGAATCAATCAGTAACTTGTACCACCCCACCCCCTCACTTCTTGGCCAGCAACCGGCTGGGAATGGCCACTGCCCTTGAGGCCCTGCCTCCCCCAGCCACAGCCCCACTACCGGCTGCTTGTACCGATTGTAGAAATTCAATGGACTTACAATTACTTGACGATTTAAAATCATTTATCGAGGATCCCCCAATCAAGCCTCAGCTGGTTACACCGGGAACCCAGACCGAATTTCCTTCTGAAAATGACCTTACGAAAAACAATCAGCAAATAGCGCACCCGATTGGGGAAATCAACCATAAATTCGAGTCACTACTGGCACTACTGAAAAGAGTTGATACAAAATTGGATAAAGATTTTTGTAAAAAGGAAACGGTTGCCACAGACAAGGACATTAATACTATTCAACGTGCATTAATCGAATTGAGGAAATTGAGATTTTTTGGAGGAAAAGCAAAAACTAAAAAAAGACGTAATAAACGAATGTCGTGGCGTGCGTCAAGACGACGATTTAGGTAGGGCGCTGCAAAACAACAGGTACTGCGCCAAGGCCGCGTGCACATTCTTGCCCAACTTGCGCGTCTTGCCTCCTGCATCAACCGTCGTCGTTCCGTCCAGACACTTGGGATCCTTTTTGAGAGCATCCAACAGTTCCAACAAAGACGGATATTTCTTGCAAATGGCCTGCGCCGCCACGTGACTGACTCCCGGCAACTGGCACAGAAAAATTTCGCACATGTTCTGGGGCGTGAGGTTGGCCTTTTTCACCTTTTTCACCACCGTGCTGTACGACTCTGCCGTCGAGACTTGTTCTTCTTGGACAGAAGCAGGAGCAGGAGAAGCAAATGGCGTCCGATGCTTCTGCGTAACGTCCCGGTGAATCTTGTCCGCCATCGTCAGCAACCACTCGGCCGTCTCTTGGACCGACGACGTCCGCACCACCGAGAAACCCTTGAACACTTGAAGAGACGTCATCGTCGCATGCACCAGTTTGCGCTCTTTGGGCACCGACAAGACGCCCTCGATGACGTAAAAGACCCGGCGCGGATCAAACGCGTGCTGCAGCCTGTACGACTGCTCCTCGTACCGGCCGTCCTTGATGCTCGCCAGCAAGTCCGCGACTGACTTGCGCTCCATCAACCACGTGCCGCCGCCATCCGCTGTAATCGACGCGTCGCCTAGATCCAAGACCTTTTTCGTAATCGTACACGACGGCCACGACGGAGCAATCAACATGCATTTCTCATACAATGCATGTTCACGTTCATCCAAGACGACTTGCATGTTTTCTAATGTGTAGCCAGATGTTTTTAAATTGTTTTTTTTATTGACCGCCTGATTCTTTTGCGTGTCCGGGGAATCTTGTACTTTTTAGGTTTTCTACGGGAACCACCTGTATTTCGGCTTAAAAATCGTTTACCAAAATCCCTCAACTTATCAAGTAAAGGAGTTTTTGACTGGGTCGCAGTAGGAGGAATTTGGACGGAGGTAGCAGGGGGTGTTGGTGTGTCTATTACGTTGCCATTTAGTTGGCGCTCAATCTTGTAGAATTTAACAGATCCTTCAGGTGCCTTGGAAAGTTTCAATATTTCAACATCGCGTGTTTGGTTGCTATCGTCGTGAAATGCTTGACTCAATGCTGTATCTACCATAACAACTTTAGGATAATCATGATCATCTTTGCAGCGTAGAGCAACACATCCTATATTCTCAGGACAAAGACCAGGAAAATAAGTCGTTGGACAATGACCAACAATCACAATCGGTTGAGATTCTTTTTCTTCCGGACATTTCTCAAAATATTCTCTAGTCCAAAGAATATTTGGGCCGTTAGGGCCAGGAGTGTTAGGTGGGTCATATGGGTTTTTTATAGGCAGATCAAGTGGTAGATCTTTATTTGGAGCAAGTTGATCCGTATATCCATTTTTATTAATTGTTTCTTGTATGTTTTCCCAAAAATCATCTAAAATATTTTTGCCATTCATAGGCAAGAAAAAAAACAGTGTGAAACACGATGTGCTGCAGTGCATTATTCCAAAAGTCGATCATCTTGTAAAACTTGGAATGAAAATTTTCGAGGATTTGTCGACGCGTGCCACATTTTGGGAAAATTATTTTTTATGGATATACTGTATAATGGCTAGAACAGGTCGTCGTCGTCGTCGTTCAGTCGCTAAAAAAACTCGTGGCGGTGGTAAACAAACTCGTGGTAAACAAACTCGTGGTAATAGAGTTCAAAATCCTTTAGATACAGACGATGCTCCCCGTTTTTTCGAAGGTTACCCCCTTTACAAAGATTTGCGTATTAAAAATACACCATTTACAACAGAGGAAATTATTAAATTAAAAGAAGGTTGGAGTACAAACGATAAAGACTTTGTTAATGATTTTCAGGAGGATTTTGATCAAATAGAAGATCTACTGCTCCATGGGGCATATACAAAAGATCATATTTATTTTTTTACACATCCTGCTGGTGGTCAGTAACTCTGACCGAATTTCCTCATTTTCATAATAAAATATGTCCTTACGAAAATAAATCAGCAAATAGCGCACGCGAATCGATAAATCGTCAAGGAACCCGAGACGTGAACACATACAATTTCTGGTGTTCCTTTGTTCATAAGCTTAATAAACAAATATGGCGAGTTTTGATAAAATGGTAAAAGAACTGATCAACGCTTATCGTTTTTGTCATTGACGTTGTTATAGTCCCAGTGTCCGTCTATTTGAATGAAATCGTAAGTAGGTTGACCAAAAAAATTTTTTGAGGACTCGTGAACGTAACTCTTATACAAACTCAATTTGAAGTTGGGTTTAAACTTTTCAGGGTTTCCTAAATCAGGATGATTTAAAACTGTGTCTAAATCGTGATTACCAATGGTAAATAAAACTTCAGAGCCCTTTGATCGCGCAGAGATTCGAAGATTATGAATCAGACAATGAATCAAGAGTTCGAATGCACCAACAATATCATTCACTTGGTTTGAATTCCGTTTTCCGTCAACCAGATCACCTAAAATTAGAAATAGTGTTCTTTCACCCCCAATCCATTCAGCATTGTTTATAAATTTTGGATTGTAAATTTTCTTCGGGTCAAACACATCAACATCTGTGGGGTTGAAGTCGGCTAGCCAAATTGTTCTTGTAATGTTTTCCGTGCATTTTTGTAGTCGGGTTCTACTCCTGCATATTCTTCAATTAAGTCCTGCTCGAATTTTACTTCAGGTAGTTCAATTCGATAATCCATTTACTTTTATACGAGAAAAAAAAACGTTACCGTCCCAGACCAATCGGAGACATCATCAGGTTGCGCTGCTCCGCCTGATAGAAGCGGATTTTCGACAGAATATAGTCTTGATCCTTGAGCATTTTCTGCCGCTGCTCCAACGCCGACGGCTGGCGCTTGTAACAAAAGTACAACGTCAAGCCGATGCCCACGGTCAAGAGGACCAGCACGGCCACATTGAGGGCCGTCATGTACAACTTGACGCGCGTCTCGTGACAACCCTCCAACGTGTTTAGTAAAGACGACCGCAACTTGTTCTCGACCAGCATGCTTTTTAAGTGCCATGGAGAAATCGTCCGTCTAAAATCTACCGCTTTAGTAAACCTATGGGTGACGACGTGATTCTTCAAGCGGTACACCAAGGCAACGACGCCAAATTCAATTCCTGCATCGGCGGAGTCATTGTCACGGCCCTCCTCTTTGTCTTTCCCGTCTTTATTTTTTACCAATTCATTTTTTACAAGACGGATTTGGCCTTTTTGGATGGCGTCTATCTCTTTGGCTGCATCTACGTCATTGGCGCCGTCGCCTGTCTCATGTACTATCGCTTTCTCGTGGTCGGCGATGACAAGATTGAAATTGACAAGATCAATCTGGGAACCGCGGCGGCCGTCTTTGGCAAAACATTTGCCGCCTTTTTCGGAATCCTCGGATTCACCATGGTGGCCGTCGCACTCAACCCCAATTTGGTGCGCATCTTTGAAAACACGATTGGGTTCGCCGTCTGCCGGTCCTGGGGCGCCAACAAGCTGCTCAACGCCATGCTCAAGAGCGACCTCTTTGATCGCGCCTCGGTCAACATGTCCCCCGACGACAAGGAAGCCTACATGAACTACGACTTTTTACTCACCACATGGCACGTGGCCGACAAGAAAAAGTTGGAAGACGACATTCGTACCTCGTGCGCAACAAATGGCTCTCAAAAACGTGATTTGCGGTTCGACTTTTACTGGAACGCCAAACAAATTACCGAGGAAAAAATCAAAGAATTACTCGGCTACATTGATCTAAAATACTACGTCGGACACTTTACCTGGATCTACATTGCCTCCGTCTTTTCGCTCCTCGTCAGTCTCGTCGCCACCGTCATGAATTAAACCGATTCACACCTCGGTTTACACCTACGTCTGGCGATGACTGGCTGCATGATTTATCTCACCATTCTTTTGCTCCTCGGCCTCTTGGCCGTGCGGGTATGGACCACTGCTGAAAAACGGCAGTTTCTTCGTGGATCTTATTAAAAAATGGTATACTTGGATTGCTCCACATTGTTCTTTGTCACACTCAGTGTCATGCCATAACTCGAAAAGTACTGCGACAAGACGGAGCCGTTGCCGGCAATGTAGGCGTCCCAGACTTCTTGCGGCCCCACGGGACCACTCCAGTTCTGGAACCCCGCCACGTAGGCGTCCCAGCCCGTTCCGAGATTGACTGCCGAGGCAGCCACCGGGGCCTTGGGCGCGTTGGTCAGCTTGGTCGACGTGACCAACTTTCCGTCTAAATAACAATCGATGATCTTGTCGTCGCCGCTGATCACAATGTACGTCCAACTCTGGACGGGGAAATTGTCCGTGATCAAAATGTCCTGATCTTTCGAGGACGGATTTTGCTCAATGTGACAATACAGCGACGGCGACTTGGGGTCCAGATAGACTTCAATGTTGGCGTCGCGAATAAAAATCGTCTTCTTGGTTGTCGTGTTCCACGTATTCACAAAGACCCAGATGCCGTAAGCATACCGCGTCGAGGTCCCACTGTTGAGTGTGGTAAAGGGCGGGTTGGTCGAATTCAGGTTGGCACTCTTGGTCAAAGTATTCGACTTTTTCACAAAGTAAATGTACAGAAAGTACAACAGGACCACAACGACAATCACGAGAATGATGATGGTGATGCTCATGTTTATTTTTATACAGAGAGACTTTTTACGGTCATGAGCGGCGGATCACGGTCTTTCATCAAATTGTAAGAAAAGGCAATTTGCTCCGGCGACAGCGTGTGCTTGTAATAGACTACGTTGCACAAGCCTCCGTGCACCCCGGGACCCGCGGGATCGCCCGCCGTAATCGTGTCCAACGGACCATACGGCGGCAGAGCGTCATGCAGACGGCACGTGTACTCGATTTGGCCATTGATAAAGAGGTTGGCCTCGTTGTTGGAATAGTTGATGACCACGTAGTTCCACCGTTGCGGCAACAATTCCACGTCGTGCGACCACTGATTTCGCTCTTCCAGCGTAGTCGGCGGGTAGCGCGTAAAATAAAACACGACCTTGTTACGATCCGCTAAATTGTCCGACGACGTGCCTCCCCCATAATAGCGAATCATGGGCTTGACTTGCTGGACTCCGGCTTGGTCAACAAAGCCGTACGAAAATATTTGCGACTCTGCCTGGTAACCCGACATTTGTTGCGTGTTGGCGTTGATGTAAATCCACATGGAAATGGCATAATTCTTGCGATACGTTGCGTTGATCGGATCAAACAACTGCGGACTCGAGGCCAACTGTTGGAAGTTGCCAACCGTGGGCGTCTGACCGCGCAACCGAATGGGATTGTTGACCAAGATAATCGCCTGATTCTGGTCCGTGCCCATGACCGACTGCGTAATCTGCGGCAAATAAACGTACACGACGATGAGCGCCACTTCCAAGAGAATGGCCAGATAAATGGACCAGGAGGTCAGATTGAATTCCTGCATGAGGGCATTCCACAACTCGTGCAGAATGCACGGCAAAAAGAAGAGGACCTGGGCAATGAATCCGGCCCAGCCCTTCCAACGGCGCATTTCGCTCACCACATAGCCGTACACAAAGGCCAGGGCCACCAGGGCAATAAAGACAAAGACGGTCCAACTCATAAAGAGCGAAAACGTGTACGACACGTTGGTCTCCGTGTAGAGCCAGGCCAACAGCGCGACCACGATGAGCGCAGTGACCACCTTGAAACTCGCCGGCGCCAAACCCTCTTTGTTTTCAATGCTCAGAATGACAAAAAACAGAATGATGAGCGGCAAACACATGACAAAGAAATATTTTTCTAAATTGCGCTGAAGGTAACCGGGAGATTGAATCAGGGCATACAAGCCAATCGCAATAATGAGAAAAACGACGGACAGAATGCCGTATTGCTCTATACAACCTATCATAGTGGCGATCCACGGCGGCAGAGAAGACGACGTCTCTGTCGCCGCAACCGCAGGCCCATCTCCTCCTCCATGCCGCTTCATCTTACTATACTGGCGCTACATCTTTATCACTCGGAATTTGTTCAGAGTTCGATCGACATTCGTCAGTAAGCGCAACTTTTCCAAATTGTATGGACGAATACACTGAACTGCCTGCGACAAGGTCTTCCACTGCATCAGACTGACCTCGCTTTTTTCGAAATTGGCCAGAGAAATGGCGTGCTGCGCCTCGTCCAAAAACATGACGTAGTACTTGTGCTTGTATGACTTGTAGTTGGATCCGGTGAAAATTTCCTCGTAAGGAATGAGATTTTGAATGTTGTGTAGATGGTGCGTTGAAATGCCCGTCTCCTCGGCAAACTCGCGCAAAGCGCAGTCGTAGTCCTTTTCTTGCGGATTGCGGCGTCCTTTGGGGAAACCCCACTCCGGCTCCGTCCACTGCTCCGACGACATGCTCTCGTCAATCAAGTGGTTCAGAGTGTACGATGAATCGTCGACAAACTTGCACACGACGCCCTTGAAGAGGACATTGTACTTGTCGCGTGACGTGAGCTCCTCGCTTCGGTAAGACGCCGGGGCCGCTGCCGGCAACGGTTTTCCCCAGACCGACTGCCACAACAAGCCAAAGTCTCCGCTGCGCATCTGCTCCTTTTCTTGCAGCGTCATCTGCTTCAACATGTTGATAATGTAGGGGCGATTGTAAATCGAATACTTGCCGCGCATGAAATCAATGTAGCCCAGTGTGTCTTTACGGCGAATCATCAGATATTCGTACTCTCCCGAGGGCCCGACGCGCACCGCAATGATGCCCACGCTGGTAATCGGAACCTTGCATTGGTAATACAAATGGCCCATCTTCCCACAATTGTTGCACTTGGTGTTGTCATGCATTCTTCTCCTGGTGTATAAAAACGCAAACGTTTATATTTCTTTCCTGGTATTATTACAACAATGTCGGCGCGTTCCGTGCGATTTTTAAAGCAGCTCTTGGAGATGATTCAGCAATTTTCTAAACGGGTAAATTGCCGCGCCCTGCGGGTGCCTGAACAATTTTCTGCGGCGACCAACGTGGTTCAGGGACGCTACTTTTCTCGACATGTTCCCAAAGTTTTCAAGGAAAAGATTCTCAGTTTACCGAAATTCCAGCAAAAAGCATTCGAAATCCGAACCTCTTCTGACCACGTCTGTCGCTTGTTCATCGTGTCCCCCGGGACAACAAAACCGGCAGCCTTTTTCAAAGACGCCGCAAGAAAAGTGTACACGTGGCTAACCCTGTGTCGTCATTTTGCGCCGGCCGAGTGCAGTCGGCACCTGGACGTGTACCTCTACTTGTTGAATGACAAGAAAATTTTGCCTTCCGGTCCGGGTCTCGACGTCGAACAGGTAAACACGGCATTCACCATCCGCGGTTGCGACAACGTATCCGAAATAAACATTTTCAGAGAGGAAGAATGGTTCAAGGTCTTGATTCACGAAACGTTTCACAACCACGGACTCGATTTTTCAATCCACTTTGACGCTTACGATGCTCTGGTCCAGGGAGAACTCCAGCGCTCCTTTCCCGCCTTGCATTCCAAGGTCCTTTTGTTTGAGAGCTACTGCGAGTTCTGGGCCGAGACGTTGCATACGCTCTTTCTTGCTGCGACTTTTTCCGATGCTTGGGCCAAAGCCCGGAAACTTTTTCGACAAGAGCGCGACTTTTCCGCTTTGCAGTGCGTCAAAGTGTTGGACCATTACGGTCTCCAGTACGACGACTTGTTAAAAAAAAACGGCGCGGTGGGGTTTGTTGATGACAAGACCAACGTCTTTGCCTACCACGTCATAAAATTTATCATGGTCGAGGCCGATTTCTTGGACTGGCACCTCGCCGTCCACGGACCCACGCTCCGCTTCTCCGACGATCATGTTCTAGGCTTTTGCAAGTGGATCTACGCGAATCGCAAAGTGCCCGACTTGATTGACACGGAACGTTTTTATGCCACCTTGGATAAAAGAGAGCAGTTGGCTCAGACACTGCGCATGGTGGCCAACAACTGATTGCACTTACTTTCGATGGAAGAAATGCCGCGCGAATTGCTGGTGCCTGGTCTCGAATACTACATTGCCAGTCTGACGTGGTCGTCGGATGGTCGTCGAGTACCCAATGAAAAGTTTCCAAAGGTCATGGGCACATTCATGGGACTGTCGCCCAGCGACCTCTATGAAAATTTTTATTTCGCCTTGTTTTCAGAGTACCGTGATGTTTCCGAAAAAGGGCGCGGTTACAATGTGTCACTCAACGATATGTGGCGTTTTTATCCCGTTAAAAAACACCTCATCCAACAGGCCATGGAACGCCGCGCCTTGACCCAGATCCTGCGCAACATTACTGGCGACGAATACTTTTCTTGGCCGTAAATTATACGAACACTCTTTTGCACATCATGTCCGTCGATCCCTCTGGACAAACGGTGGCCGTTGTTCGATCGCTGCCCTATGAGGTGATTAAGCACATTTATGAAAACAAGGAACTTTTGCAAGATATCATCATCAGAAACCAATTTCCGGAGCTGAATATTCTTTACGAAAGCACCCCGGAAAAGTTGTGCTACGAAGCGGCCAAAAAGGGTTATTTACACTTGCTTCGAGTTGCGCACGAGAATGGTTGTCCTTGGGATGAGCGCGTTTGCACAATTGCCGCCTGGCATGGGAATCTCGACTGTTTGGTGTATGCCGACAAGCATGGCTGCCCCATGGATGAGTGGATTTACATTGACACGTGGAAGGGGGGCCACCGAGAATGCTTCAAGTATGTGGCAATGTGCTGCGGATACCGCCATGAATTGAATGACAAGCGCGAAGTCGTCGAGTACTAGGATTTTTTTTTGTGTCCAGTGCCCCCACTTCGGATTGCACATCATGTCAAAAATGGAACGTTTTTATAGTGCATTTGCCTTGTTTGCTAGTGACGTTTATCATTCGAAGAATCACAAATATTGTTGGATGGAAATCGCGTGGACGATGGATACGATGTAACCATTCATATTTTTGACTGGAACACCGGACTAGAATCCAGATACAAGTTGAGTCGATTGTCTGACATAAATGATGAAAATTTTACGCAAATCATTACATTATTTGAGAATAAACTCTTTCATCTCGAAAATGAATGCGTTTGGGTTAGTCGACTCGATTACAAACATACGTGCGAATTTAAATTCTTCTATGAAAATTGCAACAACAATGATTTTTTGGATGCGGTTTTTGAGGAACTTTCTTGGCAAAACGGAGGAGACCTCGACTTTCACTTTGATATGATAGATGGCGTCATTCAAGACGCCGCTCTTTATAAAGGTAATACTAGGAATCCTCGAGATCCCGAGGATTAGGCAGCGGCGTTTTGTTGTGCCATATTTTGTTTGTTGTGCCATGTATAAATAGTGCCCGTTTTGTAAAAGACAAATTAACAATACATGGACAACAGACTCTGGTTCTGCTTCTCTTCGTTCTTGATCAGCGTCTCGATGAGCTTGACCGTGACGGTAATGGGGAATTTCACCTCTTTGACGTCGAGTTCCTTGGCAAACAAGTTGGCGTCGGGCTTCATCAACCGAAAGAGGTTGAGTTTCGTGTGGATAATTTCCAGACAGCGCTTCAAGTTGCGCACGCCCTCTTCCTTGTGGGTCAAGTATTCCGACGCGATAATGTACTGGAGCGTCTCGTCGGGCACAATGACTTCCGTGTCGTCAAACTTGACCTGCTCGCGAATCTTGGGCAGCAAAAAGTTGCGCGCAATAATCATCTTTTGTTTGGCATCGTAGCCCTTGGTCTCGATGCGATACATGCGGTCGCGCAAAATGGGATTCACCTTGGCTTCATTGTTGTAGCTAAAGATGAACAGACACTTGCTCAGATCAAAGTCAATCTCGGCAAAGTACTTGTCGTGGAATTGCGAGTTTTGCGACGTGTCCGTCAAGTGCGTCAAAATGCCGATAATCTCCTCGCCGCGAAACGTTTCCGAGACCTTGTCGAGCTCGTCGAAATAAATCACCGGGTTCATGCACTTGGAATCCATCAGGATCTGGGCCACCTTGCCCCACAGACTGCCCTCGTACGTATACGAGTGGCCCTCGAGGAAACTGGCGTCGCCCGTGCCGCCCAGGGCAATAAAGGCGAATTCGCGGCCCAAAATCTTGCTGATGCCCTCTTTGACCAACGACGTCTTGCCCGTACCGGGGGGGCCCTTGATGGCAATGGCCGTGCCCATGGCCGCGGGATTCGTGATCCACTGGCCAATCATTTGCATGATTTGCATCTTGGCATCGTCGAGACCGTAGACGCAATTGTCCAGCACGTCCTTGGCCGTCTCCATAAAGGCGTGGCACTTGTCAATGCCGTCGCCAATAGTCACCGACAGGTTTTTCTGGATCCCAAAGGGAATGCGCATAAAGGCGTCGACCCAGGTCTTGAGCTTGTAGTACTCGGAATTGCTGGGCTCCATCGACTTGAGCACATTGACCTTTTGCATGACGGCGGCCTTGTACTTGGGCGGAATGTCCGACTCGAGGAGCAGCAGACGGTACGGCTTCTTGATCAACATGTGGTCATTCACCTGCTGGAGCTGATCCATGACGCGCTTCTGCTCCTGGTTGGACATTTTCTTCTTGAAATAGTTGATTTCGCCCATGTCCTGCTGCGCGCTGTCCTGCACCAAATCGTAATACTTTTTGGCATTCTTGGCGCGGGCGCGCTTGACCAAGTCGCGAATCGATTCCGTGCAGTCGTCGATGGACTTTTTAATGTGCGTCGAGTTGGGCGTGCGCGCCAACTTTTGGGCCAACAACTTTTTGAGATCCAAGAGCTCCTTGTACTCGGCGTCAACGTCTTTTAAATCGTCCTCGTCCTCGTCCTCGTCGGCGGCTGCCTCGACCAGAGTTCTCTTGGTGCCGCCGCCCTTGGATACGACCGTGACCTTTTCGTAAGACTCTTTCATAAAGGTTTGCTCGTCTTCCGAATCGCACTCGGCCACCTCGTCGTCCTCGCAGGCCTCCATGTACTCTTCCTCGAGGGCGTCGTTGCCGCCGCCGCTTCCACCCGTGTGCAAGACAATGGCAAACTTGTCGTCCACGTCATCGTCATCGTCGTCGTCGTCGTCTTCCTCCTCGTCCTCGTCCTCCTCGTCCTCGTCCTCCCACTCGTCCTCGTCCTCCGTGGACACGGTTTTCTTTTTCGCCACCGTCTTCTTGATGACAATGTTTTCCTCCTCGTCATCGTCGTCATCCGAAGGCGGCGGATCCTTGCGACCCTTGCGCTGACGCAACTTGTTGAATTTCTTCTTTTGCGGAGGTGGCATCGGATGCGCAAAAACTTTCTGGATTATTTTTTTATACATGCATGGACATATTTCATGGGATGCGCAAAAAAAAACAAAGCAGAAAACAACTCAAAGATTAATTATCTTCCGGTCATAGCAGGTAGTAGTCCCACATCTGTTTCCACATCCGATGACGTCGACGGTTGGAAAACAACACGTGCTGGTCCCGGCGAGGATCATTGGCATTCAATTTTCCATGTTGTCCCCGGAAGAAATTCGCAGGAATTCCGTCGTGGAAATTAATTCGCGCGACACGTACAACAACAACAAGCCCGTGCCGTATGGTCTCTTTGACCCGCGCATGGGTGTCCTCGAACCGGGCATGATTTGCCCCACGGATGGTCAGACCTACATGGACACGCCGGGTTACTTTGGTCACATTGAGCTCGCCAAACCCGTCTTTGCGATGCAGCACATTAAGGAAATTATGAAGATTACCCGATGTGTGTGTTTCAAGTGCAGCAAGTTGCTCATTGACAAGAACAAGTACAGTTATATTTTGAAAAGGTCGGCGGAGGAGCGCTGGGACTTTGTCTCGAAAGAGGCGGCCGGCATTGCTCGCTGCGGCAACGAGACGGACGACGGCTGTGGCTGCCGTCAACCGACGCGGATCATGCTGGAGGGCATGTGCAAAATTGAGGCCACCTGGCCCAATTTGGACTCTTCTTCCTCTTCCTCTTCAGGGATCGACGCGCCCGTCAAGATTATCCTCACGCCCGAGATTATTCTCAAGATTTTCCGGCGCATTTCCAACGACGACGTCTTTTTCATGGGCTTTCACCCCAAGTGGTCGCGTCCAGAATGGATGGTCCTGACCGTCTTGCCTGTGCCGCCGCCGGCAGTCCGTCCCTCGGTCAAGTACGACGCCCAGCAGCGGTCCGAAGACGACTTGACGCACATTTACAGCAACATTCTCAAGTGCAATGCGATTCTCAAGGAAAAGTTGGCCGACCCGGCGCAAATTAATTCCAACACGGTCGATAAATTCTACCTGAGTTTGCAGTACTACGTGGCCGCCATTGTCAACAACAAGATGAAGGGCATGGAGCCCATGTTTCAGCGCTCGACGCGCCCGCTGCAGTGCATCATGGACCGACTCAACACGAAATACGGCCGCATTCGCGGCAACTTGATGGGCAAGCGCGTCGACTTTTCCGCGCGGTCCGTCATTACCGGAGACCCCAATCTCTCCATCCGACAACTCGGCGTGCCTCTGAAAATTGCCAAGAATATTACCAAGCCCGTCACAGTCAATGCACGCAATCGCGGATTTCTGCTGACCCTGATCCAGAATGGCCCCGACGTCTATCCGGGCGCCAAGATTCTAGAGCGCAAAACGGGCGAACACATTTCGCTAAGGTACGTGGACCGCACCACGCTTGCGCTGCAACTGGGCGACGTTGTGCACCGCCACATGATGGACGGCGACGCGGTTCTCTTTAACCGCCAGCCCTCGTTGCACCGCATGTCGATGATGTGTCACATTGTCAAGGTGATGAAGCGCGGCGACACGTTTCGCATCAATGTGGGCTGCACGAAGCCGTACAATGCCGACTTTGACGGCGACGAGATGAATATGCACGTGAGCCAAAACGTCTTGGCCGAGACGGAGCTGCGCCACTTGGCCGCCATTCCGTACCAGATTATCAGTCCGTCGGGCAATGCGCCCATCATTGGCATTTACCAAGACTCGCTCTTGGGATCGTACCGGTTTACGCGCGAAAACATTACGTTTACTCTGCCCGAGGCCATGCGGCTCTTGATGCGTTTTGCGCACGTGGACCCAGAGGCTTTAAAGGCAGCCGCCAAGACGAAGAATGGCAAAAAAGTGGTAACGTCGTTTGACATTTTGTCGCAAGTGATGCCGCACGTGACGATGCAGTACTCGACCAAGCTCTTTTCGGACAAGGACGAAGACTACCGGACGTCGAATCACGTGGTGGAAATCCGCGACGGCAAGTACGTGAGGGGGCAAATGGAAAAGTCGGTTCTCGGTCAGAGCACCCGCGGCCTACTCCATCGCGTTTACAATGACTTTGGTCCCATGGCGTGCTCGCAGTTTATTGACGACTTGCAAAACATTATTACCGAGTACATGAAGGTCAGTTCCTACAGTGTGGGCATCAGCGACTTGATTGCCGATCACGTGACACAGACCAAGATTATGCAAATCATTGAGCAGCAAAAATCGGAAGTGCGCGACCTCATGGACCGCATGCATCTGGGCATTTTCGAAAACAACACGTCGCGGACCAACCAACAGCATTTCGAGGGCCTCATCAATAATATTCTGAACAAGGCCACGGACGAGAGCGGCAAAATCGGCCGCACCAGCCTCAGCCCGGCCAACCGGTTCAAGATTATCGTGGATTCGGGGTCCAAGGGCACGGCCATTAACATTTCGCACATGATTTCGTGTGTGGGCCAACAAAACGTCGAGGGCAAGCGCATCCCATATGGCCTCGATGGGCGTACGCTGCCGCACTTTAAAAAGTACGACGACGGGCCCTCGGCGCGCGGATTCGTCGACAATTCGTACATGTCGGGTCTGTCGGCCTCGGAGCTCTTCTTCTTGGCCATGGGGGGCCGCATCGGACTCATTGACACGGCCGTCAAATCGGTGACCTGGGAGACGCCCATTGTCTTTTTGGAAAACGGAATGGCCAAGTATTCCGAGATTGGTCGCTGGATTGATGCCAAGCTTGATGATCCCGACCTTCAATCTCTTGTTCAGCACTTTCCCAAAGATCGCAATCTGGAAATGTTGGATTTGAAACCCGATGCAGTCTACATTCCGACGACGGACAAAGATGGAAACGTGACCTGGGGTCAAATGACGGCTGTAACGCGCCATGATCCAGGAACGACTCTGTATGAAATCAAGACGACGGGTGGACGCAGTGTCATTGTGACGGAGAGCAAATCGTTGCTTGTGTGGAATCCTGAAACCGAGAAACTGCGGGAAATGCTCACGCCAGACATTCGTATCGGGGATTGTGTTCCCGTGACGGCCCAGTTGTCGGAACCACCCGTGATTATAGATTGCATTCAACTAGGTGAAACGTTCAAACTGGATGAAGACACAGGGCTACGCATGGGGTTATATCTGGCCAATGGTTTGGATCCTCAGTCTTCTTACCAAGGAGTCTTTGAATATCTGACGGATTCCGGAAATTGTATTCCAACCGAGGCATTTCTTGCGCCAGAAATATTCGTTTCGAGTTTGCTCAAATCGTATTGTTTCGCGAGAGCATATTCGCAACACCGAGGCACCATGATTGCCATGACGGGAAAATCGCGCCGACTGCTGGAAAGTATGGCCATGTTACTGTCTCGTTTGGGCATTTTCTCGGAATTTCATCGCGAAGATGACAAACTGATGATTCATGGCAAGAAATGGTTGCAAAGGTTTGACCAGTATTTTCCGAATCTGATCCCGATCCGGTTAGACGAATGCGAAGACGCGTACGAAACGCTGCAAGACGTCGTCCTGGATCCCATTCTCTCCATTACCAAGATGGGTGTCGAAAAGCACCCCAAAATGTACGACGTGACGGTGCCATCCACACTCAATTTCGGACTTGCCAATGGCCTGCAAGTGCGCGACACGAGCAAGACGGGGTACATTCAACGCCGCTTAATCAAGGGTCTGGAAGACTTGAAAGTGGAATACGACATGACGGTGCGCAACAATCGCGGCAAGGTCATTCAGTTTTTGTACGGCGACGACGGCTTTGATTCGACGCGCATCGAGAATCAGACGTTGCCCCTGGTCGGCATGAGTGTCGAGGACATTTACTTGCACTATGACATTATCGGGGCCAACAATCAAAAGGATGAAATGCTCAACGTCTATAGTCAAGGCGCGGCGGACCGCGCGCGCAAACAAAAGGCTGCAGCGCAAGAAACGTGCCAAAAATACATTGACAAAATGTTGAGGGCACGCGACGACGTGGTCAAGCGCGTCTTCAAATCGAAAAATGACAGCGCCGTCTTTTGCCCCATTGCCTTTCAGCACCTCATTGCCAACATCCAGGGCCAGCTCGACTTGACGCCACAGTCCGTGGTGGATATCACGCCCCTCGAGGCCTTTGAACTGATTGAAAAAAATTTGGAGCGCATGAATGGCGTCGTGTCCTTTGCCCAAGTGACGCCGCTTTTCGAAATTCTGTACTATTTTTATCTGTCGCCCAAGCACTTGCTCGTGTACAAGCGGTTCCACAAGCGGGCCCTGGAACTGCTCCTGGAAATGGTCCTGCTGAAATTCAAAGAGGCGCTCGTGCATCCGGGGGAAATGGTGGGCATTGTCGCGGGGCAGTCCATTGGCGAACCGACGACTCAGCTTACGTTGAATTCTCTCATCTACGAAGAAGAAATTCTGGTTCGGAATTCCAAGAAAGAAGTGATGCGGATCAAGATTGGCGAATTTACCGAAAAGGAAATTCTGCGTTGCAAAACCGTAGACTACATGGCCGAACAGGACACGACGTATGCCCAACTTTCCGACTATTACGAAGTTCCTTGCGCGACGGAAACGGGTGAAACGGTGTGGCGTAAAATTGAGGCCGTGACGCGTCACCCCGTGATCAATGCAGACGGAACCAACACCATGTTGAAAGTCATTACAAAGGGGTGTCGCAAAGTGACGGCGACCAAGGCCAAGTCCTTTTTGCAATTGGTCGATGGCAAGATTCAAGGCGTCGAGGGCAAAGATTTAAAGGTTGGCGACTACTTGCCCGTGTCTCGCAAAGCGTTGGAGTATGCGGAACAGTATGAGCTGGATGGCCAGAAACTCGACTACAATTTTGGTCATTCCCTTGGCGGCGGATCCAATCTGACCGCCCCAGTCGTATTTTCCAACCGTGAATGCATTCGCGGTTTTCTAGATGCAGTTGGCCCCGAAGTAACTACACCGTCGATTTCCGCGTTGACTGACATTCAGGTCATTCTGAAAAATTTGGGAATATCGTCAATCATATCAGCAAATGGTGATAGCACGTATACTTTGCGTCGTCGTCACGCGGATGCTGCCGATAACCTAGTACCCAACATGGTCAATGGCACTCTGTCTATGGAATCGAGATCTGGACGTATGCCCGACCTGGAATTTGACCAAGTGGTTTCCATTGAAGACGTGCCCAACTCGACGCCCTATGCCTATGATTTGACTGTGGAAGATACGCGCAACTTTGACTGCTACAATGGGTTATGCATGCGCGACACTTTTCACATGTCTGGAGTTTCCAGTAAGAGCAACGTCACGTTGGGTGTCCCGCGCATTGAAGAGATTTTGCGTCTGACGTCGAATCCAAAGAATCCGTCGCTCACGGTGCATCTGAAACCGCTGGACGAACAAGACGCGGACAAGGCGCGCATTTTCGCGACGATGATGGAGCACACGCGGCTCGTCGACGTGGTCGAGAGTGTACAGATTTGCTTTGATCCGAATCTGATGGCCACGCAAATTGACGAGGATCAGACGTGGTTGCAAGAGTTTTACGAGTTTGAGCGCTGGGCGCAGCAGGCGGCAGACTCGGGGTCGTCAGCAGCAGCCGCCGCCCAGTCCAAGTGGATTGTCCGCTTCGTCATGGACGCCGAGACGATGCTCAACAAGAATATCACAATGGACGATGTGCACTTTGCCATGACCAATAGTAAATTCGGCGCCGACATTGCCTGCGCCTATTCCGACTACAATGCCGCGGAACTCGTCTTTCGCGTCCGGATGAATGCGTCGTCGTTTGCCAAGGGAAAGCGCAAGGGGGGCAGCGCGGACCACCCCCTGGACCAGTCGGACGACATTTACGTCTTGAAAATGTTTCAGGACCAATTGCTCAATCACATTGTGCTGCGCGGGGTCCACAAGATTGAAAAGGTGGTGGCCCGCAAGACCCAATCCAGCGTCGTCTTGACGGGGGGTGGGGGGGGCGAAGACGTGACGAAGCGCGACGGAAAATACGTCAAGCAGGACACGTGGGTCCTGGACACGACGGGCACCAACTTGCTCGAGGTCTTGGCCTTGGACTATATTGACGCCACCCGGACGTTTAGCAACGACATTCGCGAAGTCTTTGACATTTTGGGACTCGAAGCCGCGCGGCAAATGATTTACAATGAAATGTCCGACGTGATGGAATTCAGTGGCGGCGGCTACATTAATTACCATCATCTGGGACTTTTGTGCGATCGCATGACGTGCAACCACAACATGATTCCGATTTTCCGGTCGGGGCTGTTGAGCGATGACACGGGACCCATTGCCAAGTGCACCTTTGAGGAACAGACGGCCATGCTTTTACAGGCGTCGAGGCACGGCGACGTGGACCCCATGCGCGGCGTCTCGGCCAATGTCATGTGTGGGCAATTTGGCAATTACGGCACCAGTTCGTTTCAACTCGTGTTGGACATGGACGCCGTGGTGGCTTTAGAAGCTACGCCTCTAAGTCATCCAGACGACGACGACGACGACGACGACGACGTTCAAGACACGGTGCTCAAGTCCAAGCTGACGATTCACAACAACATTACGTTGATGATGTCGGAGCCTACGGCGGGCCAAGAAGAAGATGAACCCGATGACTACAACTTGGGATTCTAAATTTGTAAGTGTGTATATAATGATGGCGGTGGCCTGGATAATATATGTAATCATCTTGGGATATCTTTGCGCGCCCGACGTGATGTTTACACTGAAATTTTTTTCAAAAATGGTCAAGACGGACGAGCAGCGAGCATTTTTGCATTCCGTAATATTTTTTCTTCTTCTCGTGCTGTCACTGTTTATTCTGCTTTTAATTCGCACCACGTTTGTCGTAACGACGACGACGACGACGACGACAATTGTTCCAGCGCCTACTACTACTGCGGTTCAGCCCGTTTTCTTGACTAGTTTTGCTTACCAACAGCCGACGATTTTACCCAACCCGCCGCCCGTCCCCACAATTGCAAAAATTCCAACGGGTTCTTGGAGCTGGCCCAAAGTAGAGGTGGTTTATCCTGGGCCGAAACCGCCTCCGGCATCGACCCCGCTGCCGGCCTTTGTGCCACCTATCGCGCCCTACAATAAACTCGCCGCAGCCGCAGCAGCACCTCAACAACAGTCTTCGCAACCAGCATCTTTTGCGCCAGCTCCTTCTGCAGGAGGCGGCGGATCGGCAGCAGGATCACCCACTGCATGCCAATCTTTGTCCTGTATACCACTGCCTCCTGCCACTCCAGCGCCGGCGCCGGCTCCTAGTAGGGCTCCTAGAAGGACTCCAGTAGCACCGTCGTGGATTCCGGCCTTGGTCAAGATTGTCAACCGGTACAATTCCATTCAGTTTGGTCCCAAGATTACCTCGACGGAATGGGTCAACTATTTCAAGACGTCATTTCCGACTGACATTTCTGAGAAATTTGTGCGCGTTGAAGAAAAGGCCGACGACAATTCTCTCATCGAGGTCATGCGGCAACTGACGGATTACAAGGACAAAAAACAGACACAGAGTGCGACAAGATTAATTTCTGGCTTATAATTCGGGAACAATAGTGCCGGGTGGATACTCGTACTCTCCCCAATAATCAGGTTCTTGCTCGTCGTCGTCGTCGTCGTTGTCACACCATGGCGATTGCGTCAGTTCCAAAATGTGCGCTTCCAACACAATCATACTGTGGTGCAGTTCCAACAAGACGTCGCGCAATTCACTTTCTAAACAGGTCGACGACGTGTTAAAGGCGGTGACCTGCGTCAGAAAAAACATGATGATGACGACATGAATCATCATCATGATGGGGTGTTCACCGAGGTGACAATCTTTTAGCCGTCAATCTAAATTTCGTCAAAGCTAACCGTGGTCCCCTTCGATGTGCTAAAGACGGCCGTCGCCATCGAGTCGTCGCCTCCTTCAAACATGACGTCGTTGGTAAACTCGACCACGTCATCCCCCCCCGCAGAGGCCGTGGTCGTCTTGGCCGTGGCATCGAGACGCGTCAAATTCACGGCCGGATTGGCGCGCAGCTGGCGCTGGCCCTCTTCGTCGTAGACTTCCAACAAGTCGCACTTGTTCTTCGCCGACTCGAATTCGCGAATGCCCACCAAGACGAGCGACCCGACAATGACCATGTTGCTCTTTTTGTTGCGACTGCGAAACTTGCCGCGAATAAAACAGATCATGTCCTTGACCGCGTCAACATCTTGGCACCAGACCTGACACATGCCGTTTCCGAGCATCTTCGAGACGACGGCGTAGCACTCGAAGCGGTCTTCCGACACGCGAATCTTTTCCGCGCTGCGATGCGCCGACACCACTTGCTTGCGCGCCATACTCTTGTGGCTGCTGCCACCTTGCGTGTTTCTCACCATTTTTCGCCAGAGAATGTGCTACGCTATGTGTTGGGGAAAAAGTTGCGGATGCACGTCTCCTTTTGCTGCTCCATGGTGTCAATGGCCGACTCTTGCCGCGTAATGTACTCGACGTAGTCGCGCAGCGCCGTCTGGGCCTCTTGCGGCAAAAACGGCAGGTTGATGTAGATGCCGCTCTTGTTTTCATTCAACTTGACACCGGGGAACTGGCGCAGAATGTGCAGCAGCTCCAAGTGCTGCACCTTGTTCATCTGCTCGACGCGCGTCTTTAAAGATTCGAGATTGAGCATTTTTACGCAAGGGAACTTCTTTTTTATACTCTTTTTCAGTTTACACCACCCGACTTGCCATTTGATCAATAGCCATGAACAAAGAAGACATTCAGCGTACGATAAGTGCCAACTTGGCTCAAATCGCCAAGTTGGCGCGCGAGACGGACGAGTTGAGTAAACTCCTCAGCGGCAAGAAGCGCGTTCAGTATGCCGACGAGCAAGTTGGCGGCACGGAAAACGATGCCAACCAGAGCAAGCGTTTGAAACCGACGACTGACGAGATGGACGCGTACAAGCGCAAGTACTTGAAAAACAAGGGCAAAATGGGTGCGGGCCGCCCGCCCTCTTGGTGGTCCAGCAGTGAGGAGAAAAAGGCCGCGGATCGAGAGCTCGGCTAGTTTCTTCTTGTAAAAGCGAAACAAAAATCTTCCAAGTAAAGTATAAGAAATGCCGTACACCATGCGCAAAGTGCCCAACAAGCCGTGCTACCGCGTCGTCAACTCCCGGACGGGCCAGGTCAAGGCCCGGTGCTCGACCAAGACCAATGCGAAGAAACAGCTGCGTCTACTGCGCGCTCTGGAGAATAACCCCCAGTTTAGAAAAACCATGCGTAAAAGAAGGGCGGGAGGGTGGCCTTCTTTGCCTTCTTGGCTTCGGTCAAGGCAACCGGCGGCTACGGAAGACACGTCTGCGGAAGACACGTCTGCGGTAACTTCGGATAATATTTATGACCTTCTTGCAGGAATTGGTTTACAACCTAGCCCTCAACTGATAAACGAAATTATAGAATATATTAAAGCACCCAAAGATTTCAAAGATTTCAAAGATATTGATATTGATATAGTGAAAGCGTGTGAAAAATTAATGTTTATAGAAAGAAAAGTCGGAGAAAGAGAAGTCAGACCTATAAATCAGGAGGCAAGACGCAAGATTGTAATGGCCCTTCACACGTTAGCAAGAAGCCGCAACAAACAATTGTCGGTTAAAAGGTCGGGATGTGAAGTTGAAAGTGATTGACGATTCATAGACATCTTGCTCTTCTTTAAAGATTGTTACTGATTTAGTCTCATGAATTTGTTTCCGTGGTTGGAACCGCCGGCGAATAATGAACACGAAGTCGATTGTTACTGGGCGGATGTTTCGACTAATTATTCTTAGCATAATAATAGTTGTCACTAAACACAAAGTTATTCTTGATACTCCTGCTCATTTTTGCAGCAGAAATACCTTCCAGTGAAGTGTTTTACGGAGAAGTTTAATTGGCTTATATTTGAATTTTTTATTTAATTTTTTACTAAATTCTATTTCAACTCTTTCTCTTTCAGGCAGAAAAACTTCTTTGCAAAATTTTTTACATGTTTTATTTTTTGGTTTAACTATTTTATTAGCTAACTTGCTTTTAGATTGAACTTTCTTATTGTCCATTTATATTATAAAAATATAAAAAGTCGACGTTTGAAATGAAAAAAGGTGTAAAAAGATGGCTCGGGCATCCGCAGGATGCGGTCCCCTTCGGGAGCCCGTTTTGCAAAAGATGGCTCGGGCTCCGGCAGGAGCCGGCGATCATGAAAGAAGCCGGAAATAAGCTGATACGATTCAATCCCAATGCATGCGGGTTTGACCTTTCTGATGTGTTGAGAGAAATCAACGCAGTGTTATTCGCCCTACCCTACCAAATGAAAAATGAAAAGCAAGATTTGTGTGACTGATTCATTCACATGATTTTGGTGTCGTGCATCGATCCCGCGGTCAGACGTGCGGATGTATGACGGTTCATATACATCTTGTTCTCGACGAATAGAGAGCAAGATTGTTACTGATTTCAGTCACATGAATTTGTTTCCGTGGTTGGATGACGGTTCATAGACATTTTGCTCTTCTTTAAAGCAGAGATCCAACCTACCACTTGGATCCGGTGGTTTTCTTCACATTGATGGACGGGTGCTTCTTTCCCTTACTGGGATCGTAAGCCTCTTCTTCGTCGTCGTCACCCATGCCCTTGCTGATTTCCCAGAATTCCTTGGAGCCCAGCTTGAAATCCGGCCGGTTCTCGGCCTTGTACCAGAAAATCTGATCGTGGAGCTTGTTGGACTTGGCATTGTTATTAATCACAAGGCACTCGAAGTTCTCCGTGGTCTGGTCCATCACCGTGCAAAAGGATTCCAGGGTGGGAAACATCGAGGCATAGTTTTTCCAGATGCGCTCACGATTTGCAAAATATGGCTCTCTGAGAATGAAAACGTAGTCTATATTGGTGCGGAGATTTGGCGGAATTCCGAGGGGGTACTGCATAGTAATGATCAACATGACCTTCCAATGCCGACCGTTCATGAACAGAAGGCGCATCATTTTGTCACGAGACCACGTGTTGTCATAGAGGCAATCATCCAAAATGACAAAGGTGCGGGGGTCAATCGACGTCTTGCGATAAGTCTCGACTTCTTTGTTCATCTGTTTGAGCACGGCGCGCTGGCGGCGCAGGACGTTTTCAATCAAGATGGTATTGTACTCTTCGTGGATGAAGAGTTTGGGCACGTGGCTGGCGTAAAAGCCGTTGCCGGCCTCGGTCCCGGAGATGACGGTGCCAATGGGAATGTCTTGGTGGTGGAAGAGCAAGTCGCGGACCAAGAAGGACTTGCCCGTGTCACGACGGCCGATGAGCACAATGACGGGACCCTTGTTTTCATCCGGGCGAAACGTAATCCACCGCATGTCAAACTTTTTCAACTCGAGCGTCATTTAGGGTATCTGGAGACTAGATTTGCGAGATGATCAACGCGCACTTGCATTCTCAACTAAAGCGTTTATCCCAGCAACAAAACAATCTAGCATAAACACAAAAATGTTTCAGCGAAAAGCGAATTTGTTGGACATTTCAGAATTACGTGCCCAGTATGCTCTGGCCAACACAGAAGAAGAATACAATCCGTTTGACATTGTTGGACTGCAGCTGTACAATCCCGTTTACACGACACTTTTTGGCGAGGTCTCGGACGACACGACGCTCGATCACCGCTACGAAGTCGTCGATGCAGCGCATGTCCGCGACGTGGGTTCCAAGAAGATTGAGGAAAGAGACATTCATTTCAAGTTTTCGCCCCTCTTGGACCCGTTTGCCTACATGATTGGAAAGTACGACCAAGACACCAACTTGGACATACTGCCGTCCCCAGTCGTCACTCTTCAAAAGCAACATCCCAAGATTGCCCACACTTGCAATGCGGCCTACGTCGACTGTTTCTTCAACTACCTCTCCAACATGCTCTTGGAGAAGCACGGCTTTGTCCACGGTATTTCGTTTTACGGATCCTTTCTTGGAATTCAGCGCCGCTTCCAAGTCAACGTCACGGACGACATGGACCATCTCCGTGGTTCGCCCTTTTTTAACCAGAATTTAGGAAAACTGTTTTCCGTGCCGGGCATGATTGTCGACACTGACGGACTCAACCATATTGGTGGATCTCGGCGCAACAAGCGCAAGATTGACGTGGACGAAGACGCCTTGTTGGATGACATCATCTCTTTGGGTGGTGGAGACGAAGCCGACCCGGAGGAAGAAGAAAATGAAGAATCGTTGGAAACCGTGTATACCAAGGAAAAGGAAACGCTACGATCAACCAAGTCGTCGGCGTCGGACAGCGAACTCAACTACAGCACCGACGACGAAGAAGAAGACGACGACGACGAAGAAGAAGAAGAAGAAGAAGAAAGAGAAAAAGAAGAAGAAAAAGACGACGACGAAGAAAAAGACGACGAAAAAGAAAAAGAAGACGAAGACGAAGAAAAAGACGACGAATCGTCGTCGTGGGAAACAGAGTCTTCGGAAGAATGGGAAGATGAGACGTTTGGTCTCATTGACAATTTTCCAACGCAAATGATTTGCATGGAAAAGTGCGACGGCACCATCGACGACTTGTTTGCCAAGGGCAAGATGGATGTCGAGCAGGCCACGGCCGCCATGATGCAGGTGATTATGACTCTGATTGCTTATCAAAAGGCGTTTAAATTCACACACAATGATTTGCACACCAACAATATCATGTGGAACCACACGGACCGCGAGTACCTCTATTACAAATACGACAATCAGACGTACTGCGTGCCGACGTATGGCCGCATTTACAAAATCATCGATTTCGGTCGCGGCATCTACACCTTTCAAGAAAAGTTGTTTTGCAGCGACAGCTTCTTTGCCAAGGGCGATGCGGCCACCCAGTACAACTTTGGGCCGTTTTTTAAAGAAGACAAACCCCTCTTGGAACCGAATCCCAGTTTCGACCTGTGTCGCTTGGGCGTGTCCATCTTTGATTTCATCATGGACATGGATACTAAAGACCTCGACCCATTTCAGAAAACCGTCCGTCGGTGGTGCCAGGACGACCAGAAACACAACGTCTTGTACAAACGCAACGGCGAAGACCGCTATCCCAATTTCAAACTTTACAAAATGATTGCGCGCACAGTGCACCGTCACACGCCGCAGGCGCAGCTAGAGTTTCCGTCTTTCCGTAAATTCCGGTACAATAAAGCTACCGAGGCTGACGTGATTATGAATCTGGACGCGCTGCCAACTTACTAAACATGCGATGAATGAATAATAATCGCATGCTTTTTTTTTTACTTGGGAGCGGGAGCGGGAGCGCGGGCCGGGGCCATACCCTCCATCAAGCCCGACGTGGCGTGCCAGACCATCTTGTGGGTCAGGGTCCAGATGAGCGCAAAGACGAGGGCGTGAGTAACAGCCACGGTAATCTTGCCGCTTTTGGGGGGCAGCGACACCAGAATACCCGGCGTCAGTACGAAAAACAAGAGAAACGCATAAACGAACATGAAAGGGTTCATGTTTTTAGTACGCTGATAAAATAAAAAATGCCTAAATGGTGGGAAAATATTCCCAGTCCAAATCGTTGCACACGGCTTTCCAGATCATGTCCTGCTCCAACTGCTTGTCGCGGTCCTTCATCATCGGAATGTACGGCAAGTATTGCGTCTGGTCCAAGAGAACGCACAGCTGGAACAAGGTATACGTGTAGTTGAAAAAGTTGGTGCGGTTCGGCGGACAGTGAATCGCCCACGGCTGTTGGATCTCGATGAACAAGACGCACAGCGTCTCGTGCAGTTCCTCCGTCATGACAGGCGGCTTGATGCCAAACATGGAGTTAATGTACTGAATGTGTTCGAAATATTTGTTGAGACCGAGTTTCCTCAAAATTTCGCGCATCTTGTCGTAGTTGATTTGCTTCATGTCCGTGATGCGCTCCTTTTTGATCCGGGCGCGAATCGTGTCAATGACGTCTTGCGGGATTTGCGTCGTCTCCTTGGCCTGGAACTGCGACAAGATTTCCTTAAAATGGTTCAGACGGATGTACGCCGTGTAGGAGACCTCGTTGGGCGGTTCCTTGTTGTTCGGCTTGCTGCTGTCGACCATGTGCATGACAAACTTGCCGCAGCGGTCATTGTTGCAAATGAGAATGCCGTCCTCCTCTTGGGGCACCATCTCGCCCGTGTCGCAAAAGGGACACCGGTCCGACGACACGACAAAGTCTTGCGGGTTAATGTAGTCGCGGTTGACGTTTTTCCAATACTGCTGGTAAAACTTGCGCGACTGGGCATAGGCTTGACCGACGTCTTCGCGTTCGGGCGCCGTCGACTTGATTTTGAAAAAGGAATTGAGCACATTGACCTGCTTCGGTTCCGAGACGTTGGAAATTTGCTTCTTCTGTTCGAAATAGTCGAAAATGAAGCGCGAATTCTGCAGGAGATACGTCTTCTTTTTTTGTTGGAGCTGCTGGATTTGTTGGAGCTTGCTCTGAATCTGATCCTTGCACTCCATAATCTTGTCAATGTCGTCGGGTTTCACCGCGTCTCGCAACAGTGCGATTTCGGCCTGCAGCTGGGGCACCACCACCGTCTCGTCGTGATGGAAAGCGGCCATCATGTCGCTGTGCTTTTCATCAATAGAAAAGAGGGATTTCTTGGCCGACTTGCTGTGCATGATTTTTTTTATATAAATCATGCGCAACTTCTTATATCTGTTTTTTTCACGCCGTTGCAAACTTGTATTGCCCTCTACAAACGGCATTTCTTTCTATGCAATATTTGACGTTTTTGATCGAAATTTTCATTTCCTTCTGAATTTCAGTGAAAGAACCAAATGTTTTGATGAGTTCGTTGGTGTCTGATTTCAGTACATTAATTTTTATGCCTCTTGGATTACTTTCTTTGTTTGGAAGCGTGCTTGACTGGAGGAATTGGCGTTTTAGTGACGGATCGACGTACTGCCAGCGCATCCAGTAATGATTATTCAACGGCACGGAATGTTTAATCGCCGTGGACATGGCCGACGGATGTTGGAGAATTTCTTTGGCTGCGTCTTTGGCCAATCTAAAGACTTGGATGACTTTGGTTTTATCCAAATTCAACATGGCCACCTGTCCTTGATTTTTTTCAATGGTGACGACAGTTTCTCCAATGTTGCGCGGTTTGTCCAAGTCGGGCTCTTTGCGGTCCATGATAAAATGCCAACGGTGATCCAGGTAAATGGTTTTATTTTGATACGCCTTTTTGATCGCACTGAACGATGCCGTTTTATTTTCGTAATTGAATTGACGTGTCGCTTCCAAAATACTGGGATACGTTTGCACCAAAGTCTTGCAATCATTTTTGTGGTAGATCTGGACGATGGGACCACTGGCGTTTGCAAACGAGTTTTCTTCTTCTTCTTCTTGTTCTTGTTCTTGTTCTCCTTCTTCTTCGGACACGTCTTCATTAGCGACTTGCTGAGTAAGTACGGTCGGAGCCTGCTGGTCTTCGTTGGATCGCGTATTGATTTGTTCTGGCGAAAATATTTTGTTCAATATACTCATCAATTCTTCATGATTCTTACAAATGGGTAGCAAGGAGGATATTAGATTCATTTTCTCGGAATCGTTACTCTTTTGTTTCAACTCGATAGCAAGCTTCATCCGGTCAACATCATTATACTTGTACATTTCCTGTTTGGTATACGCTACGAGTTTTTCATATTCTTTTTGTGTTGGAATGCAGTAAGCCTCCGTTGAAAACTTTTTATTTTTTCTTTCTAACTGCTTATATTTATATTTCAAGAATTTATCACTCTCGTGCAACGTTTTTTCAAGTTTAAGACTATTTTCACATACAAATACATCTAATACTGCAACATCCATTCCAAAATCGGCTTTCAATCCCTCCATTCTGTTTTTGATATTCGTGGTTTCTCCGACTTTCAAGATGAAACTGCTGTCGGGATTAGTTTGAACTTTACAAAAATATACAAGCCATTTGTTTTTATGCGTGTCGATCAAAACTTTGTGCCTTTCGATCGCAGTTTCATGTTGAGACACTTGAAGTGAATTTTCCAGTAGATTATTTTTATTCTGTAAATTTTTGTAATACTCGTGCATGACATTTTCCATCTTGATGTAGTACGTGCGAATTTCTTTCGCTTTCGGTGTCGCGGCCAAGAAACAAAACTGTTTGAAACAATCGACAGTCAACAAAATGGTTTCTTTGTTTAGTCCGGCTCCACCCAAATTTCTACCACGTTCGGTTACATTCAGTACATCCGATTGATGCGCAGCCCCTCCCGATTGATGCGCAGCCCCTCCCGATTGATGCGCAGCTTTTTCAAAACTGTACTGTACATTTTCCACACGAATTTCGTCACGAGAACATGCAACTCGCACGCTAATCGTGTAGTCAACGTTTTCCGAAAACTTTTTCACCAAAACACGTTTCGCGTTTGCACGAGTTGTAAACTCGACGTTTTTCCACACATCATCAAAATCAACCACAAATGCAGTACTGTCTGTACCGTGCTGGAGGTACAAATAGTGACTCATCAGGAACATTTGTTCCTCGTTTGTGGTCATTTTCGATTTCATGAGTTGAAAGAGCGCATCATTCTCGTCACGGATACTTAGGTCCATCGTCTGTACCAAGTAGAGCGACGTCGCTTTATGTACCTTTTTTTCAACAATCCTGTCGCGCAAGCACCGACCTGTGGGGTCCTTCTTTTTTCACCCTCCCCCCCCCCTTTGATAAAAATCCTTTTTAGGAAAAACTATATTCTTTAGCGGAATCGATGAACATCAGCCGTTCCAATTACACACAAACGTTCATGATACTCCAATCGAAGTAGCGTCGTAGTCGGACAAAAATGAATTGGTATGTTTTCCCAAAATTATTTTCTTTTAGGAGGTATATAAGACCACACAACCATGGGTGGAGCTCTTATGCAACTTGTCGCCTACGGCGCCCAGGACGTTTTCCTCACGGGTACTCCCGAAATCACCTTCTGGAAGGTCTCGTACCGCCGCCACACCAACTTTGCGATGGAGTCCATCGAGCAGACCTTTTCCGGCCAGGCCGACTTTGGTCGCCGTGTGACCTGCACGATGTCCCGCAACGGTGATCTCGCCTACCGCACCTACCTCCAGGTGGTGCTCCCCGAGATTAACCAGGGCATGGCGCCCACCTCTTCCCAGGCGGGTGGCTCCACTCGCGGTGTGTATGCCCGTTGGCTCGACTACATTGGCGAGCAGCTCATTTCCCAGGTTGAGGTCGAGATTGGCGGCCAGCGCATTGACCGCCAGTACGGTGACTGGATGCACATCTGGAACCAGGTGACCATGTCCGCCGCCCAGCAGCGCGGTTACTGGAAGATGATTGGCCACACCACGGCCCTCACCTACATCACGGACCCCACGTTTGCCGGCATCACGGGCCCCTGCGCCGCCTCTGCCGGCCCCGCCCAGGTGTGCGCCCCCCGCAACGCTCTCCCCGAGACCACCCTCTACGTGCCCTTGCTCTTCTGGTTCTGCAAGAACCCCGGGCTTGCGCTCCCTCTCATTGCCTTAAAATCTGTAGGGCAGAAAAGTATCCAACCTAAGACATCCGAGATCTGTTTTAGGGAAAAATTGTTCGAGCCTCGGTGTGATTTCATGAATCACAATGCTCAGATGCTAGTCGCTTGCCGTTGCTAAAAACAACGCAGTAAGTGGCGACATATCCAAATTGCGGGAAACCCTTAAAGACACAACTACTAAGTCCACATGGAAACATGTCGGATGGCCGAGAATGGAACTCGGGTTCAGTAACAATGTTGTGTATGAAGGTCTTCTTTTAAAAGAAGCACCTGAAGTAGGCAATCCGCAGCCAAGCCTCTACGTCCGACACGACAAGGATAGGAGGAAGGTTCAACGACTAAATGGTTATGGGTCTGAGAAGTCTAGTCCACTTCTATGACGACTTAAGATATAGTCTAGTCCCTGGCACAAGGGTTCCAAAACCCGAAATTCTCCACATATAAACACGTTGATCGTGTGGGGAATGCCAATAAATATCTCGAAAGAGAGGGTAAAAGTGGTTCGTACAGTACCACGAGGTCAAGATCAACATTGATTTCCGCCCCATCGGCGAGTGCCTCTGGGCCGTGTCCAACCTCGACGCGACCACCGTCGGCACCGCCGTGTCCGTCACCCAGGCCTACCAGCAGTCCCTCGTTGCGGCCTCGCTCTACATCGACTACGTGTTCCTTGACACGGATGAGCGCCGCAAGATGGCCCAGAACCCCCACGAGTACCTCATCGAACAGCTCCAGTTCACTGGCGACGAGAGCGTGGGCTCTTCTTCCAACAAGATTAAGCTCAATTTTAACCACCCGTGCAAGGAATTGGTGTGGGTTGTCCAGCCCGACGCCAACGTTGACTACTGTGCGTCTCTCCAGGCCGGCTCGACCCTTTTCCGCACCCTCGGCGCCCAGCCCTTTAACTACACGGACGCCATCGATGCCCTTCCCAACGCCATTGCGGCCTTTGGCGGCCCCGCCGAGGTCCAGGGACCCAACGGTTTCATCAACAACAACCTCTTCCAGATGCCCGGTGCACTCGATGGTGCCGCTGCCGGGACTACTGCTGTTACTGGCGGTCTGAGTGCCGCTTCAGCTGGCGCCACTTCCATCACTTTTGCCACTCCTATCAATGCCACCAACAGTGTTTATCCTCTTATCGTTGGATCCGTTCTCCAGATCCTCTCTGGCACGGGTGGAACGACCTTTAACGTCGTCGTTACCGGCCTTACGCTCAACGCAACTCCAGCCATAGCTAGCGCAACCATTTCTCCGGCTTTACCCGTCGCAGTAGGAACCGGCAACTCAGTGACGATTGTTTCTGGTGGTATCTCCAACAACCAGTCTTGGGGTGCAGGTGCCTTTTCTCCCTTTGACCCCGTTACGGTCCCCACCACCGGCAGCATCACCACCGCCAATCAGCAGTTAAACACGGGCTCCTTTGTCTCCGACGCCGGCACCTTTGTCCTCGCCGAGACGGCCCTCGACATGCACTGCTGGGGCCAGAACCCCGTCGTCACGGCCAAGCTCCAGCTCAACGGCCAGGACCGCTTCTCCGAGCGCGAGGGCTCCTATTTCGACGTGGTGCAGCCTTTCCAGCACCACACCCGCGCCCCTGACACGGGTATCAATGTGTACTCTTTCGCATTGAGGCCAGAAGAGCATCAGCCCAGTGGCAGTTGCAACTTTTCGCGCATTGACAATGCCACCCTCCAGCTTGTTCTCAGTGCGCCCACCGTGTCCGGCACGGCCACCGCCAAGGTCCGCGTCTACGCCGTCAACTACAACGTCCTCCGCGTCATGTCAGGCATGGCAGGTCAAGCGTATAGCAATTGATTGTTCGGTATGGCCGGTACCTTACTCACTATCGTCACAAAAATTGCAGCATGGCTATAAAATGCAAATAGTCAGTGTGGTGACATACACCTTACTGTAAGACTACGACGTCGGTGTCGTAGTCTGACTGAAACTGGTAATATGTGTAAAGGTCGTCTCAGAAATGACACCCCTTTTATTGAACCGATGTACATTTATTCGTTATCGCCCACGATAAGAATGCACTTGCAAATGCTGTCAATGAAATTTTTCGTCACATTTTAAACCATGTAAATACAACATAACTACACTACTATTTCTGTTTTTTGCTTCTTTTTGTTTTCGATAATTTCTTCCGCATGACGCTTGCGAAATTCTTCGTTTCCAATCGTTTCCAAAAGACGCTTGTGTCGATTTTCTGTGCGAATTTTTGATCGCTCGGCAATTTCTTCTTTGGACATTTTGTTCGATTTCTGAATGATACTCGGTGCCTCATAAGTCGTCGGAATCGGTGTGACAAAAGAGTTTGTCAAACAACGATTATGAAAAATTTTGACGAGTTTATCCATAAATGCCGCATGATCGTACTTTTTTTTGGCTACATTGCATTCACCGCAACAAGGACGACAATTTTCCAATACGTAACCCAAAGAACTATCAAATCGATCAATGCCCGTTTTGTGATTTGAATCGCCCATTTTTCCGCAAACGTAGCAAGGCTGCAAAGTAATCTGTGAAAAATCATCTTTTGTAATCGTAAAATCTAGTCCTTTTTTCATGGCGCGATGCTGGTAACCACGAAAGGAAATATCTGTGCCGTTATGATTTGCAAAAACCTCAGGAAACATGCGTCCACCCCCGATAACCAGCCGATTATACGTGACAACGTGTTCGACACGTTTCAAAAAGGTTTCAACATCCAGTGAAAGTTTCATGTAATTGCACATTTTGCATGCACTCACGCAATTGTCGATATTATAGCCTTCTGTCTGATCCATGCGATCGATTCCATTGAAATCGCGAGTTTCCTCTCCAAGTACACCACAATAATAGCATGGCTTGTATACAATTTCCAAAAATTGATCCTTGCTGAGTTCAAATGGATTATTTTTGTCCTCTGCAGAGCGAATATATGTTTTGAAAGATGCATTCACATCGTTGTTGCGTGCCCGATTAAACTCGGCTTGTTTTTCGGGGTTGTTGGCGCGTCGCTTACGCGCACCTTCCGCATTCTTTGCCAAGTAACCTTCCGGTCCCAACTTTGCAAGTTTCTAAACTATGTCGGTATCATTCGTGACGGGAAAACCGCACTTTGTACCAGAGAAGGGGCCATGCACAATGTGGATCGCAACATTCGCAAACTGGGGTTACACAAAGAGCTTCGATCCAGTCCGTGCGCCTCGGCCACGGATTACAAAGAGGGCGAAATCAAATTGGGCAACAACAATCACTTTTGGAAAAAACAAGGTGGACGCTGGGTTGAAATTAAAAAGCCGTTGATAAAAATGCAGAGTCTTCCCGCTTTAAAAGGCGGCGCCCAGCCCATTGGACTTTCCAACACATTGCCCGTATTCACTTTGGGCGATGGAAAAGTAGTCACTGTTACTTGAACTAACTATTCGCTTCCGAAAAAGCCCCCCTTGCCCACTTTGAAATCGCTCAGACGCGTAATGGCGTCATTCTTGTCTTTTAAAATTTCGCGAATCAAGTCCTTGATCGAAATCATGCCCACACAATCGTCCGTGACATCGTCCACGATGAGCAAGTGCCGAATGTCCTTGAACATCATCTTTTGCATGCACGTCTCCAGCGAGTCGTGCGGTCGCGCCACAATGGGACCATACGTGCAAATGTCCTTGACCTTGAGATCGGGAGTCTCTGTCGAAACGGCCACCCGGTTGATGAAATCGCGCTCCGAACACACGCCCACCACCCGCTTCTGCGAATCCGTCACCGCCAGACACCCCACATTAAACGCCGTAAAGCGCAAGACGGCTTCGCGCACAGAACACTCTTCGCCAATCTTGAAATCCACCTTGTGGTAGCAACTCTTTTCAAACACGCGCAACGCAAACGTCGACCGGGCCAACATTTTGCTTTCTCCACCTATACTCTTTTTAAGTGGGTTTACATCATTTTACAAGGCAAATCGCAACAAGAATGATGAAATACGGTGGGCGACAAGTCGGTCATGACGAAACGCGCCTTGCTCTTAGAAATCAACTCGCTCCATTTCTGCATGGCCGCGGGATCATCGGACCAATTGTTTTCCTCGTCGTCGACAAAGTCGCGAATGCCCTCGATACAGACGAGTAGCTTGGCCTCGGACTGCTGCTGCTGCAGCAGAGGAAATGTGTCGCACCGGTCGGGTGGTGGTTCCCACTCGCAGTCCAAGAGTGAACTTAGGCAACGGCGATGAAACCCGTCAATGGCGCTCTCGATAAATGTCAATTCGTCCGTCTGAATTGCACTGTATTGGACCCGTATAGCGCAAAACTCGGGCGACACGTGCTTCAAGAGTTGCGTCACGTCGGACGAACGCCGCAGACAAATGATGCTGCGGCTGCTGTCTCGATCAAGCTCCTTGAGAATGCGCCGCGTCGACAATAAACTGCTCGTAGGCTGCCTGTCCAACACTGGTCGGCAGTGTTGCAACAAATGTTGATTATGACACCAATCGAATCGTTTCTCGGCATTTTTCAAATCTTTAATCGTGGCCAAAGTTTCCTCATGTTTTAGGTAAGAATCATCTGCGTCAAAGACGGGAATATCACACAGCTCCTTTTGCAAAATCAGTGCTCGCACCGCATTCGCCTTGGCCGCGGCCAAACGCTCAGCAATCCATTGATAATAAAGCTGCACATAGACACTGTGGCCATGCATTCCTTCGGATGTTGTGTTTTCCGGTGTGTAAATTATTTGGCAGCATGAAAGTGGCCAAATAATTTTGCTCGGTGCGAGGCTTGAACTCGCGATCTTCAGCTCATAAGACTGATGCCTTAACCAACTGGGCTAACCGAGCCCGTGCGTGTGATGACACACACAATCGTACAAGATATTTGTTTCAATACAAATCAAACGCAGTACTACAACGTTTTCCATTAATTCTTGCCAAACCTTGCAAAAAATTTTCAAGTGGTTTATTTTTGCCCCATACTGTGTTTATTTGGTTGTCCAAGTTTGACACGTCTTGCACTTGACCACGTCGGGAAACACGCCGTCGCACTTTTCGCAAAAGGGAAAGACGACTGTATTGCGACACGTGGCACACTTGATCCGGTAGGCGCACCTATCGGCGACGGGCTTTTTGTGTTTGCTACACAAAAAATGCGTGTCTAAAAGAGGATTGATGCCCCAATAGTTGTAGCACTCGTCGACCCCGCACGCACACACGATGAAGAAATTCTGTTCATGAAAGCACAAGACGCAGTCCCCTTCGGCACCCTGATCCATGCACTCGACACACAACTTGCGGTCACAGCAATAGCAACCGCGAACGTCCATCGGTTTGTCAGACTGGGCGCAAGCGTCACAAACGACTTGATCCGACGAATTGACCATAAAATCAGGCATCGAGTCTTTATGCTCGGTGCATGACACGGTTTCCATCCACTTTTTGATCCAGCGGATGCGCGATTTTCCTACACTTGCGTGGATTTGGGCCTCCAAATCTGCTCGCGACGACGACGACATGATGTGCTAAACAATGTTTTAACTAACGCGGGAGACCCGGGCACTTGAAGTACACGTTGGTCGCGACCATGGGAGCTCCGACGTTGCGCGACACACACGCTGTGCTCACGTTGGCCGTGCCATCCGCATTTAACATCATGAATGCAAACGATTGCGGGAGGCCGCGATTGCGGTACGAGAAAAACTGGTTGTAAGGACCGGTGGCGCGCGGGGGCAGGCCGGCCTTGCGCATGCCACCCCCAACATTGTAAGACGTCTGCGCGTTGGATCCACCGCGGTTGCGGTTCGAAGACCTAAAAGCATTTGCCGACGGCATGATTAATATATTTTGCCAATATATTTTTATTCCTAAACAAGTTTAAAAAGTAGACCGTGAAACACACATCATGAAACACTCTGCCTATTTGTTGAACAAGGTCAAACGATTGCCGACGGCTGCTGCTCCTGCTGCTGCTCCTGCTGCTGCTCCTGCTGCTGATCCCGTTCCTCGTGCCGAGGTCGCCGCAAAGCCGCAACAAATGTTGGACGACGATGTGCGCGTGGTCAAAAACGAACAGGGCATCGAGACGCTCGTTTTTGACCCGTTTAATCCCGTAAATCAGTTGATTACCGTGGACCAAATTCAAACCATTTTGCGCACTTATGGAGTCGACGCACCCATTCACAATTTCGAGCTGTACAAGCGCGCCTTTGTGCACAAGTCGTATCTGCGCCGCCCAGATGCGGAAAACGCCCAGAATAATATTACTATTGCGCCTAAACCGGATCATTGTCTGGGTCTCTTTACCAAGTCCAACGAGCGTCTCGAGTTTGTCGGCGACGGCGTCTTGGAATGCATCACCAAGTACGTCTTGTACCGCCGCTTTCCCAAGGAAAACGAGGGCTTTATGACGGAGAAGAAGATTGCGCTAGTCAAGAACGAGTCCATTGGCAAAATGGCACTGGAAATGGGGCTGCACAAGTGGCTGATCCTGTCGAAACACGCCGAGTCGAAACAGACGCGCACAAACCTAAAAAAGTTGGGTTGCCTGTTCGAGTCTTTTTTGGGGGCCATGTTTTTGGATTTCAACAAGGTGGCCGTCAAGGACGAGCACGGCTGGTTTGAGAATACGTTTCTGACGGGGCCGGGATTCCAAATGGTGCAAATTTTCGTCGAGCAAGTCTTTGAGAAGCACGTGGACTGGATCAATCTCATCAAGAATGACGACAATTACAAAAACTTGTTGCAGGTGCGCATCCAGAAAGAGTTCAAGGTCACGCCCGACTACTTGGAGTGCGCCGAGTACGACGTCGACCGCGGCTACCACATGGGCGTCTATCTGTGTCTCGGGCAGCCCATCCACGCCGTGAAAAAACAAGACGCCATTCGCGCTGGCACGTTTGCAGGGGGATTTGCCGACATTCACCAGTACATGTCGGTGCATCGCCGGATCCTGGTCCTGCTGGGCGAAGGGTCGCACAAGATTAAAAAAAAGGCGGAACAAATTGCGTGCGAGGAAGCGTTAAGAGTGTTGCAAAATTTCTAACGTCGTTATGTCGGCTGCACCTTGGTCGGCACCTCGGTTTCACCGCGAGGCCTTTGTTGGATTTCGTTGCCCCCTGAGCAACGAAATCATGGTGGATCCCGTCATGACTTCCGATGGATTTTCTTACGAGCGTATAAACATTGAGCGATACCTCGATGACGAACGCGCCCAAGGCATGATTGTTTTTTGGCGGAGTCCAATTACCAACGCCGTCTTGACCGACAGCAACTTGTATCCCAACATTGCACTGCGGTCCGTCATTGAGGAGTGGCTCGAGCAGCAGCAGCAGCCGTCGCAGCCGCAGAGAGCGGTGCGCGAACCCAGTCCCGAGAATGCACTCAAGTTCCCCACGTTGGCAGTCGGGGCACTGTACAGTGCCCGCAAACAGCTCAAGACTCAGTTCAAGATTGACATTGACATTGAATCGGACAGCCAAGCAACTGACATGGGATCGCGCTTAGTGACGTTGCGACCCCTGCATCCCGACGCTGCCATTGGACCGCTGGAAACCGAAATCTGGACTCTTTGTCAGAAACAGTGCTGGGGTAGAAATCTCGTTTTGGACGAAAATGGCCTCCCTTATACTCAGCTGATTTTCGACATTGACGCGGCCAATTACAAGATTGGCCGCTTGCTCCAAAAGAAGGAAAAGCACGCCTTGGAGAAGCAGTTTCGGGTCAACTTTCTAGTCCAGCGCGCCCTACCCGGACAAGAAACGCGCGCCGTGGTCATCACGGCCTGGAATGCCACACACCCGGATCGGGTTCACGCGACGCTCCAAGAGTGCCAAGAGTACATTTTGTCAATGTTGGATGAATAAACGGGTTTCATTCAGCCACCACGCGTATTCGGCCGCCACTTGATGAATGTTTTGTGTGCCAGAGTAGACGACGTGACAGACATGGGGCACGTACCAGTCAACCACTGTCGCTTCGCCGCCATGCTCGTCGAATCGAATGTGCCTCGGTTTCAAGACATTTTCGCGGCCGTAAATGTAGGCAGTGCGCAACGTCTCAATGGCCTCGGCCATGTAGTCGATGGTGTAAGGCCCCGTATACTTGGCCAACGGCGACTGATTCTTGCGCACAATCAAGTACTTTTTTTTCTGATGGTACGGCACGCGATAAGACAGACCCTCGTCCAAGTCCATCAAGATGCGCTCGGTCAACGGCGTGTCATACCACTCGGAAAAGTGGACAAAAGCACCACCATTCTTATCACAGTCAATGCGCTCAATGAGCCCCACGTCGGCCAAGATTTCATCCAGATTCATCGTCGACTTTTCGACATGCGGCAAATACAGACTGAGCTGTCTATCCGACAACGTCTTGGAATAACGAGGTGTGGAAAGCATTTGATACAAAAACAACCCACGTCTTTACATTTGTTTTACGGCAGTTAGTACACGCGTGAAAAAGGCATTCGTTTCGCCCACGTCGGATCCGACGGTGCCGTCGTCCGGAATGAAATTCAAATTGTTCTTGTACCAGCACAAAATCGTGGGAATGCTGCTGACTTGACGCTTCGTTTTGAGAAATCCATACAGTTCAAAATTCGAGTCGACGTCAATGAGACCGCACACGACGCGTGAAGAATAGACAGGATCAGCCGCGATGCGTGCGTAGTATTCGTTGACGAGCGGTTCAATGGCCTTGCAGGGCTTGCACCACTCGGCACCAAACTTTAGAATGATGACGCCCGGATTTTCCTGCAACATTTTGCTAAACGCCTGCAAGGAGGCGATTTCGGTGACAACCATGTTCCAAATGGTGTGGCCCAGAATAATTGTATACCGAGAAAGTAGATGGAGGATATCGCGGCTGCATTACCTATAGCAGAACCTTTATTAAGAACTGGTGCCTGGGCTGTTGAAAAAACTGGAGTTGGCAAGGGATTGGCACGTGTTTTAAAACCGGGAATGTATGTTGCCCGAGGAACGGCCAAGCTCGGCAACAACCTACTTTTAAAACCGGGGGCGGCTCTTGCCCGAGGAACGGCCAAGCTCGGCAACAACCTACTTTTAAAACCGGGGGCGGCTCTTGCCCGAGGCACGGCCATGGCCGGCAACCGCCTACTTTTAAAACCGGGGGCGGCTCTTGCCCGAGGCACGGGCAAAGTGCTCGCCCAGGGCGCACTAAACACATTTCAGGGTGCAACCAATCTTACCAACAAGAAGCGTGGACAATACCGACCCATTCAAACGGCCGTCATACCGGGACTGGGCAACTGTCGGTGGGTAGGCATGTTCCCTCCGCCGGACACGTACCGCGTCGGAGGCACGGTGCGGACGCGACAACAACAATTAAATCAAAGGACAAGAAAGGAGAATGGCCGCCGCACACAATCTCGACGTCAACGCCTACAGTCTACGCGAACTACTCGCTCTATTTGACATTTCATCGTATACACCGTCACTCGATGAAATGCGAAAGGCCAAGAAAAAAATGCTCATGACACACCCGGATCAATCCCGCTTGCCGTCGACGTACTACATCTTTTACCGGCAAGCCTACGAGGTCATTCTGACTTTTTACCAAGAACAGACGCGCCAAAGGCAGTCCACGGAACACGTGGGCGACTACGTGGCGCCCACTTCTCTCGATGGCGTACAATCCACTCTAGACAAAATGTCGGCGCGCGACTTTCACGGCAAGTTCAACCAACTCTTTGAACAGATGGACATGGTTGGAAAGCCCGATCCGGCAAAGAATGCGTGGTTTACGCGGAGCGAACCCGTCGTCGCCGACGTCCCTGACCGCGTGAATCCCAAGGACATGGCCCACGCCTTCCAACAAGTCAAGGCCAAGACGATTTCTACCGTGGCCCAGTATCGCGGAGTGCAGGCCGTCAAGGCCTCGGAAGGCGCAGCGTCCTTTTACGACGACGAAGCCAACGGCGAGTACATTAGCAGCGACGTGTTTAGCAAACTCAAGTTTGACGACTTGCGCAAGGTGCACAAGGACGAGACGGTCATGGCCGTGAGCGAGGCCGACTTTGATCGCATGCCGAAATACCGGTCCGTCGAACACTACGCGAGGGAACGCGATCAAGCGCCCGTCGAGCCCATGGCCGAGCACGACGCCCAACAGGTCTTGCAAGAACGGCTGCGCATCGAACGCGAACAAATCATGCACCGCGCGTACCTGTCCATGCAAAAGGATCGGACCAACGAAAAAAAAACTCAATCCTTTTTGGCGCAGTTTTTGCGCCTCACGTGATATCGTGCAAGCCAGCCTCAACGCGACGTACCTTGTATGGTCGTAACAAAAAATTGAAACAATTTCATACGACCGACTCTTGACCCGCTTCTTTTTTTTACGAGTACCAACGAAAAGAAGAACCAGTCCTTTTTGGCGCAGTTACCCAACGTTTTTTTATCTGAATGTTTTAATATATATTTGCGTGCGTCAATGTCTACGGTGAAAAACGTCATCTCCATCATTGAAAATGATGGCATTCCCATGTATGTAAAACCGTTTTTAAAACTTGTAAAGTCTATGAGTGCCGATGAACTACGCGATTTGTATGGGGAGGATTCTCCCAATTTTGAGAAAAAAATGACCAATTTTGTTCGACTTTACCATAAACATTGCCATTTCGAGAGCGATTTTAATCCAGAATATCACAATCCTCCTTTTCAAGAAACCCAGTGTCAGATGTTAAAGTCCGGAATTGCAAAAATAACATTGTTTACATTTGAACTTTCGGATGAGAAAGTTTCGAAACAGTACACTGACTATATTGTCAGCTTTCTTGACGCGAATCCTCTCATGAAAGGTCTCGTATTGGATTTTCGGAAACACAAAGGGGGCAACATGTGGCCGCTCGTAAAAGCATTGCAGCGGTATCTAAACGATTCGTCATTGTTTGCATGGACGATTCATCGCAATCCTCTTGGCAAAAATGGGTGGATTAACTGGATAAAGGGTAAATGGAAGACCGATCAGCCATTTCTAGTCGGATCCACACCCAAGTATCCCATCGCGGTGCTCATTGGCCCGCAGACGGCTTCCTCTGGCGAATTTGTAGCTTCCTGTTTCATCAACCGTCCTAATTGCATGTTGTTCGGAAAACAAACACGGGGATATTTGTCTGGAAATGAAACGCGACATGTGCACGGATACGCATTTACGTTTCCGACAGTTTTACAGACTTCGCGCGACGGCAAGTATCAAGAGCACATTGATCCGGACGTTGTCACAACGCGCCCCTTAAAAGACGCCATCGACTGGATAACGGCCAGCTAACTACCAGAGAATGTGCATGCTCAGATTGTTGGGCGAATAAGGATGGGCCTTCCAGGCCCCACGGATGCGGCGACTTCGGTTCAAATAATTGCGTCGTCGTTTCAGATTATGATGTTTGGTATAGTCCTCGTAGCCGAGTTGTCCGAAATTTACCCAGTTTTTCATACGAGGATCCCAAATCTTGTACTTTTTCCCCGAACGAGACGCCGGATACAGTTTGGCCGTCTTGCCCAAGTACGCTAAAGCCCGTTTCTGGGCGACTTTGGGTACAGAGTATTTTCGCAGTCGTCGCGTCCACGGCTGCTGCATTTTTCTATACAGAGGTCTAGAAAATTGCCGTCTGACAACGACGAAAATGGCTGTTTTCAAAGTCAGTCACAACCCCGTAAACAATGAAGAAAGACTCAACAGTCTACGACAACAGCTGGCCAAGAGTAGCTGATACGGCATCTGGCCCTGGTCACGGCGGTGGAAAAAACGTGATAATTATTTAAATCAGTGCAACGAGTCCGGCATAGTCGGGTCTCTCGTCGTAGTCCAGTTGGTGGACGGCCAACAAAAAATCCTGGATAGGACTTGGGTGTTCCAAGAGCGCCAGCTTCTGGCGCTTCCGTTCTTGGTTCCACGGGTGCATGACGTGTTCTTGTCCGACGTCGTCGTCCACGGACGCAACAGCAGGCAAGGCATCCCACGGCAGCCGTTCTTGGAGCAGCAGGTAGAGCCAGACGTAGCCCACGGACACGAGGTCATCGCGCCTAGACGGATCGCGGCCGTCGTGGACGTTGACGCTGACGTATTTAGGCGTTCCAAGAATGTCGTGGCGACAAGGTCGCGCAGGCAAGTGGGTCCGGTACTCGCCATCGACGTAGACGGACGACAATCCGAAATCAATCAAGTATAAAAATTCCTTGTTTCGCAACATGAAATTCTGGGGTTTTACGTCGCGATGAATAATGCCCGCGTCATGGACCTGGTACAAGATGCGAATCATTTCTCTGATCCAGTGGCGAATGAGCGCGTCATCCTGCACGGCAGAGCAAGCCAGCGGTTCCAAGAGCGGCATGGCCAACGCCCGGTACAGGACACCGTCGTGCAGCGAGACGGTGCTCCACCACTCGACTTCCGGGACATTCAGGCACCCCCGATCGCGCAAGAAATACAAGATTTTGCATTCGTGTTTCAGCTGCTGCTGCTGCTGACTGATGGCCTCGACCTTGATGGCCACCGGTTTCCCCGTGAGAATGTTTTGACCGCGAAACACTTGGCCAAAGGCGCCAGCGCTCAAGCGCTCGTAGAAATGAAATCGCGTCAACATTTTTCCATGTATAGAGTAGCGCATGTCTTCAAGTCTTTTTTTGGTATTAATCATTCTAGTCATTCTGGTGGGGTTTTTCGGTGGGCGTTTGTTGAAAGAACGAGAAGGCGTCATGGGACGCACCATGCCCGAACCGTTGCGCCATCCGGGGTCCACGGACTTGACCTTTGCGCCGGGGCAACGCGGCACCTATGTGGCAAAAGGTTTGAATGAATGGGTCGACAGCCTGATGACGAGGTACTTTGACAAGGACGGGTATCCCTTTGACGACACGCGACAAGCATTTCTTGGAAAATTCGTGACGCCGTTTCCGCATTCCCTGGTCACTTTGGCCACGCTCTCGAAACTCGACGACATTGGTTTTTACGTGATGCGCCAAGTCTTGCCCCAATTGTCAAATCTGGACCAGAAAAAGTTGTCGTGGCCACCGATTGTCTGGTCCAAGTTGCTACCGGCGGGACAAGCAGCCGGTAGCGGCGGCCAGGACGGCGGACTGTATGCCACAATTATGAGCCTGACATCAAGCGCCTCGTCAAAAGACTCGGTGACAGACGACGCAGCCGCCGCGACGGCGGCGAGTCCATCATCAAGTGCTGGCGCTGGTGCAAAAGTCGTCATAAAAACAGATGCTCCGACATCGTCGTGTAAAGTTAGCGACGCCTGTGGTCAGCCGTGCCCCAAGTCCTGCATCGACGCGGCACTACGGTCTTTAGCACCCGCGCCCGCGCCCGCACCTGCCGTGGCAACATCTCCCACCGATTTGACACAGTTCAAGAGCAACTTGACCTCGAACGAGCTGAATGAGTGGTGGTCTCTGTTTACCGGAGACTCGACGGCGGATGCCAGACCTTCCTCGTCGTCACCGACGCAACCGGTAAACACACGAACCCCGAAAGTGGATCACATTGTAGTCACACCGACTTTTGACAACCAACTCGACGACTTTCTCAACGCGAATTACATTGATTATTTTTTTGACAAGGTCACGGGAGTGCCGACGCAGAAATTCTTGGACTTGTACACCGCCTATACGCAAGGCCAGGCGTCCCTGGATCAGTTTCACATGAACAAGGCCAGCGATTTAATCTACTACGTCTTGGAGACGCTCGTGGCAGGGTTGCCCACGCAGTTTAATCCCGCGTTTGACTTTACGTGGAAACGCATTTCCAGGTTGAGCGCGCGCGAGTTTGTTCTATGATTTCAAATTACCTCCAAATTATGTCGCCTCCTAATATTTTCTGCGTAATTTTGGAAATAATTTCCTTGGTCTTTATAAAATTTCTTCTGATTTTTGACGCGCGTGCTTAAATACAAGTATTTTTTGCCCAACAACAAATTAAACTCATATTTTTCATTCGATTTCATTTTTTTAGGATGAATCAAATTTAATTTATCAAACCGAGCTTGTTGCTCACTTGTCAAATTTTTTATACTCATCATCTATATACCTCATGTTGAAAAAAACGCTGCAAATCCAGGTGCAGCGTTTTTTACGAATCGAATTACCGTCTCCGACGGTACGTCTTGTTGTTTCGCTTGTGATACGTCTTGTTGTTTCGCTTGTGATACGTCTTGTTGCTGCCGCGCAGCGTCTTACGGCGTCGATAGAGTTGATTGCCCGTGAGCATCAGCGCGGGGACGGCCACGTCGACGAGACCCAGGCCACCAGTACGCGCGCTGCAGCCCATTTTATATAGATGGACATTTTTACCTCGCAAAACGCAAATATGTCTAAATAAGCGTGGAAAATGAAAAAAGATTGCTGAGCGAAAACGGTTGGTGTTCGTAATACGGGTCCAAGTACACACTACCGTTAAAGAGCGAATACACAAAGGAAATGATGTAACGCAGCCCGTATTCCACGGTGATGATGACAAAGGGATACGCGGCGACGAGTAGCAACACGACGAATTTGGCCGGTGCGGACCAGGGCTTGCGAAAAAAGACGACAAACATGGCAATGATGCCCAACGCAACGTAGATGAAAAACAAGTAAAAATTCAAAGAATAATAAAATGACAGGGACTGGTTAATAAATCGCACTCGGGCCGCGTCGGTGGAATTGTTGCCCTTGAGTGAAGCAATTTCATCCGACAAGACTTGATTCTGCCAGGTAATGGCCTGCGTCGCCATCGCAGGAGAACTCATTCTACTGTGATGTCTTATATTTTATTCGGCAGGTTGCCAAGGCATTGCCGACAAATTCTCCAGCTGGCCACGTGGGTTGGGAAGCATGCTGCTGCTGCTGCTGCTGCTGCTGCTTGCAGCAGCAGGCAAAAAAGCCGAGCTAAATGTCGCAAACTGTTCCGTCGTCTTGGCAGCTGCGGCGGGCGCCGGAATGGGCGCCGGAATAGGCGGAGGAGCGGCTAAAGGCGCAGACACGGGCGCGGCACCTTTGAGCACGCACATTTGCAGACTGTCGCTCCAGACCACTCCGTTCATCGAGTCGCAGCAGCTCTCTCCGAAGCAAAAGTCGCCAAACAAACTTTTATTCTTCTTGTCTGCCGTCGCCGGACCAGCTGCCCCCGGGGCCGTATTGGGCGGCGGAATCTCGAGACGATCAAAGTTGACCTTGCTGCGCGACTGTACCACGGCATAGTAGTAGGTGATGATGGCGAGACAGAGGAAAATATTGAGAATGTGCAGAATGATGACGATCCATTCCGGGACTTGCAAAAAGTCGCCCAGCATGCGAATGAGGATGTAGGCCGCCACGCCGATGACCACCACGATGATCATTTTGGTGTATTCCATGTACTGTTTGCGATACGTGTCGTTGAGGACCATGACGTGTTGCTGTTGCAAGTCGGCGCTGTCCACGAGTTGTTTCTTCTCGGCCAAACGCTTTTTTTCGGCATGGACAATGTCGAGCATTTCTTGCTGGTGGGCCAAGACGGCCTGACTGGACGAGTTGGCTGCCTTGAACTTGTCGGAAAGTGTGTGTAAATTTTTCTGGAGGTCATTGACATAGGACACGATTTCGGGGGCATTGTTTACATTCGAATCCGTCGGTCGAGTGACTGAAAACAGGTAGTCGTCTTGGACGTGAAAGACGCTGGAGAGATCGAAATTGCCGACATTGTTTTGTGGGGCGCAAACCGGCGACGATCCCGGACTAGGTGGTGAAGCAGATCCCGGAGTAGGTGGCGGTGGGGTAGACATGTACTATATAGACACGAGGAAAATGAGAAAACAATCCCGGCTTTATTCGCTTCCCATGGTTACGGCTAAAACAATCAAAGAGGCCGCGGTAATGAGTCCAGTGTAAAACAAAATGGTCTGTTGGTCGGACAAGAGTTTGCTGTCACTGGAGTTGAGTTGGGTCAAGGACGGCGGCGGCTTCTGACGTAGATACAGCAAAATGTTGCCATTCTGATCGTAGCGATCGTCGGCCATCATGACGTCGCGCAAGCCCGAGTACTCGCGAATGTTTTTTCTAAGGTCCTGGTCGCGTCGATTGATGCCAATCATCTTTTGTCGCACAATTTCGTGATTATTGAGACCTGATCGGATGGACTGGTCCGTGTCAGAAGTGGCATTCGAGTTGCGCGTGGCCATGGACTCGACGACTCCAAGAGGGGGCGTTTCCTTGCGGCTAAAGGCGCCATTGTCGTGTTTCCATGCCCCGTCATTACGATATTCGTGCGTAGAGTACAAAATGTCCTTGGCCACTTTGAGATAGTTGTTGTACTCGGGACTGCCGCAAATTCCCACCTGATTAATGTCGGTAATGTTTGCGGAGGAAATGTCGTAATTCGAGTACTTGAAGTTGGACGTGTAGTCGTCCACATTGAGAATCGGCGGCACAATCTTTTGTTGGTTCATCGCGCAGCCCTTGACGTCGTCGATCAGCTGCTTGTTGCGCAGCGACAAGGTGCCGGACCCGACCTCCATGTTGCTGTCGCTTCGCACTTGGTTGTAAAGAGGCGGGTTGCTGTCGGTGCCTAAAACACACTGGGAACTGCCGTTGGACAAGTAGGTGTAGTAGTGCCCGCATGTGGCCGACGCGTTGCACGCCTTTTTGCATTCTTCCGCCGTCCTCTGTTGAATATTGGTGGGCTTCGTGGGGTAGTATCCGTGAAAGTCGGTGTACGAGGACGCACTATGAAATAGGGCGTCGCTCATTTGCACCATTTGATACGGTCCCTTGCCCGTGGTCCGGATCTGGTACGTGTGGTCGTAGCGGCTGTCGACGGACAAACGATAGATGGAAAAGACGTTGGGCAAGCTAGACGGATTATCGGGATTGTTTTGTGTGAAAAACGTGGGCGTCGATTCGGTGATTTGCAGGGACGGCAAGGTGCCCACTTCTTGGACACCATCGGCGTCTCGGTCGTGTTTTCCGTTGGCGATTTCGCGTTTGTTGGTGAGAATCGCCACGTAAAAGGCGATCAAATTGGCAGCGTCCGAAGCCGACGACATTGGTCCAAAGTTGGTGTAGCAGTAAAATTGCCCCGTCATGTAGCTGTTTTGCGTCTGACTGGTAAAGGCCGCGTACAGGGGCGGATAGAAAAACCCGCCGACGTTGTCGTTGACCCAGAGGGTAACCGGCACGGCGACTTTGTTTTGGTTGCTCATCTGCAAGCGGCTCAGGACGTCTTCTTTGGTTTTTCGCGGCTGGCCCGTGGTTGGCTGGCAGTACAACTGTATGCGAATCGGCATGTAGCGCATGTCGGTGACGCGCACAGAGGTCGAGGCGGACGTCATTCCGGACAGGCTCGTGTTGGTCGCAGTGTACTCAAAGAGCGCGACGTCGCCGATCCAGATTAAAAAGGTGGACTGGGAGTCACGGGAGTCGGTTGCAAACGAGATGGAATAGTTTTCCATGGAGGGAAATTTCAGGTAACCAAACACTTCGATGGCGTAGGACTGGGTGGCCCCGGCTGCAGGCGCGACAGTGGCGCCAGACTGGGTCGGAAACGAGTCGACGAATCGGTCGAAATTGCCAATGTTGGACCACTGGAAATTTTTGACAATCAAGTCCGAAATGTCAATGGTCGAGGAGAGCGGCGCATTCTTGGGCACAAGAGTGAGCTTGGACAGGTAGGCGTCGTAGTCCTTGGCCAAGTTCAACTTGTGGGCATCGGGCGTGTTCATGTGGGGGTCCAGGCCGGCCACGGTCACGGCGCTGGACGAGGCGTACGGTTGGAGCAGGCAGGCCGTCTTGTCCGAGGCCGACATGCACAGCGAGGATTTCAGAGAGCCTAAATTGACTGCGTGGATGGCCTCGGGCGACGGGACAAAGTGATAGTACGAGTAGACGCTGGGATTGTCGGGCGTTTCGGCGAGCTCGCTCTTTTTGAATTTGGAATAATCCGTGACAAACTGATTGACCCGTTTGTGCGTGAACATGTCCGTGGAATCCAGGGGGACATCCCACACTTTCGTCTTCGGGTACTCTACATTAAAATCCGAGTTGGGCATCTTATTGTCCAAAGAGATATTTACGATGCTAAAAAAATCGTTTTAACTCACTTCATTTCCACAACGGCGTACCAAATCAGGCACGAGGCCAAGATGATCCACAGCGTGTTGGCATACATGGTCTGTTTGAGTTGGTACTCGGAGCTGCCGGGGCCGGCATTCTGCTGAGAGTACAGCCGCTCCAGCATCTCGTCGAGTTTCTTGCGCTGTTCGCGAATGGATGCATAAGTGTGTAAAATGTCCTTTTCTTCGCGTTTGCTTTTTTGGTTCGTCGTGCCCAGCATTTCCTGCGTCGCAAGCGTGTTGGACACGTCAGAAATGGTCGAGAGCAGCGACTGGTAGGAGCGCTGCACATTGATGAAACTGTCGTCGGCGTTGCAGGCGGGTTGCATGGCGTAGGCGGGGTCGTCCTGACACCGGATGAAGCGCGAATACCGCGTCTGGAAATCATTCAGTCGGTCGGAGAGCAAATTGTCTTTGTCAAACATGCTGTTCGGTGTCGTGAGACTGGGAGGGGGGCTTGGGCTTGGGCTTGGACTACTCATGATGAAGGAGAGGCGACGGCAGGAAGAGCAGAGGGGAGGCTATAGTATAAAAAGGAAATTATACCCACGATGCCAATGCCTAAATTGAAAGATTTCAACACTTCGGTGTAATATTTGCTCTGGGCGTCGTAGATTTTCCGTTCCATGCCGGCGTGTTCCTGCTGTCGCTGCAGGATCAGTGCGACTTGCTGTTGGTTCAGACAGAGTTGCTTCTCGTAGTCGGAAAGTCCGGACTGATCGACGTTGCACTGCCCCGACCCCGGGAGGTTGGCCGCGTCCTGGACAAAATAAAAGTCGTCGGGCGTGTACTCCAAGACGATGCGTTGCGACATGGATTTACATTGATGGGGGATAAGAATTTAGCGTCACGAGTCCCTCGTACACGTGATCGGAAATGTCACCGACGTGATAAAATGTCAAAAACATGAACACGAAGAGCACAAAGGCAATAAAGAGTCCGGACCATACACTGTCAGTCATTCGCAGTCCCTTGTTTACTTATACGTTGCTAAAATATCTAGGCTCAAACAAAGTACATAAATGTTAATTTTTTTCTATAGTTTCGTGTTATTCTTTTTATTTTCTTCGCGCGAGTTTAGGGCTTCTTGGACCGACCTGGCACGCGCCGTCTTGTTCTCCGTGGCTCTCGTGGTGCCGCTGTCCTTGTACCACGCCGCCTCAAAAGAGGGTCTCCAGGTGGATTGCGCGTGCTTGAAAAGTCACTTTTATTCGGGCAAGGGACCTTTGCCGACTCCTAAGCCACCACAGCAGCCACTAGTAGCACCACCACAGCCCCAGCCACTAGTAGCACCGCAGCCACCACCACCACCACCACCGCCACCGCCACTGCCACCGCCACCGCCACCGCTACCATCGGTTGCAACTACATCTTTACAATTTAAATATCAGTCGTCGCAATGCACCAAAAAACCGACAGCAACGACCTTGGCCACCCAGGATAATCCCAAGACTGTGTCGAGTGCATCGTTTGAAGTCGGCGATGTCATCAAAGACGACCAGAACAATTTTTACTCCATTACGGATGTTGTAGACAAGGCTGCTGACCCCCAACAGACCTATGGAACATACTTGACTAAGTATATGAGTGATAGCAATTCTTTTAGACTTTATACCACTTTGGCCGACGCCAACTATTCAGGAGGCACCTATGACACTAACATCGTCGATGCTTCTTTGGTCCCTATGGAAAGTAATTACCCAAAGTTTTGGATTGGAATGACCGCAGAAGAAAAGGCCAAATTTAAGCCGACGGGCTATTTCCTAGAAGTCGATTCTAACGTCAGGGCGCCGCCTCGGTTGGAAAGTCTGGAGTCGCGTGGTGATCTAGTTGTCTCATTGTCGAAATCGAATACCACGGACTTGAACAATGTACCAGCATTCGGCGAAGTTATAAACGATTTCAATAACTGGATAAGAAACGGTAAACAGGCATGCAATTACTGTTGCGCAAACAGTCCCGGTAACTACAATGCATACGATCTGATCACGTACGTTTATGCGACATTAGACGGTCCCTTGCAAAGTCAGGTTAAAAAGTACTATCCCGAACTCAGCTTTCTGTGGAACGATAATATTGATGTGCCCGATGCATCGACCATGCAATCCGTTAACGAAAAGTATTCCTCCTAGGATTCGGACGGCTATTTTCTGAGCGTCTAGTATAAAATCATGAAGTTTCCGTCTTGGCTAATTCGTCTGTCGACGGTGGAAATTGTCGTGGCCATCATTTTCATTCTCTACATTGTGTTGCCCGTGCAGACGCCTAGCGCCATGGTTCCCGTCATACATTCTCCTCTCGGTCTCATCGTGATTTGCATGATTATATTGTACTTGTTCATCTTTTGCAATCCGATTTTAGCCGTCTTGTATTTAGGCGTAGCCTACCTCTTGTTGCGTCGGCAACCGGCCGTGCGCAAATCCGACAAGCCGCCTACGGTGCCCACCATTCCCATTCCGCAAAACAGTCACATGCCTCAGCAGCAGCAGCAGCAGCAGCAGCAAAGACGCACCTTGGAGGAAGACGTGGTGGCCAACATGGCGCCCGTGGGCCAGAATTCTGGCATTGTCAACACGTCGTTCAAGCCCGTGGCGAGTAATACGAGCGGGGCCGCACCTGCTTAAAAAAATTTACACCAATGAAAAGGCTTTCCATGGAATGCACCATGCGTACAGCACAATCAGCGCCAGCAGCGAAACGGGAAAATAGACGGCCAAGCGGTCGTCATTGCACCCCCACGGATAAAAGACGAGTCCGATCAAATTCCACGCGAGGTTGATCCAGCCCGATGCACACAACATGGCCACGGGCACCTTGGGTTGAAACAAGAGGGCATAACAGGCCACATTGTAAATGGCCAAGGTGATCAAGGCACGCCACGCCAAAAAAGTTTGCAGTGACATGAACGACACGGTACACGTCACTTCGGAAAAAGCAGAAATGCCCACATCGCTCGCTATAAAGGGCCATGTGGACATGTAGAGGGACCCCAAAAAAAGTTGACGGCCCAAGTCGCGGACTTCCATGGGGTGGTGTGCGATGCGATGTCAAAGCCTAAATTTCTTGCAGGAGCAAGCGTCCCTGGTCGTCTTTGAGCGGTGCCAGATTGAGCGCCGACATGGCAAACGCCGTCGACACCAGGGTATACTGTCCGGGTTTTTCTTTGCGGATGAACCAGTACGCGGTGTTGTCACTCGTTTCCGTGTACAGTCGGATCCAGTTGGTTGAGGCGGGGTCGCCCCAGACAAGAAACGCCGGCACATGCCAATTCTGGCAAAAGGCCCACCAGTCCACGTCCGAGAGCCGGTATTCGGTGGACCGCAGCACCCGATCTTGGAGCAGGTCCGGCGTTTGCGTTCCCAAAAGTTCCAACAAGACGCCGCGATGTTTCTCGTCGCGCAGCAGCGTCTCGTAGGCCTTCCACAAAACTCGCCGCACCTCCGACTCCGACATGGGAGCTTGACTCTGGCCATGAAGTTGAGCGAGGTACATGAGCGGGGCGAGGGCGCACGTTTTCTTAAACACGACCTCGACTGCCTTTTTACCCAAGACGGTGTTCCAAGAATGCCGTATCCGACGCGCCGGTTGCTGAATGCAGTCTTGGACAAACTTGGCGGCATCGCCCGCGTCGGTTGAGCGCTGGGGCTGCGCCGTGTCCCATACCGTCCTTTCGTCCGCGGACTTGTACGCGGCGACTTGACTCTGTTGCAAGACGATTTCGTCATCATTCAGATTGTATTCCGTCCCCGTGTTGGCGGCGCTTGGAATCCGTCGCACGCGAATCATTTCATCCGCCATGCGCATGGCATACAGGGTCTCATTGTTGACGGTGGGATCCACCAGGTTGAATTTCGGGAAAATCGTCTTGATGCCGCCGTTTTCAAGAGTCAGACAATACGGCTCCTCGGCACCGGTCGAGTCGTCGTCACAGGCCACCATGTCGTGCACGTCCTTCATCAACTGGGCGTCCATCATTTGAAAATGCACGCGATCTTTGATCAATTTTTGAATTTCAGACTGGAGATATTTCAACTTGTTTTCATAACTAACCGTCACACTCTGAATTTGTCGCAACCACTCTTGTCGTGTTTCTTCTTGAAGCAACATGCGAATTACACCGCGATACAAGTCGTAAAACTGGCCCTCGAGACGCAACGCGACGGCGTTGGCCTCGTCTGTTGTTGTTGTCGTCGTCGTCGTCGACGCCACCTTTGTCGTGGCCAACGTTTCCAAGTCGTCGTCCGACTCGGACATCAGGCCACTTTGCAACGTCGGGACAAATTCGTTGGCCTCGGTCACAATGCCACGATAAGTCCCCCCCTGAACGACCTTGTAGCGGGGTTTGCACGGGATCTGATTGTGTGATGCGTAGGCCAAGCCCGACAGACGATCGCGAGTCACAGCATAGGGCAACAGATGGGCCTGGGCCTGCTCGACCGTCGTAGTGCTCACCTGGTCGAGAATGGCAGAGGGCAGGCAAGGCAAGTACAGAGGTTGTTGCGACGCGTCGAGACCGCGCACGCGCAGAGCAATCGCCTTTTCGTTTTGAACGACTTGATCGACCACGACAATGCCGGCTGCCTTGGCAATCTCGGCACTAGAGATGCTCGGGCGGAAGGTGTATTGGTCTGGCGACAGACTCGGTTGGGGGCGACATTGCTGGAGGAGGGCAGCCACTTGCTTGGGCAACGACGAGGTTCGAACGGTGACTTGGCCCTCCGGACTTTGCAGTGGAACATATTGGTTCCCCGGCGTGACGAGGACAAGGCACGTGGCTTTTTCGGGATCGAGACGATTCATGGCCGAGTAGGCATTCGTCGGACAGATGAAATGACCATCCTGAATCATGACCAGGTTGAGTCCTCGAGGAAAAAGTTTGGGATTGACGTCGCAGACCACGTCCCACAGATGCGTATAGTCCATGTTTTTGTCTTGACGAATTTTATTGATAAAGTTTTTGTAACTTCCAACAACTTCGTGCAACAAGTCGGCTTGGTAAGGGTCGTCCATCTGGAGACTCTTGGCAAACGTAGAATCTTTGACATCCTCGTCGTCGTTTTCTTCTTTCGTGGAACGATAGAGTGCTGGTAAATTTCCGTTGTGGTACTTGATAAATCGATCCAATGTGAGCGACGAAATTAAAATTTCGCAAAAGTCATCCTCCTCCTCGCTCTTTACCTCTCGCGCATACAAAAACGCCATGGCTTCCAAAAAAGTTTGGCCGTTGTAGTCTGCCGCGGGTTGCCAAGCCTGTCCTCCAAGAAGAGTCTCTCTCCAGCCGCTGACGCTGCCGCCGCCGCCGCTATACCGCGGTGGCTGTAAAATTTCATACCCTTTTTTTAGCGGACGTTGAAACAAGCGGGGCCCTTTTTTTTCTTCTTCTTCTTTGTCGTCGTCGTCGTCGTCGTCCACTTCTTCATCTTCTTGGATCCAAAATGATGGCATCGTCGTCGTCGTCGAGGAGGAGCCGTCAAGCAAAAGGTAGTCCAGGTACTTGTCGAGAATGGGAATGTAGTCCAAGCAGTCGACCTTTTTTAATCGCAAGAGGGTGCCCGTGTGTTCTACTCCAAATTGTTGACGCAAATAGTTGAGACAGGGTCCGGGTAAAAGTTTTTTTATTGGTGTCGTCGTCGTATATTTGAAAGAACAAGAGGACATGACGTCGACCGGAACGCGGATCAAATTTAAACTCAGAGTGTGCAGGATCACATTGACTTCTTGGATGAGGCGCGTATTGACATGGTTGCACTTTTCCGCCGAGTCTGCGCGATTCATGGTCAAGACGAATCGTCCTTCGGCGTAAAGAGACCACACTTGATCCGGCTGACTAGAAACAAAATGAATTGCGTTTTTTTTTTGCGCTTGCTGTGCCGGTGCGCCGCGACTCTTTAGAAATCGAATCAGCGGCTCTCCGGTTGGGCGCGTCCACGTCAACGACGGAAACTCGTCCGTCGCATGAAATCTCTTGAAAATCGCTTCCAATGGCAAACCGTCTTGACCAATGTTCCAAGTGCACACAACATCTTCGAGGTATCGAGTGGCGGTGAGGGCCCGGCCACTAAATTCTCGGACCTCGGCACGCAGCTCATCAAATTTGTCCAACTTTTTTGGAGTAATTTTGTGCGGAAAGTAGCCAGACAAGTTCAAGTGATTGATACGACCGTATTCGATCACGGGTTTTTTTAAACACGCGTAAATATTCGCGGACGTTTTGCAAAACTCGCTTTGGTCCGTGCAATTTCTGGAAAATCGCAAAAAGGGTTCATGCATGGCGTCTTCAAACACGACTCCGCCCATGTCATCAATGACGGAGAATGGATTGGCCAACGTCCCGTGCTTACTGTAAAACCCCAGCGGCGTCAAGATTTTGGTCTGAGACGACCCCAAGAGTAGTTGCATCCACTGGGCGTGCGTCTCTTTGACACCGTCGGAAACGCCAAATTCAATCATGTGCTGAAGAGCATGACCGTCATTAAACATGGCCGACCATGCCGGTACGGGATCCACAACCGTCTCGGTAAAGAGATACACGTCCTTTTCCCCCAACTCTTGACAAATCTTGTACCGAATCGACGCTACGGATTCTTCCTTGTAAATTCGCCTTTCGGACACGACAATTTCCACCTTTTCAGACTCGAAATACTCTTGCTGTATCTCGCTAAACAATTCATCCGTGTCATTCACGTGACCAAACACGACGACTTTTTCAACGACGCTGTTGAGTAGGTAGACAAAGAAAATGTCGTCTACCTTTGCCATATACAAGTGCTCTTTTTTTAAAAACTAAAAAAAAAGCTTACAACCCCGGGCCGGTAAAGGACATGTCGGGGGCTCACGTCTCTTCGAAAATGGCATTGCGCTGCCAATCGTTGGCAAAACCTTCACCTTCGGGATCCTCGGCCACAAATTCGACAAGCTTGACGTCGTGCCAAGCATTGTTGCGAATGGACCCGTAGCGCGTGTCCATCAACTCGTGCAAATTGCGCATCTTGGGCATCTTGCCGTCGCCATTGTTGCGGAACCACTCTTGGAATTCGCCGTTGAGCTCATTCTTGTTAATCTGGCGCCCCACTTGCTTGACCACGCGGTCGTCCAAAAAGTTGCTCAAGTGGTCCTCGCGCTGCTTGTAGCGACGCGTGGCCTCGTTGACCGTCGGGCATGGCGCCACGCGACCGTGCGTTAAAAAAGCGCGGTGCACCAACATGGCCAAAAATGTCTCGCGCCAGATGGGAAATCGTTCCATCAAGGTCACGTCGGCCAGAAAGTGATACGGCTCGTCTTCCGTGGGCTGCGGATTGTCGCTAAACTGCGAGAGGAAATCCACCACACGCACGCGGCGCCACGTGCCCTTGTCACGCGTCTTAATGGCCGGAAACTCGTTGCAGCACACGACGAGGGTGAATTGCGGCTTGAACACTTCTTCATTTTTAAAAAGATTGCGCCCAGTCAGCGACTCGACGCCGCTCACCAGTTGCTTCATGGGGCCCTCGTAAATGACGTCGTTCTGGCCGGGTTCTTGCATGACGGCGTAGCGGGCCCCCTTGAGACAAATGATTTCCGGACTGGCCTGACCGGGAGCCCCACGCGGCCGCGTAATGAGCCCCACGTTGGCCTCGATGAAATACGATCCCGAGTCCACGCCCAGCGTCTGCTTCATCAATTCTGTCAAGATGGACTTGCCGTTGGATCCCTTGCCAATGTAGAAATGAATCGTCTGATTAATCGACGGTTCGCCAATGATGGTCGATGCCAAGTGGTCCCACATGTACTCGCGCAAGTCGTCGACGGGGAAAATCTTGGCCATGAAATCCTCAATTTCCGGAATAATGGCCGCGTGCTTGGCGTGCGCCAAGGGCACGTAGTTGATTTGCGTCGACTTGGTAATGTAGTCCTCGGGCAATCCGTGGCGAAAAGAATTCGTGTTGAAATCAATGACCCCGTTGGCGCACCCCAACAGCTTGGGCGTATTGTCCAGACGGTTGAGAAAGTTTCGATCTTTGAACAAGTCGGCGCACTCTTTTAAAATGCTGCGTTTGTCGGCATTCGACTTGAGGCGATCAATGATTTTAAAGGCCGTGTTCATGCGAGAACCGCTGCCCTTGAAGCGGGCGTCTTCCGTGCCCAGCGTCAACATGTAATTGTTTAGCTCTTGCACGCGCTTCTCAAACATGTAGCGCAAGTCGGTCGACATGCCCAGACGGAGTTCGTCGCCCGTGTCGATTTCGCGCCAGCGGTGATTCTCGAACCGGTACCAGGTCATCTTGCCAATGTCGACGCAGACAAAGACGCCCTTGAACATTTGCAGGAGAATGTTCGCAATGTCAAAGTCGGAACCGCCTTTCGTGGTGCTTTTGCGGTTGCCGGTCCCACCCGTCAAGAGAAGCGCGTTCAGCGTCATGTCAATGAAATGGCCCACCGTGTTCTTGGCCACAATCGAGGCCTGCTCCGGGTTGTCATTCGTAGCCCAGTAAATGATGGACCGCTCCGTGAGACGGCCGAGGTCGCTGGACGAAAACGTGCGCCACTGATCACATAGATTGGGAATGTCGGAATAGTTGAACTTGGTCGTCGACTTGGAGCTAAAGGCAATCCAAATGATGAGTGTGCTTTCCGAAACATTCTTGAGGGCCCATCCCACACGGATCCACTTGTTGCGGTCGTCGTAATAAATGGGGGGCAGAATCATCGTGTACTCGTAAGCCTCTTGCAAGTGGTACTCGGTGGCCAACAAATTGTGCAGGTACTTTTGCAGGGCCTCGTCGAGGGCCTCTTTGCTCCGAATGCGCGAATAGTCAGTGGTCATGTGGGCAATCATGGCCCCATTGACAGAGCCTTGGTTGCCTGCGGCAACCGCGCCGGGTACCACCGGAGCAGCCGCGGCAGCGGCAGCGGCAGCGGCTCCCGTAGAGCCACGCGAACGCGACGACGCCTGGGCGACCAGGCTCAAAAACGAGTCGCGGAAAAACAGGGCCGCGTGCATGTCGGACCGCACGGACAAGTGCATGAATTTTTCAAACGACTCTAAAAACTCTTCCGTTGCACGGGGCTGCACCATGGGCTCGCCGTCGTCGGGATCCACCTTGACGTAAAAGGCCTGCGTCAAACGGTACGTCTTGTGCTTTGGCTTGCACGAGCCGTAGAGCTGCCAATTGGTCTGTCCCGAGGTGATGGACAAGTCGTAGGCGTCGGCCCACGAGTTGGTCATGCCCAAGTCGCCCCACAAGTCCTCCAGCACGGGAATCATCTTTTGGCGCAGCACCATTTGGGCAGCGTGATCCATTTGCACGCCAAACAGGAGATGAATGCCGTCCTTGGTCATATTCTTGTCCGGAATCGAGTTGGGTTTTTTTTTCGACATGGAAAAGACGTAAAACTCGTCGTCTTCGCCGAGCTGAAACACCACATCTTTCAACATGGCTAAAAACTCGTAGACCAGGTTCTGAACGTCCTCCTCGGTAAAGACGCGCTGCGTGACTTCCAAAGGGAAATGCAGGTCCAAATCGACGACCAGGGGACCTTTGCCGTTGGTGGGCTGCTTTTCCGTCAAGTGCTCCGTGGCATCGCCCACAATCACGTGCTGGTAGTACAAACGCATAAATTGCTCATATTCCGCGTCGGGAATACTGTAGGATCCCCCAGAAATGCCCTCGGACGAATTCGGAATCCGCGTGTGCGTCGACGGCTTGGGTTCGCCTCCTGCACCGGCCGCCGCCGACTTGCGAATCGCATGCGCCGACAAAAAGGCCCCGAATCGGTTGGGTGACTGGGCTGCTGCTGCTGCTGCTGCCGCCGCCGGCGCAGCCGTTCGACGACGAGGAGTGGCCGACGGAAGTGACATCCGGGGTGGGCCCGATTGGATGAAGTATGAGAAGATTCAAAACCCAGCAGCTTTTCAGAACCCCGCGGAGCGGGAGCGGGTGCGGGTTTCTTGGCGGTTCGGGGGCTGACTGTTTTTCGTAAGGACATTTTCATCGAGTAAGATTTTTTTTCTGCCATGTGTTCGTTTCGTTTTCACCCGACTGAAAAAAAAATCCAATTAGTGAAATCACTTCCCTTGGCACACACGACGATGAAATTTTGCACCGTGTGTGACAACATGTACTACGTGACCCTGGATGAAGGCGACGCCAACAAGTTGACGTACAAGTGTAGGCGATGCGGTCACGTGGACGAGTTGCTGGGCCACGAGGCCGTCTGCGTTCTCAAGACGCGTCTGAAAAAGAGTGAACACCAGTACCAGCACATGGTGAATGCCTTTACGAAAATGGATCCGACGTTGCCGCGGATTTATAGCATGAAGTGTCCGAATGATTTGTGCGCGACGCACTCAGGCACGGCCGCGACGGAAGTCGTGTACAAGCGTTACGACGACGACAATCTCAAATACGTCTACATTTGCACGACGTGCGACACGGTTTGGAAAACGAATGATGGGCGTGGCGTATAAAAAAGTGTTGATACTTTATAAAATGCTGGTGTTCCCCCTTCGCCAACACCAACAACAGGCTTTAGCAAAACCCACCGCTGCTGCGGCTGCTGCGGCTTCACTTCCCTCTTCTACTCCTTTAGCTGCTCCTGTCGCTGCTGCAGCTCCTGTCGCTGCTCCTTTAGCAGCTGAGGCTCTTCCTGTCGCTGCCAAGAAGGTGGATGTGGTGCATTACGTGCCGTCGACGAGTGTCGGTCACGTTTCCATGAGCTGTTAAAAAACGAGGTAATAATTCAATTTTGAAAACTGAATTATTTTTTTTCTTTTAGCCGCTTTTGCAATGCGTTTTTCCAAGCCTTGATGAGGCCATTTTAGGGCCTTTTTAATCAAAATTAAAAATATATTCGGCGCCCCATGTATAACGAATGTCCAGTTCTGTGACTTTCGCCAACAAGGTCCCCGCGCTTACTGTGCAAGACATTAGTTTTAGTCTAACTTCGTTGCGAGACAACTTTGACTCTAGCATGTCTTCTTTAACTGGCACGACGTTAGCCAATCGGGCCAAGGCACTCAAGTGCGTCGAAGACAACATCATTCTGAATCTTGCCCAAGGATACAGCGATGCCGCCGATGCCAAAATTAGAAACAAAACAAACAGTGTTGTACCCGGTGGTGTTACTGACGCTTCCTTTGCCACGCAAGTGCTGCTCAACAATACGGCCATGGACACGCCCAACGTGGCCATGATGTCGTACCTCGTCGACGGATCGTTTGTGGATTACTCATTTAATAGTCCGATTAATTCGTCCGGCACCATTTTTGCACCGGTGTACGATATTTCCACCACATCTGTGGTGGTCAATGAACACTTGCGCATGGAACTGACGGATAAAAAGAATATCAATGGAATTGTTGAAATTGCTTACGGTTATGACCCCAATAACAATACTGACCTTGACTCAGGTCGTGATGTATATTGGAAATATTTTAATAACACTTTTTTTTGTTTTCAGAATTACAACAATTATGCTATTCTCACCAATGACAATGGCTTTAGTAATGATAGAAATGGTTATCGTTCAAGCGATGGAGTAAGTTGGTATCCAATTGATTATGGTGATGGGTTTAAGACAAGAGGTGTAGCATTCGGCAATGATAAATATGTTGCAACTGGAAGGTCAAATGATGGGGTATTTGCAAAGCTAATAACAAGCTCAAATGGTACTTCTTGGACTGAAAATACGTGGTTTAATAACTTGTTTGGTGGTGGTAATGGTAGATATTATAGATCATCTTTTTATTATTCTGTTCCAGGTTATAGTCTTTATAATAATATATTATTTGATTGCATTGCTTATTTTAACAATTTATTTACGGTTATTAGTACTGCAACGTCACACTATACCGATAATAATCAAAATAGAATACAGGTAAAACTATTGATTGGAACAGCTAAGGATCCAACTCAAACTTGGTCATTTCCTGATTTAAGTTATGTGTATAATGAACAAATGCGACAATACATAAATACTCCAACAAGTTACACAAATGTATTAACTATTGATCAGCCTGAGAACAATAATAGCCCATATTGGACATATTTTAAGGATCGCATCGCAAGCCATATATTTGTGCGGAGTTTAATATCAAATGATGACAGTACAATTCAACTAGCTATAGTTGGGGATAAGTTTTTATTGCGTAAAGAGGATAATGGAAACTGGGGAATTGTTCAAACATATTACTTTGCCAGAGAAGTTACTGACCTAGTTTACGTAGGTCCCCCTGGACAAAAGAAATTCTATGCTTTAAACCAGAACATGTATTCCAGTGTAGACGGCCTAACATGGACTAATCTAACCCCACCAGTTAATCCAAATTATGGTGGATCATTTCCTGATTTAATTTATCAAAATGGATATTTTTTTAAATCGTTTGTTAAATACGATAGTCAATATAAGGCAACCGTTACAATCGGGTATTCATCAAATCCGTCGAATATAAATTCATGGAAGTTTGGTGTACCATTTTACATGGGTAATGAGGGGACTGATAAAATGGGGTTATGTCTGAATGGTACGAATGATTTAACAGTTTTTAATCATGGAATTAATGGTACTAACAAAATGTCTAAATACACATTTTCGATTTTTTTTGAAGACAATTATGATAGCATGGACTGGAATGTTTCGTTTCCCGATACTGCTAATAGAAATTTCGGCCGCGCAGTAAACTCAAGTTTAATTGTGAGAAACAATGATGCTTCATTCAATCCGATTACAGTGTCGGAACCGTCTTTCAACACGGTGTTTGCTTGCGCCGGCCAAGGAAACGATGCATTCAATTACTACTGGAACGAAGTTGCTGGAAAGACTCCTACCCAAGTGAATTATTCTTACCCCAACAATAAAATTGTCAATCCGGCCATTGGACAGAGTGCAAATGAAAGAAAATTCTCTATAACCAGTCGCCAAAATCTACCAAACCCCATTTTCAAAAATGAAACTGGTACATTTGCTTTTATATTAAACGGGGGAGGGGCGCAAGTGCTTTCTAGTCCCAGTCCATCTACATCGTCATTTTTATATGTTGACGTTTTCACAAACTCGGCGGCTACTCCTCTCTTCACTGACATGTCGTTGACACTATTTAATAATTTGTTTCCCAACGTGACGTCCGACGTCAGTTTTGTATTTGATATTTCTGCAACAAGCAGCACAGGTGGGTACGGAAACCCGACGGCAAACGGCATAGTGATGTGTAAGTTGGACTCGACTGGACTTACCAACAATTATCCTTACATGAAGAATTTTGTTAATAAGAACCACAGTCTCATTATAACAAATAGTGGTGACGTGATAGTCGATGTTTCTTCTAACAGTTATTCTCCCACGAAAGGAATATTAAACGGTGCATTGATTAAAACCAATGGCGAAAAATTGAAGTCGGAGGTGTACCTTAAAGATGGACGCATTGAGTTGGATGTGCAAAAGATTGATGAGCGAGTAACCGACCAGAATTCATCAAACAAAAATATAAATTTTGTTAATTCTGTGGACATTCAAAAAGTAGTCGTTGCCTATGATCAAAGCGATAATAATTATTTGCTACAAAATACCCCATATTCTGCCAACTTACCTTTAATCTCTTTTGGTTCGATTAGTGACTCTATGAAGACGACTGATGATGTTTCCTTTTCTGCTATGAAACTGTTTGACGGTGTCCGCGATTCTAGTTATTGCTACGTACGCGCAAGTGGTGGATTTGACAATAATTGTAAAGCACTTACTTCTGCTGTCAGCAATAACGTGATGATGTATGCAAATCACAATTTGGCAAGTTCTCAGTTCGAATTTTCGGCCAATGACATTCCATCCAATGCGTCAATTTTGTTTGTCAATGCTTCTGGTTATTCGAAGATTTTCGATCCCAGCAATGATGGACTGTATAACTTGGTTCAGGGCCAAAACGGGGAATACCCAAATGGACTGCAAATTGAGGTTTTAAGTAAAACTGCAGGAGCAAATACCTTTACTGATGTATCCAAAAATATTGGGTTTAAACTCACAAAATTTATAAATCCTACCGTAACGATCACCAATTTTAACTTGTCGAATTTAGCTTACGACACTTACCGAATTCTGCTTCTGCCCAAAACTCTAAATGATCTTATTGCAGAGGGGGATTTGAGTGGTTCTTCGGGAATTCATTTCCAGTATGGTAAATATTATCTGAACCAACAAGGTACCCTTGCAATTGATGAATCCACCAGTCCCAATTATCTTCTCATGAGCAGAAGGAATTTTTTAAATTTTAATCTTCAATCTGATGAAGCAGGATATAATGGATATCAAGGTATTAAGGTATTAGACATATTAGGCGCCGTTGATGATGCCAATGTTATTCGCAATGCTAATGCCACCAAAACGTACACGTATACTCTGACATTTGATTTTGAAGGTGCATTAATTACGTTTGAGGCTAATAATTCATCGGATATAAAAACAAATGCACTTCGTAAATTTGATCTTAGGGCAATTATATTCTATCATGAAGAAAATAATACAATTAAATTTGTTGCACGTGTTCCAATTGGATCTTATGATAATTTGTGTTTTAGTACTAACGACATTCCTAAGCAAACATTAGAATCGGGTTCGTATACAGAAACGATTACATTTACACAACAAGCACTTCTTGGTTTGAAAGGTTATTTGCAGGGAGGATATGCCCAAAATAGCCCCAACTTTAAAGATGTTTCCAATAACTGGAACTATATCAATGGCGTACCCAAATTTCATGTGGATCAGTTTTCGCAACTGAATACGACAAACGAAACCAATAAAGTAATGACATTTAAGAAAATCACTACGCAGACCGATGTGTCATTTATAGACCCGCGTACTCAACTACCAGGGACTGGCACATTGAACATTAATTTAGATTTTACGGCTAACATATTGAATACGTTGGATGACTTAGAATTGTTTCAGCCGGGGTACACTATACAGTTGACTAACGATCTGGATACATCGTTCAAGGTGTCTGGACGCTATTTCACTGATGCTGACTTGGATAAATTTATCGACAAAGATTATCAATTATTCAATCCTGCAAATATAAATATAGGAAATACAAATCAATCCAATCTTTTAAAAGGAACAAATCTTCAAAATGAAACTTCTGTCGGGACAGAACTCACTTTTGATGTGTCGGCTACCTTAATTAATGATTTTTATACACGCCGACTTTCTGTGACATCGTCCACTTTTAAATTCACTTTGGATTTGTCGTTTGACGTGGCTACAAACTTCAATCTTTGGTACTGTCCTCAAGATATTTGGCAAAGTTCAAATAGTATTTTAAATAGGACCGAAATCGTTCGATCGAGCAGGGACAATTGTTCCACAGTGTTGACTAGTGGGATTGCCTTGTACGATACGCGCAATTCTTTTCCGGGTAGCTATGTTACATTCAACCTCGCCAACCAAAACATTTCGATCAACCCGATTAGCGGAACATCCTTGCAAAATAACTTGAAAAATCGTTATGATCTCGCGAGTCCGCAGAAATTGACCCGTACTATTAATAATCTCGGGTTAGACGTGAGCAGCGGACTCCAAACGGTGGGATTTAATCTTTCGCAGTATCGTGGCTATCATTCCAACGATCCGAGTCAATTGGATAAGCAGTACTACTCGATCAAACGCACGCCTGCCACATTTGTTTTCGACATTAGCGGTGTTCAAACGGTCTCATACAACTTGTACACCGATCGGTCGATTACTGGAATTACTTTTGGCTCGCCTATCAATTCGTTTGGATTGTCTGCTTCTGAGTTCTTGTATTCGATTCTTCCTACAGGGTCCCCAACAAATTATAGCATCATCGTGACTGGCGATTCAGTCAATGTCTTCACATCAACAACAACAAACACTGGACCACCTGATACATCGAATATTCAGAAAAACTTGAAGAATGATGTCATTCTCTACCAGTCGTCCTATGCTGCAAAGAATTCGTCGATTGTGGCCGGCCGCGTCCGAGCTGCAGCTGGGACAGAATATCGTGTCCAAAAGGATGTTGGTCAAATTTATGCATATTCATGTAAAGATATGATTTCGGGTGACCCTAAATACAACTTAATTGACTCCTATACAAGTCGAAGTTATTGGTTAATTTATCCCAATAATATAGACGTCAATACTAACACAGGTGTTAATATACAACTAAACAAAACTGGGTTGACATACTATGCATTGTTTAATGGCGGAATTAACTTGACCCCATCGATAAAAATTAGTTTAAACAAAGGCTTATACTGTGATATTTGGGATGGGACAGTTCTTTTTGATGAGACAGGGTATGGTTTTCAAAAATCGGGAGTGCTAACCAGTCTCGTGTCGTCTCCTCCTCGTTATACGTTTACTGCGTTGTCGCGTAACGTTTACACGACGCTCGGACGCATGTCGGCCTTTGACATTTCTAGCACATGGAAAGACGTCTCCAACTCTTGGACCGTGCCTGCATTTGATACTACGAGCCCCCTGGCTCCCTATGCTGGAGGAACCTACGGGAAGACGGTAAGTAATCTTGATAGCCTCTTGTTTTATAGAAAGTCTACGTTTCCCCAGGGCAATCTCGGTACCACGGTTTGTTCAAACCAAACCAACCCTCAATCGTTGTCTGTCTTTGGCAATAATGCTTTAATTCAAGAGCAAATTAACGGAGGTGCAAGTTTTAATCTATATAATTCTCTCATTCAAAACTTGCCCACTTCTTTTGGAAAGATCATCGGTAATGCAGATTCAAATCTGCAAAACGTGTCTTGTACCGGTCCCGATCTCAGTCTGGGTTACACTTTTTCATACAACCAAAACGGTGCGGCTTACCAATTTGGCATTGTCAATTCTTACGTCGGAAACCCCTTTTGCACAGGAACCTTTGACATTTCCATCAATGTTGCTAATCCGACCCACGTGGCCATTTATTCTGTGGTTCCATTCATCGACGCAAGTGGAAGCTATCAATTGGAAGCCTACAAGTTTCTAAATTCGACGGGCACTAATTTCGGGTTGGCCTATTCCGAGTCCAATACTTCTCCTTTGAAATACGTTCAGTATGGCACAAGCCGCGGTATTCGTAAAATCACAGTACCGAATGCAGTATTTAACAGCACATCGTTTAACATTAATCGGCAGCGTGGACTGATTAATTTGACCGACGTTTCCAATTCAAGCACGGGCCAACTCTTTCCGAACACGTTCATTCCCGATCCGAGTTTCAATTCCGGATTCATCAACTTTAATTTAACCGCGCTCAGTACTCTCGGCAACAGCAACGTTCGAAGCCTGTTCAACACTCTTGGACCTATAAGTAGTTGGGCCAATGTGCGTTTCTTCAATTTACCCGACCTCTACTCGGTCGTCTCCCCCGATGGTTCTCCTCTGTTCCGGGTCACATACAACGGTTCCGTGTCCACGGCCATGTTGAGTACCTCCATGGTGCGAATCAATCCTATTTCCGAAGTAATAAACAACAACAACGTAAACACTATCATTCCCAATGTCGAAATGCCACTGTACAACACGAGCACGTTTGAGGAAACGTTTGACTCTAGCAACAATGTTTACACACATTTTTAGAATCCAGCCATTTGCTGATAAAATTTTAGCTGCATCATTTTTTTTCTGTCGTCATCTTATAAAATGTCGGTTTCATTAACCTCTACTAGCTTGTCCGCGTTGAACTTGTCCGAAGGGTCCTCGATCAACTTGACCAACGTTGGCGGCACCAACATTGCACTTAACAATACGGGAAATGTGTCGCTCAATTCCAATGGCATTCTGGACGTTTCCGGCGCCACGCGTTTGCGATCCACGCTTGCCGTAACGGGACAGTCGACGCTTACCGACGTGTCCTGTAACGGCTTTCTGAAAGCCGGTGGCGCCTTGAGTGTCCAAGATGTGTCCGCGAATGGATCGCTGGATGTGTCTGGCGCATCGCGCTTGCGTTCCACGCTCAACGTAACTGGACGATCCATCTTTAGCGACGTTTCTGCCAACGGCTTGAGCGCCAGCGGTGCCACCTCTTTGAACTCTACTCTAGTCGTATCGGGTAAATCGGCGGTCCAAGATTTATCGACCAAAGATCTTTCCGCAAATGGAAATTTAGACGTATCCGGTAATCTCGCAATTAAAGGGAAATCGTCATTTACTAGCGACGTGTCCATGGTCTCACTCTTTGTCCAGAATCTCACCGTGACCCAAGAGAATATTTTAGAGTCCAATATTGCGCAGACTGATCTCGACGTGTCCGGAAGTGTCTTGGTTCGCGCTGAATTCGAAGCTAGGGGTAAATCTACCTTTGCCGACGTGTCCGCAAACGGCACACTCAGCGTGGGCGGCGCGTCTACGCTCAGATCCACGCTCGGCGTGGCCGGCCGAGCCACCTTTGCCGACGTGTCTGCAAACAACACTCTCGCCGTCGGCGGTGCTGCCACTCTCGGGTCCACGCTCGGCGTGGACGGCCGAGCCACCTTTGCCGACGTGTCTGCAAACAACACTCTCGCCGTGGGCGGTGCTGCCACGCTCCGCTCTTCTTTGACCGTTGGCACCACGTTGGGCGTGTCGAATCAGTCCACACTTTCTGACGTGTCCGCCAACGGTTTTCTCCGCGTCGGTGGTAGTACCGTTTTCAATGGCGACGTGTCCTTTAATACTGCAAATATTGCCTTTCGAAATCAAAGTATTCCGATTTCGGCCATTGTCGGCAATGGCCCAACGGGTCCCACGGGTTCTCCTGGCTCTCTAGGTGCAACGGGTCCCACGGGTTCTCCTGGCTCTCTAGGTGCAACGGGTCCCACGGGTTCTCCTGGCTCTCTAGGTGCAACGGGTCCCACGGGTTCTCCTGGCTCTTCGGGTGCAACAGGCTCTCCAGGTGCAACGGGTCCAACAGGTCCACCCTCTTCAGGTGGATCTATACTTATAAGTACTGGGGCATCTGGTTCTACTCCTCCAAACGGTCAAACTGCGGGTACATTTTTTATTGCTGGTCAGGAATTATATTTATGTTTAGGGGGGGGCAACTCTGTATTGTTGGCAACACCAGCTTGGTCTCCCTATGGTTAAACCCCTGAAACACTCAAGTAAACATCTCGCGTGAACAGCGCCAATTCGATGGCGTGTTCATGCACATTGTGAAAATACGTGATATACTTGCACAGCAGAGGCACGATGCGGTATTTTTCGTCCTCGGTCAAGAGCGTCGTCACCTTGACAAAGGTGAAAAAAGCGTCGAGAATGTCAATGACTGAATACCCGTAGTCGTAAATGTGATTCAGTTTATAAATGGCTGCGACGATTAACCCACTGCGCACATCGGCCAAGTAGGCCTCGAATTGCTGAAACGAAATCGTCGAACACAGTTCCTTGCAGTGATCCACCGTCAGGAATTCGTCGGAAGAAAAGAGCAAATTCAACTTCTCGAGATGGTTAATCATCTCCCGCACATTGTTGGAGCACAGCGTCAAGATGTGGTCCTGGGCTTCCGTCGTCATGCGCATGCCTTCCTTGGTCAAGATGCTGCGCATTATGTGCCCCACCTGGGCCGCGCTCGGCGCCTCCAGTCGCAAGATGTGGATCCGCGACTGGATGCTGTCAATGACCTTTTGCGTGTTCGAGCACGTGCAGACAAAGTGCACATTGTTGGCGTACTTGTCCATGTAGTTGCGGAAAACTTGCTGGCACTGGTGGTTGATCGCGTCCAAGTCGTCGACAATAATCATCTTTTTCTTGCCGTGAATGGACGACCGCGACTGACAAAACGTCTTCATCTCGTTGCGGTAATAGTTGATGCCCTGCTCCTTCAGCGAGTTGATGAACAAGAGGTTGGTCTCCGAAAAGGTTTGATCGCGCGACAAGCCGTAGTACTCTCGGATCAGGGCAAAGAGCAACGACGTCTTGCCGGAACTCGGCACACCGGAAAACATGACATTCAAGTCGTCGATTTCCAGCAAGGTGCGCAAGACCGTCTTGAGCTGCGGATCCATGGCAAAATCATCGAGGAAATAGGGCTTGTACTTGGCATGAAAAGACATTTTTTTCTTTCTTTGAAAAAGATGCCTTTATGTCATTGCTCAACACATGGTTTCTGA